ATGTGGATGATGCTATGGTAAAAACGTATGAACAAACATTACGTAGAGCCATGGGTAAGATGTTGGTAAATACGCACGCTGTCATCTATCATGCTAATAATCTGAGTGATAAAAGCATTCATATGGAACGTGGATCCTCTTATTACATTGCAGATGTTCCATATGATCAATTACATTTTGGAGAACGTGATGAATTCATTCGTCAAAAGTTAAACAAAATGCATGATTCTGTAAATCAACAATACATTCACGTGTCGGAATTTACCACAAATGCATATACGAAACTATTGGATTTCTCACTGCTATGTACCATCAATGGCAAAATCTGTAATGAATTCTATGTGGGATTCAATGATCATGGATTCCGTTTTAAGTTTGCATATGGTGGTTTGGGCAATGCGGAAGTCATCATTTATAAACTCGACCAAACAGATGTGACAGTAATGCAACTTTCCCCATCTGATATTAACGGAACCTATCTTAAGTTTGACACCGGTAAAATATCTGATGTATCCCAGAATTGCATTGTTGATATTTATATGGATGATTATATCAAGCAAGTACAAGTTGTTCCAAACTTTGGTACGATTGATGAGAAGGGTGTACTGTACATTCCTCATTTGCAAATTGCTGTATTACAAATGTTGGAACGTTATCAGCCCACCAGTTTAACAATGATGATTTATCACACAAAATTTTTGCATGAAATCAATGGTGTTTTTCCTGCATTAAATTATATGAATTTCACGCACAATCGTCCTGTTTATACGGATCTAAATAATCCCGTTGTGAATTTGGATGGAGATCCCATTGTTGCTTCCACACAGGATGACACACCCTTTTATGATCCACCCATCTGTACACCTCCAATCTGTATTGATCGAACATATGATTTACAGTTTGATGTATTGGTGAAATGTGTCAATCTGTATCAGTATATGGAAATACACCGTCAAACTATTTCCAAAGTAACAGAAGCATTATTGATGAAGAGTTTTAAAACATATGAACAGTTCAAAACGAAAGTGATTACACCATTAAGGAATGTATATCAGTCTTTATATCCATATTATACAGCATATGTGAAAGGTGCATTATTGACAAATCTGGTTTCTTCGAACTTAATATCAGAATTCTCGGATTTCATGGAATCTATTGATCGTTTAACATTCTATTCAGAAGATGATTGGGATAACAAATATGATTATCGTGAGTTGATTCATCCGGCATTCTATGAAGAAGCATACCAGGCATTTGTGGAAAGATTGTCGGATCCATATCGTGGTTGTAAATCATTACAAGTATTCAATAACATGCAAGCAGATATTGAGAATTTCTTATTAGAACAGGCATCTCCGAATCGATTCAATCGACCAATCGCAGAACAGTGTTTCATTTCATTGGCATATTCTAAAGATGACCAAGCATGGGTATTTGCATATCCCAATATCAAACGTTTCAAAGGAATCGAGAATACCTTCTATATCAATGATCATCTATATGAAGATGATATGTTCAAATTCTTTGTGTTATATACTGATACCTTCTATCCAAGTGCACAAGAAATTGACGATACATTCACATTGACAGATGTATTGGATTATGATACCTTTATTACAGAGACAGAACGTTATCTCGGCTTTATCAGATACTGGGATGTCGAAAATCAATTGATGAAATTGTCGAAGATCTTATATGGAACATATTCGGATGAAACAGTTGTGCAAGTCATGTCTGATATGTTACGTGGTAAGATTGATACAAAGGATCTGGTTCACACGGACTGGTCTCAGATACAATATGATCGTGCGAATATCACATCCGACCAGATTCATCAGTATACAGAATCTTCCGAAAGAGCACCGTTTGCATTGAACTATCTGTTCTACACACTTTCTATATTGAATGATGGTGATGATAATTCACAAGCGATGTTCTATCATATTTTAACAAATGACAAGTTTGATGAAAGATATTTGGATTATAACATTTCAAAAGCATTTGAAAATCAACCAATGATTCCCGTGAACTTTTCTCAATTCTATACCTCATTTGCAGTTAATACAACAACATCGAATATATTGAATGATGGGAATTCCCATTTGTATTATGGGATTCCAGGTATTTTTAAAGGAACCACACGTTTGGACAATGATGCATATGCTTACACATTTGGAGATTATGGACAAACAGACACAAAGTATATGTTAATTGACAACATGGCAATTGATCAAGAACATTGGTTGATGGGGACTTCAATTGGATTGCAAGTATATTATTACGACATGCAATTGGCTAAGTTGTGTACAAAATATTTGAATTGTGTTCGTGATCTCATCAGTTATTTGGAAACGAATTACAAGACTGGTGTAAACCACACATTTGTCATAGAATCTTCCAAAGAAGCATTGGAAAAGATTTATGATGAATTGGTGAAATTCCGAAATACCACATCGGATAAACCACATCATTACACAGAGCTTACATTAAATCATTTGATTGATCATGAGCCATTTTTGAAACATGGAACTACGAATGGTATTTTGGACAAGTTGTTGAATATGTATTTACAATTGCAATCTGATAATAAATGGGATTTTGGTACAACAAGGATATGGACAAATCCGCTTTCCATTACACGTGACACATATCAAAACCTGTATCGGAGTATTGATTGGTGGTTGAAGTGTTTGAAGCATATGTATTATCGATATGGATTTAAAACAAATACCATTCGTCGTGTTCGGAATCTGTATTTATATTTCAAGAAATTCCATAAGCAGCAAAACATTTATCAATTCAAACAATTGCATTTGCATTTTGATCACGGGTATTTTTACAATCATGATTCCATTGCAAATGCCGTTTCTGATTTGGATGACACGGATCAATCACCTGCACGTACGACATTTAAAAATCAACCATCTACAATGTATAAAAACTTGGATGAATTTCGTGATGGATTATTAAATAATCTAAATGATTTTGATGTTTATCAAGAGATCTTAACATCCATTGAAGATGCAAAAAATAATTACATTGCAAACATGGAAGAATATGTAAATGATGCCATGGAAAATTATGTATTCGACATGTATGTGATTGATGAAATTCAAGAATATGACAGTACCGTACCAGATGATCGAGATACCACAGTCTCACCATGGAATGAACAGCCATCATACATGATGGTCACGTTAACGAGTTCTCCAGATGATAATCATCTATACCCTCCATTGAGAAAACCATCCACATCAAGTACACAGAATTTATATTTCAATGTCGCATCTCAATATATTGATGGAAAATATGTTGTGAAAAGACATGGTGGAATCCGTAAGAATTGTGAATATGTATTCTTTAATGGAAATACATTGGAAGATTTGACATTCTCATTCTATCGAAAAGATGGAACCATGATTGCAGATCGTTCTGGTCGTATCACATTCCGTAGAATCAGTAATTCTGCACAATTATTACAATCGATGGAGATGTTGTATCATACCACAAATACACATGTGGATTTGCAAAACATCCATGAAGATATGCATGTGAACAACGATGGATACACAGTTGTATCCAAAGTGAATGGTTCCAATTATGAGATGTTATATGGTAATCGTTATCAACAATTACAGCATACTTCGGAAATGATTCTACAAAAGAGAACCATGTTACCGGGATCGATTGATCGCATCTATTTATCAAATCAAGATATCAATCGATTCATTCTCAGTGATGTTGGCAGCTGTCCAACAACAGAATTATTTTTCAAACCATCACAAATTATACATCCGGAGATCACGATCACGAATAATGCAACAACTGGTCAAGATATAGAATCTATTGGTGGTAAATACTTCGAAAATCAAAAGATTTATATTATAACAAATGATGATTTACATTATACTTTCCCAGCTTATATCACAGCAATTGATCATTCCCAATCTCGTGGATTCGTGGAAGCACGAGTAGATCATCGTCATGCAAAATGGATTTCCATGACAGATCCCACATTGATTCATCGGTATCTTACAACTGATATCCCATGTACAGTATTGGATGATAACATTTCCAACTTCTTAGATGAATTTTCCAATTCAGATTACAAGATGTACTATAATCCATCGTATGATCCAGAATTAGAATTCTACGATGAAGATTATCCCGATATGTTATCAGTACCTGGAGACCCTGTGTATGTTTATACACATGGGGATTATGTATATACTCGTGTGAATGGCATGTTCCATAACATCATTCCAAATCCATATCCAGATGAAGCACATAAACATTATCGTTTCCATTTTATGGGATGGAATTGTTGGCATCGTTACGAGAATGAATTGCCACATATGTGCGTGAAATTAATGAATGTAAATCGTTCTTTATTGACAGATCCAGAATTGTATCCGATTTTAAGAGACGAACCAAATGATCATAATGTGATCAATTTGGAAAAGCTCACATATCAAAAATTGATGGAGAAGTTAGAATCGAAGATTGCAATGGAAAAAGATACGTTACAAGAGTTGCACACACAACTGGCTCAGACATCCACGGTAAGCAAACGTATCAAATTACAACGTCAAATTGAACAATCGGAATTGAATATAAAATCCATGGAAGATAAGGTTTCCAAATTAACATCTTATTTGGATGAACCAGAGCATGCGACAACGTGGTATAATGTCACATCATATGAAGCTGCACAAACCTATATGACAAATGATCGAACAAGACTTCCCAGAACATATGAGTTCGATGTACGTGACATTCCCATGTCCAGTAAATTGGAAGTGTTGTTGTATAATTGGGATAAAAAGGAATGGATTAAACCATCATCGTATACTGTCAAGACAGTTGCGACTGACACATACACCTATACCAATTTTGATGACACGGATGTATATGATGCTTATCGTGTACGCACGTTCAATCGTGTATATATCGAAGGTATCAACAATGAAGAGTTCCCTGAAGCAGACAGAATCTTCATTTATTTCGCATATCAAACGGCAGATGTATTTGATGAAATCACGTTGCATGATAAAACATGCAATGTTCGTTTCAAACCGATTCTGTCAACAAACAACAATATTCCAGATAATCCGGATGAAATCAAAACAGATGTGTATGATAAGTTATGTATCAGAAAGCATTTGGATTTGGAAGAAAACTACCATTATGATGCAACTGGAACATTGGAAGCACACTCATCCAAAGAAAATTGGGAAGCTTATTTCCATGATATCAAACCAGATTTAAATGATGCAGAGACTGCAATGGTATTTAAAATCAAACGGAACAGCTTGCCACATCGAGGAGATCGACCATATACACCAAAACCAAGATTCTGTCATATGGATGTATATCTCAATGATTATGGCAGTGATGGAACCACAATCCATGAAACAGCAAAAGAATATCATGTATTGGTAAAGAATCCATTGATTGATACACACACGCCAATGCCATTGTATCAAAACACATATGTTGCAACAATCATACAGCCAATTGACAATTTCTTATCTGGTGAGGATATCAAGTTGATTTGTATCGACAATCAAAAATCTCAATATGATGGGAATGTATCATCCATCATATTCCATGGAATTGCCGATGTGGATGAAAATCAGAATCAAGTCATCAGAATTATCGATTCAAATGTAGACTTGGATCACAATAATTCATATACATGTACAGTGTTACATGATTCCGATTATGGTTGCATCGGTGGTCTCATCAATATTGATGTGTCAAAGGAACTGATCACACCAAATTACACCACAAATGATGATGCATGGATTGAGATACCATCGGAATATGTATTATATATGGAAATTCCAGATGAATTCGTTCTGATTCCGGATCATCCATATACGCCACCATGCACATGCGACATCAATATCTCGGTAACATACAAAAAAGCATCCAGTGATCAGATTACAAATGATGGCACATATATGATGAACCCTTTCGAGTATCACTATGATGCAATCAACAAACTTCGTTACCCCATATCAAATATTCGTCATGAGCAATATGATAAGCGATTAACATATCATGGTGGAGGTCCATATTTATCGGGAACCGATCGAGAATACAGGCAAGTGGTTCGTTCTAATCATCTGCATGTATGTAGATATTGTTGTTACAATATTCCCGAGAATGGATTCATTGATGTAACTGGATATGTTCCAACACCTCTATCCAGACGAAGATATGAGTTCTGGGTAAACGGTCGTCAGCTCAAAGGTGTTGAGAATCTGATTATCTTATCACCAACATCTTTCCAATTAATCAATCTGGTTTCTTTAAAGAATTTTGAATTGATTGAATTGGTAGATGATGTAAATGACACACTCTTATCGAATAAGAATAGCGTTTATATTGACTTGGAAGGGAATGTATATGCATCGTATCAACAAGCTTTCTTATCTAATCATGAATTAATCGGACAAGACATGCGATATGCATTTTATGGATATCCCAATCACACAAACCTTCAAGACATTAGTATGGGTTTCATTACAAATCCGAATAATGTAGATGTAGAACCAAATATCATGGATAGTTGGAATAATGGATATCTGAATGAGGATGAGTATGACGATTATAATGAATATTATAATATCCCCAAAATCAATGGTGTCTCGATCTATCATCCCACATCAGATGATTTGGGTATGAGAGAAATTCCAAATTATCAAATTCTTCCCTATTTTGATCAAGCATGGAAAAAAGAAATTTTAACAAATCCATTATTCCCCATGACACATTTTGATGGAAGTATGACAACAAACCAATTGTATGTATTACTTCACATCACCGAAAGCCTTGACAAGTTTACGATTCATACAACGGGGACATATACTAAGTTCTTCACACTATATGTTTCCAAGAGTCAGACAGCTTCTATTGCAGATGTAAATAATACAATTCAAATCATTCCATTTATTCATGTAGGAACAAGAGTTATCTTAGACAAAGATGTTCGTGGATATTGGATTCATGCAACTGTGGAAAATTATATACCACAAAAAATACAATAACAGAACAAGAAAAACGGCTCTCTATACCTAGTCTCTGAGAGCCGTTTTCTTTGGTTATTAATCACAGTCCTTTTGCTGCTCTCAATAACCATTTCTGTCTGTGACTGTATTCACCGGTTGGAATGCCAGCCATAAACATGTTTGTTTTCGGATTAAATTTGTACATCGATAAGAGTGCATTTTTATATATTTTCAATGCCTCCTTTTCACCGTGGCGTTTTGCCAAAACACCAACGGCGAATTCATCTGCTCTACATTCATCCTGTGTATTGCAGATGATATGCCCCAGTTCGTGCAGTAACACGAAGTCCAAAGCAAAAAGAGTGTATCCGAGGAAGTCCTCTTTTACGAGGAAGACTTCCTTTGACCGTATGTAGCACCATGCGAGAGTTAATTTTTCGCCTGCTCTCTCCCGCGTCTTCGGATACTTGTTTATGTCATCCCTGGAGATAACATAAATTTTGATGCCGTGATCTCTCGCCAATTTGAGTGTACGAGAGTCCATATTTTTTGAAAATTTCATATGAAATCCTCCTTTCAAATTATTATTTATTGATTCATATGATAATATCATATTAATTATATATAGATATAAAATCAAAATAATAGAAACACGTTCGGGGCCCATATGGGCCCCGCATCACAAAATAAGAAAGGAGAAAAAATATGCACAAAGTACATCACACAGATCCTTGCCTCATCTATGTAATGCCAATATGCAAAGTTATGAATAAGAATATGAAACCCTGTTATCGAATATGACGTCCGTTTCACATTCGACTAATACATTGTCTGTAGTATACAAAAATAAATACAAAAAAGATACACGTTCCACACCCCCGATTGGGGGTGTGTAATTGTGCATTTTCAGAGGAGGTAAACTTTATGAACTGGGGGACATTGTATAATGTCCCGTCACCCGCATCCGCAGAGCAAGCCCGAATCTGCGAATTATTCATTTGTTCGGATTGGCATTCTTCATTGCTTGCAAGATGCTTTGTTCCATTTGTACCGCACGAGCATCTTTGGTTTTCACCATATTAGACTGATACAACATCTGTTGCTGTTGATTCTGATTGCTTGAATACTTTAAGTCATTCAGGAATCCATCAATATCAGACTGTAAAGAGTGATTCAAGTTACCATTATTTGCTGCATTCAAGTCATCCAACAAATCACCAGTCGTATATTGTTTACCATGAATAATGTCATAATATTCAGAACCAGCACCATCTTTCATCCAATCGAATTCGACAGGAGCTCTCTTTTCTTCCATTTTACTTTGATGGAACCAGTTGTTGGACGGTAATGCAAATCGAGAGAAGGTTCCATTTGCCACCTTGATAACGGTAGATATCGGAGTATCCATACCACGTTGATGTGCAGCATACATTTGATTCCATTCATTCTCACCTGTGATAGCAACTTCATACCGCTGTGCTTCCACAGGTAATTTCTTCTTTTTCTTCTTAGATTCATCATCCTTGGTAATCACAGTCGCAGTGCCATTGATGATGGCTTTCAATGTTGCTGGGTCATCAATAATGGTTGTCCAGTTCAGATATAATTTCGGAAGCTGACAATATTCAAACTTAATATTTCCTTTATTAAATTCTTTGACCGCTTCCTCATATGTCATCCATGGGTAATCATGTTTTAATGAATATTGGATTGCTTCCATGATAATCTTAACCGCATTAACATAATCCGGCTGGTTATAATAACACTTCTGCAATCTATCCAGCTTCTGGAAGATTTCCTTCTTTTCCTCATCGCCATATAATTCTTCATCCGTCTTGTGATAAGGTAAATTGGGATTGGGACGAACAATACTTGTTTCCATGTCTTTCCTGAGTTGCTCCTTTTCTTTTGGAGACAATTCAATGACTAACACATCTTTCTTCGTCGCTTCTCGTTTCTTTTGTTCCAGCTTTCGTTTCATCAACTCAGCATGGTTCTGTTTGAATTCTTCGATGTCATCCTCGTTGTCCATGATTTCTGATTCGAGTTCCATTTGATACATTTCCAAATCTGTTTTCAGTGCATCATCCATAATGACTGAAATCCCTTTGGACATCTTCTCCAGTATCTCACGTAACTCATCTTTGTCGTAGGTATAGATATACTCATTCTCATCCATAACTACACACCCTCACTTTCATTATTTGTGTATTCCTTCAGTATTATATTATTACTTAATATAATTGACCTCCGGTCAATTTAATCATATACATGTGAAAAAAAGAAAAGTGAATGAATGATGTGATAATCCCCCGAAGGGGCAGAGACAGGAGCATATCACAGCTCCCATCTCTTGTCAAGCTCTTCCTGTGGAATAGTTCTGATAACTTCCGTCAGAAAGAGCTGGCATTCGTATTTTCCTACTTCATTGAATTCTTGTACCATTTGGCACAACTCGTCAAATGTATATGTGGACTTTAATGAATCTGCAACAGTTCCACTTGGGATTCCGGCATCCACAAGTGTTTCTATTAGCATCACATCAAGGTCTCGTACCAGCTCTTGAATGTTCCAGGACATGTCCTGGAATTCATCTCTGATGACGGTGAAGAATTGATCAGTACCAGCAGAATTCTCAACCAGTGTTTTTGCACTGATTAAGGATGAATTCAATTCCTCTCTGATTTCATACGCAAATTCCTTCGCAGATTCGGTCAGAGAATGTCCTGTAAGCAACATTATAGCAGAAGAGCCGAGGGTCTCGAGAACCCATGATGTGGCATCATTTTCATCATCGAGATATTCATCCGGTTTGAATACCTTACTGCCACCGATGATGATAGTCGGCTGTTTGTTAGCATCATAGCTAACTTCAACATCTGTTTCACCGACTAGAAATAGATGTTTCTCGTCTGCACCAGGAGTGCAGACTTTGAACATGGGTCCATAGCAGTCTTCAATATATCGAGTGCAGATACCCATGTCCTCTGATAATTTTTCCATTTTAAATTCATATGTTGTCATAAGATTACCTCCTTTTTAGAATCTGAACATATCGACCTAAATAGGTTCCTATGACATGATATGCCAGATATAATAATATTGATATATTTCTATATCATATTAATGATATCTATATGAAAAGGAAGAATAATAGAATACCCGCCGAAAGGCGGGTTCATTTCATTATCATAACATAAAGGATTTCCTTGGCGGAGTAAATGTATACAATATACTGATATGACTTATATTCATATTCAATTCCCATAGTATACATTGTATATACTATGTATAATATTATATACCCTCCTCTTATCATCCCGTCAATATGTAGTAACAGTTTTTATTATAAAATATTATAAAGATATTAATAAATCCATATATACAGGTACTATATACACCAATCAAACCCAATCATAAATCTTTTAATATAGAAAGTAGGTGAATAAACTTGTCACAATTAATTTATGATCAACAAGCATTAACACAGAACCAGATGTACAAATATGATATGTTTTTACATTCGAGATTAACACAGTATACTGGTGATGGTAGAATACTTGTCACATATTACAATATTAACGATCAACAAACCACCACATCATTGGGTATGGAAACACATTATCAGATACTTGGTGTGGATTCTCCATTAAGGTTTAACAAGATCAAACAGTTTGTATTATTGGGATTCTCACAATTACAACCACAGGATGGACAAGCCTCACAAACCCAAGTTCGTAATTATGAAATCCAAGGTGAAGCTTTCATTATTCCTGGAACGATTATGCCAAAAGAGAATGACTTCTTTATTCTCAATAATCTACACATGAATCATTTGATGAGAGTGACACAAGTGCAGCAAGATGGTTTAAACACCGACGGGTCATACAAAATTAGCTATGCTTTATATACCACAAATCCAACTGAAATAGATGCTTTGGAGAAACAGGTTGTCAAAACATTGCAATTCGATATGCAAACGATTGGTGGTGAAGACCTCACACCAGTATTGGGAATTGAAGATTATGAATTGCGATCCAAATTGATTAAGATGATTGATGATATGGTGGAAAATTACAATGCCAGATTCTATGATCGACAAAACAATTGTTATCTATTACATTTGAATGGACGATGTTTGTTTGATATGTGTGGAAATTATTTCATGGCACGAAATTCCGTCATGATTCGAGATAATGCCAACGGTAATATCGTTTTGAATCCAAATAAATGTCGAGACCCACGATTGGAGGATCTATATCAAAAGTCTCCATATAAATGGATTGAACGAGATGCTCCATTGTCTTATCTGGACACATTCAAATTTCACACGATAAAGGGAACATCATATGTGGATTCCACATTCTACAACTATGGAACTGATGTAGATGTCATGATTCCAAATGACCCATGGTGTCAATCACCAAATTGTGAAAACTATTTCCCTGATCGTGTGATTGAGATATTGGAGAATGAACAAGATATTCGTCAATGTGATATCACCATGTGTCGAAAATGTTTGAAACGAGAAACATGCTTTGACAAATCTTATCAATTAAAACGATTTGATTATGTTTCTATTTTGCATGATTTCGTACATGGTAAATTAACATCTATTCGTAAATTATCCACCTACACAGGAAATCAATTGTTTGATAACACTTATCGACAAGAGATATTCTTGTGGACACCCATTATCATCTATATTCTCAAACGAGTATTAAAGATGCAAACCGAATAAGAAAGGAGTGATATTTGTGATAGAAAAAATATTATACGAGATTGATCAAATAAACGATACATCATATGAATATCAAATGGAAATGTTTGATACCATGAATGCATTATTTGAAAAAGAATATATGATGATGGAATATGCGGTAGATCCAGAATTAACGATACAAGAAGCCGCTGCTGTAGCTGCTCCAAAAGAATCGTTTGGTAATAAGATCATCTCATTTTTAAAGAAAGTATTCGAAGCAATCAACCGTGCAATTTCAAAAATGGTAAATGCAATCGTTTCTCTTTTTTCTAAGAACAAAGGAAAGAAAACACCAAATGCAATTGCATCACAAATTGTCGGAACAGTGAAACCAACTGCTGCTCCTAAAGTCACAAACAATCCGAATATTAGCACAAGTGTGAAAAGTGGTATTCGTACATTCACGATCAAGCTTCCAACGAACAAGAGATCCACGGTGAAAGTTCCGCCACTTAACATTCCTCAATCTGATATTGAAGTCATCTTCCAAGGGGATAATCAGATCATCTTCCGGAGAGAAGGTAAAGATACATGGGGTTCTCCAATATTTCAAAATGTTTCAGATGAAGATAGAAGGATCATAGATCGAGAACCAAAGAAAGCAAATTCTGTACAAAGTGCAGTTGTGTCTTTGAAGTTGATCTGTAATCGACAAGACCAAGATCAATTCTTTAAGTATCTTGAACAAGTTGTGAACTCATTAAATATGTACAGTGGAAGTCGTAAGCTGTCCGGTGATTCCAATTACCAGTTCAGAAAGGCCATGGATTCACTTCATAGTATTTGTAAAGGTGGTACTTCCCGGATATCAAATCCAGATACAAAGGAATTCAAAACTTCAATTAATGAAATCAAAGAATTCCAAAAAAGATTTGCAAGACTGCATGAACAATTCTTGAAAGTGTTCGATGCAGATATCGATTTCAGTAAGAATACAGATATCGTCCGTGATTTAACAGATATCGGTGATGATTTAGCAGTTCTCCAAATGAGTTTGAACACTGTTACGAATCAGATTGTACAACAACAATGTTTGAATCCGAGATATTGGAAAACGATTCAAGATCCACGTTTGTTGGCGAAGTTCACAAAAGCATGTATTGATTCTGGTATACCATATAAATTTGTCATGTATAATGTATGGCTTGTATCAGATGATGATTTGCATGGTGGTTTGAACGATTATGCCCCGGTATGGGGACAATCCAGAGGTGTATTCTTCCCTCTACGCGACCAAGATATTATTTATAAAATTGCATTATCCGGATGGGGCATTACTTCAAATAAAACAGAAGCTGATATTACAAAGATGCTTAGTAATACCGGTGATCCCGATGACATTAAAATCATACCAAAGGTGTTGGATTCTTATGAGGAGTATACTTTATTGAAGATGGAACGAATCCGACCAGCAAGGGTTCCATCATCGTCATCTTCTTCATCTTCATCATCGGCAGTTTCCGTTAGTGTATCTGAACTCAGAGAAAGATTTGAACAAGCACTTGATAGATATAATAGTAGACATCATAAGAATGTCAGAATCGCAATCACAGATTTACATTCTGCAAATGTTGCATATGATGAAAAACGTAAAGGTCCGGTCATTGTTGACTATGGCTGGGGTGAGCGTTATAGATAATTCATAATAAAATAAGAAAGGAAGAATGAGTTTTATGGCAACTTATCGAGATCTATTTTACAGAGAGCCTTATCCTCCGATGGGACCTCCATATGATCATAGACTAGATCCTATGACAAATTATTGTACGGGAATCAAACCCCTTCCACCTCCTCCTTATCCATATATTGATCCTTGTGTACAAGACACATATGGACATCATTGTTATCATGAAATGAAGGGATTCCCATTCCCACAAGAATTCCCAATCAATGGACCAATGCATGGTTCTGCATTCATGTTACTGAATTACAATCCATATCTGTATGATAATACACATGTGAAGTATGGTAATTTGCTGAATATGGCAGAATCTGTTGTGACAAGAGTATCCAGAAGAACAGATCCTTCTTGTATCGATCTCTTTGGTACATTCGATCTCACCAAGGGAGTCAAGAAGAATACCATCATGTCAGATTATCTGTGTAAATGCATTTCCCAGAAAGCAGAAGAAATGCATAATTACTTCAATATTATCCAAGCTCCGCTATTGTTCAGATTATACTTCTCCGTGTATGATGAACAGAATGCCGTTGTATATACGAATACTGCAACAGCAACTACACCTGACTTATGTTTCCACTTTACCGATATCCGTGATTTCTATGTGGAATCTATGAAGTCTATCTTTATGACCAATATTCCAGCAATGGATTATTCTGGTATCTACAGATTGCATCTGAATAAACTGGAAGTATATGGTACATGTATCAATACTTACGATCATATTGTCGATGCTAATCCATATTATGCATTTACAGATAATAATGAAAAGATTGTATTGCAACATGATACCATTGGAAATACATTGGCTGATCAATCCATTTTGATTGCATCTACACCGATTGAGCAATCCATTCCATTCCAAGCAAATTTGACAACAAGACTGAAGCTAAACTTTACTGCATTTATGTCTGATTTGATTGCGGTTCCCAACACAGCTCCAGTATACAATGCAATGTATGAACCAACTGAGAATGTGATTGCTGAATTGAAGTCTACGGTGAATGCAATGCAAGAAACGATTACCACAATTCAAGCTGACATTCTCCAGATGAAAGATACAATCAATGAACTCAGAACTGTTGTCAATACCAATATCCTCAATATCGAGAAGAATGCAAATGATATTACAGAATTGAAAGCAACTGTTGCTTCTGATAATACTGAATTGGATCTCCGTCTCACGTCTCTCGAAACACGTGTATCCAGATTGGAAGCAATTCCGTTGGCAACCTTGTCTTATGCAAAGGATACTGAATTCGTTAAGGGTCAACTTACATGGAATAAGTGGGGTCAATTATATCAAGTGACCAAGGGCTTCAAGGCAAGTGGTAACTTGACAACTGACGTTTCACTGGGTTATCTCGTACCGTTGGCTGTAGATGGTGATGTAGAGACGATGTCTGTTGAAAATCGTATCCAGAACAATACAAATGCAATTGATGAGTTGATTGCATTGACAACAACTCACACATCTGATATTTCCACATTGAGAACGGATCTTACCACAGCACAAAGTGACATTACGACAATCCAGACAAATGTGGAAACAGCAACAACCAATGCTTCTACTGCATTAGAAACTGCAAATACCGCATCTTCTACTGTAGAAACATTGAACACAACAGTCGATACGCTCAGCTCCACCGTAGAATCGTTGAATACACAAGTAGGAACACTTGATACAACAATCAATGGTAATACAGACACTGGAACAACTGGTATTGTGGGAGAGATTACAACGATTAATACAACACTTGAAAGCAAAGCAGATGCATCTGATGTAACAGCATTAGAAGCAAGAGTAGAAGCTTTAGAAAATCCAAATCCGTAACATAATATGGTGCGGGGGATATCCCCCGCACACTTTAATCTTTCATGAAAGAAGTTGATATCATGGCAACTGAATTTAATCCATCGAATGAAAATCGTCCCGTGACATTCAACCTCCCAGATGATGATCAAGTAAAATTGATTTCGTGGGGATATGTTTTGGAACGTTTACAAGCTAACTTGAAAACAACATTGGAATATTTATCATCCACAAACACGTATCTATCCAATATCGACACTAGGTTACAATACTGGATAGATCAACAAGAACAAGGGAGTTGATCATATGGCAGTACAAGGAGATTCCGTATTTGAACAATTGGAAACAATTATCAAAACACAATCTGAATTGATTCAATCCATTTCCAAAAAACTACAACAGATTGAATCTATCGGTGGTGGAGGTGGTGGAGGTAATGCAACCATTTCTGATTATGAATCTAACAAAGATTATGAAAGAAATACATTAGTGGTTGATGTAAATACAGAAACAGTATATCGTGTATTGAAAGCTTATAAATCCAAAACAGTAGAGCAGGATTGTATTGATGGAAATCTGAAACTTGTTGGATTTGAATCTCAAATTGTTACCTTTAATGGTAATCCCACACAATCACAAATCAATGTACTTCCAGAAGATACATTGGTTGCGATTTATTCTGCTTCCGATGCACCATATCAACCAAATTCATTAGAATAAAGAGGTGAACATATATGGCATTAGTTGATATTTATGCACGTCATGCTGATGATGGACATGCGTGGATTCCAAAACCGATCAACAAACAAGGTCCATTATTAAATTATGATGCTACATTAGAAGAAGTTTATGAGTTATTAACAATCTACCCACAAGTATGGATTTATGATTCTGCCACTAAAAAGGTGATTCATCTTTCGAATTTATCCGAGTATTTCCCTGACTATGATCCTGGTAGCGGTAAGGGTAATTCTGCAAAAGATATCTCATACAATAACACGTCATTTCAAGATTTGGCCAATGTGAAACTAGCGTTAGATTATATCTTAGCTAATTTGTCTTGAAATATATGAAATAAACAACTTCATAAAATTTATATGAAAGGCGGTTTTCATTATGGAAAACACAACAAAAACAACAGTTGCAGAAACCCCGGCAACTGATACAAAGGTTGCAACTGCTGTAGTTGCTTCTTCTAATAAGAAAGTTGGTATTTCTTCTCCGTGGATTGAAACCTATAAGAAGATTAAGGCTCTCTTTGAAACAGATGAGGAACTTGAAATCACCGATTGCCAGCAGTTGATCGGAGCACACAATTATGCATTCTCTATCGGTTCTCGTAATACAGCAAAGCTGAAAGCAATCGAAAAGATCCTGAAGAGCGAATATGTATTTGGTAATATCAAGCTATTCGTTAACTTCGAATATCAGGAAAATATGGAAGCTATCACAGATATGGATTACAAGACCGCATTCACTGGAAATGAGGTTCTTTCCGACATTCAGGTTTCTGCCAACCCGATTATTGGTGGTACAACATTTGTATTGTTTGCACCCGAAGTCATCCAGTTCTTCAATGATGACCTTGGTGACTACTACGGCAACTTCAATGGTCTTGCAGAAGACATTGCCAGAGAAATCTTCAAAGAACAGTCAAATGTTAAGTTTTGCACCGATGTTTATCGGTAATTTTAAAAATAAGAAAGGATATGATGATAATGAAAATCACAGTAAACATTTACGACATAGACAAAAAGAGAGATTTTATCTTTGATCATGAACAGAATCTAGCAACTCCTTATGAGGGATATGAAACAGATCTGGATGGTTTGAAACATCTCCTTGCTCATAAAGAGCTCAGAGTATTTGATGCAACAACAAATACATTGATTACTGAAAAAGGTTTGGATAAATTCCTTGCTGAAAGATCTGCAAACTCTGCACAGACAGCTGTTCGTGGTAAAATCAGTGAAACACTGACTGCTGGAAACATTGGTGATGATCCCGTTACAATCGTTGAAGGTGAAGGCGATGATGCAACAGAAACCGAATACAAGCCGGTAGACGGCGACATCTTCATCGATGGTGGAAACAATGTCATTCTTGCATATGGTGGAAAGTATTATAAGATTGGCTAATTCATAAAATGAATCATGTATATGAGGAGCCCCCATATGGGGGCTCCATCGTATTATGATTATTTAGCTTGATGTGACTCATTGTATTTATCAACACCACGAAGAAATGCATCCACGTTTGGATTAAACCGAATATGCCATTCTTTGTTATCATTCTCACCGTCATAAAGAGTGAATGCATCAGCAAAGTTCTTTGTGTCAGTCTTGTCGACTATTTCGAGCTCCACTGAGTTATCCAATTCCGGAATATTTGTATACAGTAAATCGCGAGCAACACATGGATGATGTTTGTGTTCTTTTGGGTTATATCCCTCGGGATATGTGGCACCGATGTTGATTAACATACGATGTGTATCTTTGTACTTGCGGACAATTTCAATTTGTTCTGGGTTGGACATCCACATCATAGGAATTACGATAACATCTGCTTCGTCGATATTTTCAGCAGGTTCAATTGTACATGCATCCCAATAGATACCAGGGACGATACCACTAATAAACAGGTCATATTCCAGCTGATTAATCTCCTGCAATATTTTAACACCGTTCGTGGGATTGTCAATGATGTACACAGATACAATTCCATCTTTAAATTCAGTCATGGTTATTACCTCCAATATATTTTTTCATTATGTTTGTTCTTTATTTGTATTAATTTCCATAAAATACTTCCTTAGATACAAGAAAAAAGATACCGAAGTGGAACGGTATCTTTTTATTCTTTATAATGTTTCAAGCATTCTGTCAGGAAAGCAACAGCTTGCTCATCACAAAATGTGTGTGCCCGATTCAATTCATATTGTACCATTTCCTTATCAAAAGATGATACGATGGAATCATAATCAGTTCCATCATTTTGAATACATGAGACAATTGCATAATATGCCTCATTTTGTTTTTCATCATTTTCATCTTTAAACGTGTTTGGATGATTAATAATTTCATCAATAGGGTCGTATGTTTTCATAAAATAACCTCCTTAATACAAAAAAGACGTGGAGTGGAACACGTCTTTTTCATTGATTAGTTGAAATACTTCTGGTAATTCTCGATACCATTTGCATACTGGTCAAGCCATTCTCTGCGATGCGTGTACTGTTTGAATGGGTCATCGAAGACATATTCGCCAGTTTTCGGATTCATCTCATATTCCTTGAACAACCAGCGTAGATAGATGTACTTTGCTGTTTCGCCATCATAATATTCCATCAGTCTGTTAATGGCGAATATGTCTGCATACTTTTCATCATGAAGTTTATCTGTCTTTGGATTCGTCAAATCGACATGACCACATTCGTGCCATAATGCAAACTCCAGTTCTCCAATTGGAAGTCCTGCGAAATCGCTGGGTCTCATACACATTATCCGTTCTTTCGTGAAGATTCTGCTGATGATGAATGTTTTGTTTCGGCCTTTGATGCTCTTGAATAATACCTCATTTTCAATTGGTATCGTCTTGTCTATCTCAGGAACTTCGTAAACCGGAATCTTTTTATCACGGCAGAACGCTTCTATTCTGCTGTCGATATTCTTCGGGAAAGTATATTTGACAGCACCGATATCAGAAAGGTCTTGTTTGAGAGATTTCATACTAATCACTCCTTTCTGTATATTAATTTGATATCCAAGTATCATATTAATTATATATATTTGAAGTGATAGAATACTCGATTCACAAAAAAGTAAACATTTCTTTTTAGAAAGGAGAAATCGTTATGGCAGTCATTTCATATGCATACAATGACAAAACACAATTGTCCAAACATTTCAATGTACAAGAGTTTCGTTGTAAGTGTGGAAAGACACATGATATTCTGATATCACAAGAATTGGTATATCAGTTGGAACGTTTATTTTCAACACTTGATTGCTCCAAGATCATTGTATCGTCTGGACATCGTTGTTCTGAGCATGACAAGAAGATTGGTAATTCCGGTGTGGGTCAGCACATTCTTGGAAAAGCCGCCGATGTGTATTGTTATGACCGGAACAACAAAGCAATCTCCACCAAGATTGTATCTTGTGTTGCCCAAGATCTTGGATTTGGTGGAATTGCAAACATTAATTCTGCATATACTTGGATTCATTTGGATGTTCGTACTTCTAATATCTACATGGGTAATGAAGTCATCAATTATAAGACACTCACAAATGATTTCTATAAGTATTATGGATTAACCAAAGAAGAAGTATATGGAGAAAAATATAAACCATCTATAACAACAGAAATTACGAAAGGAGATCATAATATGAGCACACAATTAAAAGGTGTGGATTTATCTGTTCACAATGGAACTGTTGATTTTGCAACATTATCCAAAAACGTAGATTATGCAATTATCAGAGCAGGTTATGGGAAACTTGCATCCCAGAAAGATAAGAAGTTTGAAGAATACTATGCTGGATGTAAGAAGTATGGTATTCCAGTTGGATGTTATTGGTATTCTTATGCAACATCTGTATCTGAAGTAAAACAAGAAGCACAAGTATTCCTGAATGTAATCAAAGGAAAACAGTTTGAATATCCTGTTTACTTTGACTTTGAAGAAAAGAGTGCCTTTAATACAGGTAAATCTAATTGTTCTGCAATGGTTCGTGCATTTTGTGATACGGTAGAACAATCTGGATATTATGTTGGTATCTATATGAGCAGAAGTCCGTTTAATTCTTACATGGAATCTGATATCAAAGATAAATACACATTGTGGTTGGCGGAATACAATTCCAGATTGAATTATAATGGTCATGCTGACATGTGGCAGTATACTTCTACTGGAAGAATCGGTGGCGTGAATGGTAACGTGGATATGAACTGGTGTTACACAGATTTCCCGTCTAAGATTAAAGCAGCTGGATTGAATGGATTCCCGAAAGGTAGTACACCAACACCTCAGCCAACTCCCACAAAATCTGTAGAAGAAATTGCAAAAGAAGTATTAGCTGGTCAATGGGGTAATGGAGACGAGAGAAAAAAACGTTTGGCAGAAGCTGGTTACGACTATGCTGCTGTACAGAAAGCAGTTAATGCATTACTGAATCAGAATGACAATACCACAATCGAACCAGTAGCACAGAAAACTGACGAGAAAAAACAAATTAAAGTGACGATCGATTTTGAAGATCATCAATATTCTGGACTCTTGGAAGAAATGTAAACAATACAAGAAAAACGCCCCCGGAATGGGGGCGTTTGTGTTGATTAACCGAATACCTTTTCGTCGAATTCTTTCAGCTTTTCTTTCGTCATACTAACAGTAATGACGAAATCACTACCGCAGGAAGAACGGTTTGACCGAATGCCTCTGACTACGAAATCCTTACCGAGAACCCCGAAGAGGCTTCTTAGAATTTCGTACACATCCAGAACGATTCTGTATTCGTGGTCTTCTGTTCCGGGAAGCTTCACCCGAACAAGTTTTTCGTCACCATGTACGAATCTCTTAATCATGTCTCGGACAGTGGACTTGATAAGAATCTCATTTTCCGAAATATAAGAATCTTCCACGATTGACGGGTCAAGTACTACACGGAGTCTGTCGTAGTCATTCGTATCAACGGCAATATGCATTGTATCAGTGTTATATTCAATACCACCAATTGTGTCGCAGAGATATTTCTTGATGACATACTGGTTTGCACTGATGGTTGCGATACCATCTTCAAATGGAACCCAACCATGATAATTTCTTTTCATAACAAATCTTCCTTTCTTAATGTGTTCCCTCCCCGAAGGGAGGGATGTTTTGTTTAGAAATATCTATTAATCAAGTCCTCGTAATCGGGAACCCGTTTGTGAATGATTTCGCACATATTTCTGTTTGAAATAGTGTGAATGTTCCGATTGTAGTGTAAATCTCGGAATGCCTCACCTCTGTCAAAATTGTTTTGAACAAGACTTTGGCACACCTGTTCAACGTCATGGTATGTCAGCTTGTTTCTCTCGGTACTACCACGTTTACTGAGTCTGAGGTTACTCAGCCGACAATCCGCACGATTGCCGTTATCATGGATTATTATGAGTCCCATTTGTTCGGCAATCTTTTGTTCTTTCTTTGGGAAGAATGTCGACACCATAATTTTGTCAATGCGTACCTTTTTCATACCATGTTGACCAGGAACCGATATGATAGCATCTCCTGTCGCATTAAACTCATATCCATCCAGTTTCTTATTGCCGATGATAACCATGCCTTCTTTATTTACTAATACGGATTCGCATCCTTCAGCACGCACATAGCCGTCAGGCACCTCGAATTGAGGGCTATCTTCAACAGTAGGTTCAGGTTCGGATACGGATGCTTCATTGACAGGCTCTTTGACAACCTCTTTCTTGACATCGATAGCTTCACGGATGATATCCATAGCTGTCAGGAATTCAGTATCATCAACGAGTTCCAGTACCTTAACTGCCTTGTCAAAGTCAACATCCATAATGCTGTTAGCCAATTCCTTGGCAGCATATGCCAAGCGTTCAATTTTATCGAATTCTTTCATAACAAATCTTCCTTTCTAATTATTTTTATCACTGAGCGAGTAATTCTAATGCTTCGTCTATGATATGATGATACTCAGACCACCAATCAGCTGCATCCTTTTTATCGAAGCCTGCACATTGACAGTTTTCTTCAGCAACCAGTGCTTGACACATGACGGGACGTTCATCATATGACAGTTTACAACCAACCTTATCAATGAAGTGAATGCATTCACCGCCGAATGAACAGTCGACATATGGATTATCATCATTAAGTCCGAACATGTCCCGGAACAGCATAAGTGCTTCCAGACCAAACATATCCATTTCGAACGGGGAACCCGCCCATGGTACATTCGGTTTATGAGGAGGACGAATGAACCATCCATTATCATGTTCTTCAGAATATCCCTCGTAACAGTCAAGGACGTATTCCTCTGTCTTTTTAAGCAGGTTGGCGATTGCTTCCGGGGTGATATCCTTCGGATTATCAAAGAGCTGCCACGGGCCATATGCACCGGCATAATGACGACAACAAGCACCATTGCATTTTGCACACAGTTCATGGTTTTCGGATGTGTCATTATTATCAAAATGAACAATCACATTTTCGGGTTTCTTCATAATAATTACCTCTACTTTCTTTTAATTGTTGGGAATTGTGATATATGCTATTTTATGAAACCTCGTTCCTAGCAGTTTATTTAATATCGACAAATCCAGCTCATTAATGATGAATGGTTTGTCTAATTCAGTTGTGGTTTTGCCCTCGGTGGTTTCGGGGGCTTTACCATTCCAACTGATATCGACATTGGTTGTATTCATTTTTATCACTCCTTTAAAATATAATGATAATACCCGCCTTTCGGCGGGTATTTATTATTTTTATTAACTCTCTTTGAAGATATCAAACTGACGAGCATAACTAGGAAGTGCAGACAAATGCCGAAACAGTTCAAACATATTATTTATCTCTTTATCGTCAGTGCGATATTCCTTGTACAAAGTCATTTGACAAACTCCGCTGATAAGCACATTAAGATCCATAATCGGACCTTCCGGACTGATGATACGGGTTTCTGCATTCATCATGGGATTGAACGACCATAAAACACGGAAGAATCTCATTAACACTCCCGGTTTTGTGATATCATTGGAAGTTGTTAATGCCAGTATCACATCTTTACTCCATTCAAATTCTACAATTCCAAGTGGAACAATCGGTGGAATGATAGTCATGTTTTCCGAACTCAGCGGATGTTTGTAGTCGAGCTTTTTCTGTTTATCAGCAAGCTCAGCAAATTTGCTTGCTTGATATGTCTTGCATGTTTTTTCAGGATGCAATTCTTTGATACGTGCAGTCACCATATCTAAGAGTGCCAATTGTAATTCACATGCTTTTGTTGTGTGGGCAACATACGAATGAACATGAGTTGAAATGTCCGCATTCATGAATTCGTAATCTCTGTTTAAATATTCCATAATAATTACCTCTGCTTTCATTAGCATATTATATTTAAACAAGGCCCATGTGGGCCTTGTTTATGTACGTATATTTGACTAAGCGTCACGATTTTAAGTAGCATACAAAATCACAGTGTATTGGGATTTGCAAGCTTATGGAGATTTGGTTTATGACGGATGATAGTCGAAGTCGGATATTCGAATGAGTTGATAATAGCGGATGTTCGGCTGGTCTTAAACGGATATTCGAATGCATTCATATTGATATCAAAGATATTTGTTTTCATCATTATTTCACCTCTTTTCTTTGGACGACAGATGTATTGTCAGTCCTTCATTTCAAATTCATAGATACCGAGTTCCTCAGGGCGATAACATTTATCCAAGTAGATGACATCTCTTTCGGCGTCATATAAATGAACAAATTCTGGTTCCTTTGCCCAGATATCACCTTTGATAATTCTCTTAACGACACGGATGATTTCATGAATCCATGATTCGCCGCGTTCTTCTTTTTTGATTTGTTTGCGAATTCTTTTGAGTTCTGCATTTGACGTTCCCTTTTTGGATTTCGTCTTTCTGATGCCGAGTTTCTGTTCAAGTTCCTGCAGATTAATCTTTAATTCCATGATTCATTATCCTTTCTGAATTGGGACTTCCATGTTTGGATAGTCTTTAAGTTGTTTATGATCAGTTTATTTTCATAAGATCCTCCGAATGTCCAATACTCGGAGGATCTTTATTTTTGTGCATATATTTTATCTCTTTCTCTCACGAAAAGTTTCCAGCATGAGAGGAGCAATCACATGGTCGATATATTTCTCACTCAATCCCAAATTCCTCAGTGTTTCTGGGAATCGAGCAATTTCATATATCATGTTATTGAAATCGATATCGATGATAACGAATTCTTTCTGATTGATTGAAAACTCAATCAATGCGCCTGTATCATTAATGTCAAATCGATATCCTACTGGGATGGGAGGTTCATGTTTTTCACCGGTTGGTAATTCACCATTGATTCGTGTCGTAACAGTGCTGCCATTTTCATCATTCTTCAAATGGAGACTGTTAACGGGATTGATGAATTTAAACCCATCAACATATACCATGACATTTGTGATGGCATTATACCACCAATTGTTGATTTCTCTTAGAAGATTTGGAATTCTAATATGGTTGTCTGTCAGTTTATTCAACAATACATGACGCACCATTTCCATCCGTTCTTCCATTGGAGACATCACCCTTTGTGGAGGTGGTGCTACAGGAGGTACGTTGAAATATCCCACGGGCTCCGAAACTGGAGCCTGAGGAATATTATTCGCTGTAGAGATGGGCTGAGGCTGATGGTTTGTCGTCAGATTGTTGGACTTTCCGAAGTTATTACTGACCAACTGGTGGGTGGGTTCCGGAGCAGGAGCAGGTTCTGCAACAGGTGTTGGATGAACCGGTGTCGGATGATTGTTTACGGGAATGACATCACCTTCCACCATATCAATCTGGATGTCAAGATGATTGTCATTCATTTCAGCTGTCAATTTTTCGACAGCCTCAACAGGGTTTGTGCAGTTCAGTACGACATAAGATTTGCCGTTAATTGTAATCGTGTAGTTCATAAAATTTTCCTCACTTTCTTAATGTGTCCCCCGCCGAAGCGGGGGAAGATTGTTATTGATTACTTGCAGTTTGTATTGTTACGGCCACCATTGAAAGAATCAATGATGATATCACCACTAACATTGAATGTGATATTGCCGGAGATATCTGTCATGTCACCAGTTGTTAGATTCAGACCGATGTCACCTGTATTGACATCAAGCGCCTCGATGTCAGGAACATCAACGGACTTCATCATCGGTACAGAAGCCTCAGGATATCCAACCGGAATTGATACCTGTTTTACTGTTGCTGTCTGTGGCGGTGTGGTGGTATCCTCCGGGGATGCATCAGAATCAGGTTCTGCTTTATCGCCGTCACAATTGTTACTGGGTTCCAGCGGCTGGACACCCTCTTCGCAATCGATACAACCCTGGCACACTTCCTTATTTCCTTTGTCATCGCAATTATTGCAGCAATGCTTTTCTTTATCAAGCAAGGGTGTGACGTGACCAGGTTCCGAAGCAGACAATTTCGTCGACCCACAATCCTTGTCAATGAGGACTATCTTAGTCAAGCGACTCATCACGCCCTCATTTGAGGTGATACTGATATCACCTACGCTCCATCTTCTGCTATATCCCAAATCAGATACCATTCCCGATTCATGGAACTCTTTAAATGAAGGCATTCCGTCATCATTTAAATAATCAAGCACGATTTTAAGTGCCTTATTGTGTGATATTGTCAAAACGCCAATCAGGTTGGTAGTCAAACCATTGTTGTTGATTTCAACGTCGAAAATCTTCGCATTTGCAGATGATAATGCATATCGAATATCTTCTGCAGTATTTGCATCAGGCTCCTTGTCAGTGTCGATGACGATATATTTATATTTTTCCTTCATGTTATCACCCTCCACATTAGTAGCATTCACGTTGGTAGCATCTTCGAGATTGATACCGAGTACTTCGGAAATCAAACCGGCATAAGCTGCTTCCATACCCGGAAGCTTTTCGGAAGCTACTTGCGCTTCTTCCAATTTATGTCTGAGGGTATCAAACCTCTTCAGCACGGCTTCATATCCAGAAGCGGTGAAGTTGTACAGTTTGCCATCTACCGTGAAGGTATCGTTGGCGTTATGGTTCGGAGCATCCATCAGATTGATGATTGTATGATAAAGCATATCGTCATGCTTATCCTGATACGTGTGGAGTTTTTCACTCGTCACACGTGTAACGGCAATTTCATTTGCCATCATGGAAATTTTGGCACCATCATCGTGACGGTTTCTTTTTGCAGCGGATACGGATGTCAGATTGTTATTATTGTTTTTCATGATAAATTATCCTTTCTGAAATAAGTTTGGAATCCTTAACATTTGTGTAAGATTCCTTTGATTTGATATACATTTATTTTGGCGGATATTCGAACAAGGGAATGCTCAATATTGATACAGGTATTGAGCAATGTAGTTTCCACCAATCAGTGGAACTACTTCGATGTCTTCGATTTTAACGTTCTTCAATCCCTTTTCCAAAAGTTTTTTCAGAACATCAGATTTGATGACATCGATTTCTGATTGTGTAAATTGCTTCATTTCCATCACCCCTTTCTATAATTGGATTTTCTTTTAAGCAATCATACACATCATCCTTTCTCCCGAATTAACCATCGGGAGAGTAGTTTAACGACCTGCTCAGGTCGATTTTCATAACCAGATCCCCGGCATATGCCGGGGATTGGTAGCATACATTTTATACTTCGTGATATCTTAGATAAGCATCACAGAACTCATCAATCATCCTGTCACGATTCTCGATGATTTTCTTTTGTTCATCTCTCGGTATTAATTTTACCAGAACCGAAAGCTTTTCGGGAATCATATGGAATGTCACTTTTACAGGAAGCTTCGTTCTCCATGATTCACCCATAATTGCGGCTTGAATGTGAATACCAAGTTGATGGTCACGTACATACACTTTACGCATTTCTGCTTCTCCAAGGATTGTTCCAGATTCTGTTTCTAATCCAGAAAGATGTCGAAGCACATTTCCATAGTCGTCCCGGAATCCCAAGTCTTCCGGTTTTTCCAGTGCTAAACCGTATCCTTTGATAATTTGCTTGATACGATATGCTTCGGGGATTATATTCTTATCCATGGACAATTTGTCAGAATGAATATATTCATCACTGTCAATCTGGATATAGAACATGTTTGCTCGAATAGGACGAACGAATCTGCAGAAACAGTCATGTCCATTTGTTATTCCTGCAGCTTTGAATGCCGGACTTAAGAATTCATTCTGTATATCTGCCGATGACCTGACCATGCTTGCAAAGATGCAGTTTCTGATATCTTTCGATTCAGGATGTTCTTTTGCAAACATTAATATCGCCCGTATTGCTGCCGGGCACATATTTTTTCCAATATACCATTCGGCATATCTGTCGAAGTCTTCAACTTCATACTTTTCAAGGTCTCTCATAATTATTTTCCTCACTTTCATATTGTGCCCTCCCCGAAGGGAGGGATGATTGTTTTTATTCTGCGTAATAACCCAGTGAATATCCAACCCTTCCTTCTGGGATTTCCAGCGGGCTAATTGTAATACCGATTTTTTCATGAAGCAATTCGGATGACCTTGCTTCTAAGTGCATTTCATCCTTTTCTTCTACCACTTCCCATGACAGATTCTTCAACGCTTCAACTTCATCGCATGGAATCATGTCCGAGACGTGATTCGGAGCGGTTTTGAAGATATTGAATGCGTGTCTTGCGTTACGTGCATGCACCACACATTCTTCTCCACCATAATTCCAGTTAATTTCAATTGACATTAATCTGTCTTTGGTACGGCAATAGGATAATCTGTTGCCATAGGAATCCAGGTCATGCAGTGCCAATCTCTTGCTGAGAACATCTGCAACCTTCTCAATGTTTTTGTCCGAGAGTTCATCGTTCTTCTCCTGGTGATGATACCAGTAGTCGAATACGACGATATCGGGATGCAGCTGTTCCAGCTCGTCACCTAACTTGATTAATTCCTCATCTGAGAATTTATCATCCGATGAGATGATGCCCGTTACGATACGAGCATCCATTAATTCTGTACTGGTAACTCCCGTTTCGGACGCATAGTCCGAGATGGCAAACCCGCAAAAGTGATACAAGCCAGTTGTTTCGGACTCTTTCAGAGATTTCACATTGGTCAATTCCGAAACCTTGTTCAATTCCATTTCTTCGATGATTTTATTCTTATTCTGTGCCATGATTATTTTCCTCACTTTCTATTATACAAACATCTGCATCGAGCAGAAGCTTTTCAGTGCCAGATATTTCTTACCAGCACAATTTACACTAGACTGATAGATGACGGGATGCTCTTCTGCATTGATTGCTTCACGAGCATTTCTTGCAACACGTTCGATTTCCATAACTGAAACGCGACTTGCATCATTCATTCTGTGAGCTCTTTCTTCAAGACTACTCTTGTCGAGTTCCATCACAGTCCAACTCTCGGAAGTATCCACAATAATGTGAATATTGTTAGACGGCTCACCGAATCCAGCCCGGTCTTTGATGATATAATCAATCCCGGTTGTTTTTCCAGAGACAACGAATGCTGATGAGTATTCGTTGATTTTGGCAAGTTCGGATACTTCAAAATCGCCGTCGTTGATGAAGGCTTCCCGTAAATCTTTCATTCTGTTTTTCATAATCATTTTCCTCACTTTCAAAATGTGGGTGGGGTGTCCAATCCCACCCATTTGTTTTTACCGAATATTCTTTAAAGTCACTTGATGCGTCTCAGTAATTCTAATGCATCAAGCCAATCGAACTTTTCATTTGTCATATCAGTCACCTACCTCTCACATATGTGACTGACTGTCAAACGATATCTTTGCCATATTTGGCAGCCAGAGCATCACTAAAATGATTCAGCGCAGATATTTCTTTGTCCTTATCATGCCTGTGAATGACTTCATGTGCGACATAGCATCCAAGACCAAGGACTGCTGCACCACCAAGTCCAATTGCACTATATTTCAGCACTTTATGCTTTGTACTGCTCTTCTTCTCTTCACGAGCTTCTGTAGCATATCTCAACTCTCTCACTTCATTCAATAAGAGTTGATTATACTGGTCTTGTGTCATGCACGGACTTCCATAATTAACATAATTTGCCATTGCATTTCTCACAGCAGGTGACATATTATTCCAATCAATGGTATTCGGATTTCCTCCATTTTGTAATATTGTCTGAATAATCCTTGCCATTGTATTGGCATCAACACCCTGTTGTGCCGGTGGATTAATAATCATTGGCTGTGCTGGAGCAGTTTGATACACAGGCTGAGTCTGGACATATTGTTGCGGTTGTTGTACTGGTATAGCTTGTGTGTTTTGTGCAGACAGTGCAGCATTTACCGCATTATCAATCATGGTTTGAATGTCCTGCGCCGTCATCATTAACGGCTGTCCTTGTGGATTCTGGTTTGCCATATTTTTCTCCTTTCATGAGAGGGGAGAGTCGACCTCTTGGGAGATTAACTCCCCCATCGTTGTGACGTTTTAATCCATCCTAAGATGGATTCAGGATTGTGGATGGATGAAGGCATATCGATATGAGTCTCTCGACCTGAGGTCCCTCGCTAATAGGCACACCATACATGTGAATGTATGGCCATATCGGTATGTATTGCACTTACGGGTTTGCGGTGCCTACTACTTGTTCGTAGTAACGGATGATCAGTCCGACGCTTAGTGTACCTTCTCCACAGTTCCTGGTTCTTTTGATTACTTGTGTTTGATGGTTTCCGTGCCATAACGCTGGTCCAAATCTGCAACCATGGCACATGTGCGGATGAATTCGATAGTTGTCATCTTTGCTACATCTTGTGTAACATTGATGATTCTGGAAGCCATTCTAAACTTGTCTACGTCAGAATATTCTTTCCATAACTGCTCGAAGTCATGTCTTTCTTCTGCTGTGAGAGGACGATTGCCTACAGCTTCAGCAATCACCTTTGCCTTTTCATGGTCCATTGGATTGTACCTCCATATTTTTTATTTCGCGAACTAGGGATTAAGCATGCATGAGTTTCGCGATACACTCATCAATGCTTTTTCTGACATTTGAAGATGTCAGTTGTTCAATAGAAGACTGATTGGTTTTTGCGGAGCCAATCATGTGTTTGAAGTCCTCCATATTGAACTCAACAATTGGTGAACGACGGTCCATCGTTTCACCCCCTTATGCAAGCTTAAGCTTGTAATTTCTTGATACAAGCATCAATGTTGATGGCAACATCATCGAATGTCAGACTATCCAATGACGAATGTTCTGGTTCTTTTAAATTACAAATCTCCAGAATATCATTGATGCTTGTTTCAACAATGGTTGAGTGTTCCATTCATTCACCCCCTTTCATTATGTGTGAGATTATCTTGGCCGCCCTTCGGGGCGGCTTTGATATTCTCTGTTTTGGACCCAAGAAGAAATTCACCAATCCCTTGTGTGGACTGGTGAACCGAGGACCACATTACTCGAAAAGAATAATGTGGTCCTCTCTTGGTTGGACTATATATGAACATACCCCGTTGTTGGCGTGGGGTATGTAAATGAGGTTGTTAAGACATTAGATTTCCCTAATGTCATATAAATGATATATATATCAAAAAATAAAAAAATAGCAAATTTTGTATGCTACTGGGAAATGGCAATATAGTACCTGTTGATACTGTCTATTATTTTCTAAATATCCATGTATATTATTAGATTGACCGGAGGTCAATCTGAATATAATAACATAGTAAATAGAAGAAGAAGAGTAACAGGTAAGTACCATCACAGATAGAAAGGATACGATAGAATATGGATAGACTGAATAAGGTAAAAACATACGGAATTCCAAAACAATTAGATTATCCAGAAGGAAGTATCTTATTTGATGTAAGATATGTTCGCAGACCATCTGAAGAATTCGAGGTTGTATATTGGAATCCTAAAACAGAACGATTGGAAGTGAAATATGAAAAGCCAATTGTTGACATCTGGTTCTTGAAACCCGAGTGCCGAACAAACCAATATCAGATTGCACAAGCCAAACTTGGAGATTGTTATCCGGTCTATTGTCAACCATCCAAAATTGCAAATGTGATTGCACAAGAGATAGGTGGAGAATGGGGTCAGTTATTTGACAATATGAAGGATGCTTATGGTGTATATGATTTAAAGAAAAAGATGTGTGAATGCCCGTGGGTATTTAAGGCAGATTTCAAAGAGGATGTGTATTTTCGATTACGGTGGTTGAATCAGTATGGTAGAGATTTCGATATCTCCAAGGTGAAAGTGGCTTATTTAGATATTGAGGTGGATACCTTGGACAGAGCAATCGACCCTCGAGATTATCAGAACGCACCACAACCTGTGAATGCAGTTTCATTAATTTTAGATGAACAGAAGATTGCCGCATTATTTGTATTAGGTCCACGTGATGAATCCCAAATCGATAAGAAATATCATCCGTTATTATTGAAGCAAAAAAAAGCATTCGCATGGTTGGAACAACATCAACAGGAATTCAAACACAAGATTGTTGATACAGATAAAGACAACAAGCAGTATCTGGAAGGATATGATATCCGAGTGCATATCTTTCCATTCGACCAGGAGATATATATGATTAAGCTGATATTTGAATATATCAACAAATATCGACCATGGTTCTGTTTATCATGGAATGCACCGTTTGATGATAATTATCTCATGAATCGTATCAAGTGGCTTGGATATGACCCGCTCACATTCTTTATCCCAACGGAATTCAAGACAAGAGTATTATTCTTCTCAGAAGATAAGAATCCGAGTGCTGCAATCCCAGATTCCAAGGACTTCTTCTATTGTTCATCTTATACGCAATACCTGTGTCAAGAACGATTATGGGGTGCGACACGAAAGTCCCAACAGAAACCACGTTCCTATTCCTTGAATTATGTGGGTAAGATGACAGCTAAGATTGTAAAGTTGACAGATACAAAGAGTGGTAAATTCCGTGAGTTTGCATATACGGATTTTATCAACTTCTTGTTGTATAATATGCGAGATACTGTGGTACAAAAAGCAATTGAGTTTAACTGTGGAGATTGTGGTGCATTTGCCTCTCGGTCATATTCTTTCTGTACCCAATTCTCCAAGTGTTTCCAAGAAACGCATATTGTGCGAGATTCTCGTGAATACTACTTTGAGAAAGAGCAATATGTACAAGCTTGTCGTCTGTTAGTACCTCCTGGAATTGATACTGCCTATGAAGGAGCATATGTTGCCGACCCAGCATTGAACAATTGTGTGGGATTAATCATTAATGGCAAGAAAACTAATAAAGTGATATATGGAGCGTTAGATGCAGATGCCGCTTCCTATTATCCATCCACGAAAATGGGTGAGAATCAAGACCCCATGTCATTGGAATATAAAGTCATTGTGAATAACGAAGAAATATGGTTGAACGGTTCTCACAAGAATCGTTCTTTCAATCAAGAATATTGGTGGTTTGATTCTGATGGAGGTAGACACAAAAAGGACCTCAGTGGTCAAATCATCAACTCATATAAGAATGGCAATATTGCATCTACGATGTACAATTGGTTTAATGCACCAAGCATCACAGATGTATTTGCTTATCTTGATGCCAATTTATAAGAAAAGGAGAAATGTGAATTATGAATGAAGAAAGAATTGAGAATGTGGAAATGTATCCAATCTCCACAAATTATTGCATGCTTTACGGTGTAAACGTTAACGTACAGCGTGCAATCCCTGAAGTGTATGATGGATTGAAACCCGTTCAGCGTAGATTGTTGTATACCATGTTAAAGACTCATGGTAAAGGTCAAACGGAATCCGTGGCAACACTTGGTGGTGCTGTATTGAAGTATCATCCCCATGGTGATTTGGGGATGAGAGACATCATTGCAAATATGGCACAAGACTTCTCCAATAACATTCCATTGCTTGTTGCACATGGAAATGCTGGCACAAAAGATACCGGCAACAATGCCAGTGCGGGAAGATATTGGAAAGTGTCCGTGTCTGAATTTGCATATGATGTATTGTTTGATGAATTTGATGGTAAGGTAGATATGAAATCGAACTATGATAACACGGCAGAAGAACCCATCAGATTCCCGGCGAAATTCCCATTGATTCTGTTGAATGGTTCAATGGGGATTGGATACACCTTGTCCTCGGATATCTATCCCTATAACCTGAGTGAAATTGCAGATGCCACAATTAAGCTATTGAAGAATCCGAAAGCGAACATCCGTTTGGTACCGGATTCCCCAACTGGATGTGATATCATTATTAAAGATGAAGAGTCCTTTTGGATGCAGTCTTCCTTTGATGTGGATAATGTGAATTATACTATCACATTCACCAACACCCCATACAAGGAATTCTTAACCAAGATTAATAAGAAGCTTTGTGAAATCCAAGATTCTAATAATCCCATTCCGGAGATTATATCAGCAGATAATGAATCAGACTTGGTTCATGATAAGCTGAAATATACGATTCGTTGTAAACCGTGCAATCTGTATCAGGTATTAAACAAACTCTTCAAACGTGTGGATGGTTTACGAATTGCCATCTCTACCAGAAACATGTTGGTGGTAGATAATGGTATGAATCACAAGTATACTATCAAACAGATTCTGTTGGCATGGATTCGTGCTCGTATCCAGTCCAAACGTGCATGGTTCCTCAGAAAGACGGTTCAGTTGAAGACGGATATCAACATGCTGGAAGGTAAAATGTTCATGTTATCTCCTAAGAATCTACAGATTACCATCAAGACATTTAAGGATTGTAAAACCAAAGATGATATCGTTCCAGCACTGGTTGATGTATTCCATCCAAATGTATCAACATCACAAGCAAGATACATGATGGATGTGAAGATGTATCAACTTACGCATGAAGAATTCTTGAAGACAGAAAAGAAGATTGCAGAACTGACAGAAGAGCTTAATAGAATTGAGGAAATCGTAAAGGACCCCCAGAAGATTAATGATGAAATTATCAATGAAATCAAACAAATCAAACAGAAGTATGGATATCCCAGAAGAAGTAAGATTATCAATGCAAATACATCTGATGTGGTAAATATCGGATGTGTACAAATCTTACCAGATGGCAGTTTCATCTTAACAGAAACAGAGAATCCTGAACACTTATCATCGGATGTGATTCCCATTCAGGGTGATGAGGTTTGTCTCATTGATGAAAAGGGACAGTTTGTTTGGTTAGATACGACAAAGCTGTCCCACAATACCAAGTTCACATTAACTTCCGTTGGTAAAGTGCAAATGGGTAAATGCATCATGGCAGTATCCAACACTTCCCATAAGATTGCCATCTTGTCCAACAAAGGTAGAATCAAGTATATGCCAATTGATAAACTGCAAGTGAATACGAAGAAACCACTCATTCCATTGGATGCAGATGAAGAGATTGTGTCCATTCTGGATATTGCGGATGAACATTGTGACATCCTCATGTATACGCCAGATGGATATGGAAAACGATTCAATGTATCCGAACTGAATGAGGTTGCATCATTGGATTCTGTTGGTCAGTTCATTATGAAGGAAGACCATGGTGCATCTGGCATGTTCATGCTCAATCCCAAGAAGCCACTTCTTATGTATGTAACAAGACTTGGTAGAATGAGATTGAATGAATCCAGATTCCTCATATCCGGTAAGAAGTTTGGGAACACACAACCTCTCATCAAGTTATCTGCCAATGATGATTTGATTGCAGTATTGTGTGTGACCAAGGAACAAACCATCACTCTGAATCATGCTGACTCCAGAGTCACAACGGTGCATGTAGACAGTATTGACCCGACTACCATGAGCATGCCACCGGTTCGTCCGAAGCATGTACCTGGTGTCAAAGTCATCAGAGCATTCGTATCATAAACGATAAGATGCCCGGGATATCCCGGGCATCACACATTTTGAAAGGGGTTTTATCATGACAAATTTTGATATGGTGATGACATCAATCGCCGATTTCATGGATGAATGCTTGGAGAAGGTGACCAAAGAAGAACCGCTTAAATCTAAACTGAAGGAATTGAAATATGGTCTGACATGTAACAGATTTCTCATACCAGACTATGCATTCTTTACAAATGAAATGGAGCGAATGCGAAATGAACGTGTTGAACTTGAAATAGCCGATGAAGAAATCGATAAAGATATCAATGAAGAATTGGTAAGATGTATTCGTGAAAGAGATTGCTTGAATCGAGAATGTTCAGCGAGAACACATGCTACCATAAAGAGATATGATGAAGATGTTTGTGTGGTAAATAATATCTCAATCTATATATCTTCGGATGATATTTGTAGAACTATGTGTGATCATCCTGAATGCAGCGTGGGAGATATCATCGACCATTATAAATTGACTGTTCGTCATGAGTTTGGTCACTTCATTGACTATGTGATGTTAAATGGTGCAAGTTATTTAGAGTTTAAGAAACGTTTAGAAGAGGAAGCGGAAATCAGTAAAGGCGTTTATAGAAGGATAGATGAACTTAGAGAGAAAGCTGGTAATGACGAAGACATTTCCGGACGGGATTTGGCCTACACATGCAATCGAATGTATTATGAAGAAATACCAGCGGAAAAGAGAGCAAACGAATATGCTAAGTTTACTCCAGAAGAATTGGAGAGATTATATACAAACGATCATTTGAACTGACAAATTAGATTTTTAATTAGAAAGGTAGGTGATGCCACATGTCAACCGGATTTGAAATTAGAGTATATGCAACCAGTGTTCGTATCTATCCTGGAAGAGAGGCTGTTGAACCTCTCTCTCCACTCATTAACTTATTAACGTATGAGGATGAGTTTCAGGAGATGACAAAGACACTTGGATATATTCTCGATGAAGAACAAGACTTATTGTATTTCCATAAAGGTGTGGATATCTCATATATCCATCGTCTATTGGGGAATGCAAAAGTTGTTCACATGCCAGCAGATGATGCTCGTCATATGCAATTTGAATACGAGGAAATTGTTCCACCACGTAACAATGAGCAAGTGGATTGTATTAATTTCATTATGGGAATCAATCAGCATAAAGGCAACGAGAATGACCGCCAGATATTCTTAGTAAAGAACCCCGGTTTTGGTTAACTGGCAAAACATTTTGTTCAGGTGTGGCAGCTTGTAGATATGGAGTGAAAACACTCATCATTATGCATCGAGATTCACTCCGAAAACAATGGTTGAATTCGTTGTATAAGATGTGTGGATTATCTGAAGATGAGGTTCATGAAATTCAGGACTCTCAAGAAGTCTTCGACATTGTCCATGATAACCATGAATTCGATTATGACATTTACTTGATGACACATGCAACATTCCGTGCAGGATTAAAGCGTGTCGGTAATTTCAGAGAGATGTCAAATTTAACTAAGAATCTTGGGATTGGATTGAAGATTATTGATGAAGCACATTTGGAATTTCGTGATACACTACTCATGGATTTTGTATTTAATGTGCAACGAAATCTATATCTGACAGCGACAGATGGTAGAAGTACCAAAGCAGAGAACTCCATCTTCAAACATGTCTTTGCCAATACCACATTCTACCGTCCATCCACATTGTTAACATCTAACCAACCATCTAAATGGGTGGAATATAACATGGTGCAACTAAACACACATGCCAAACAAAACATTGTTCGGTATCGTGTAGAGGGTGGTAGAGGAATGAATCCTGCCACGTATGGGAAATGGGTAATTGCTTATGATAAGAAACAGACCCATTTCAAATGTTGCCGAGATATTCTCAAGATGATTTATGAGAAAGACCCTTCCGCTAAGGTATTATTGTTCATGCCATTGATTGACTTATGTACCGAATGTTCTTACTTCTTAACGAAGAATCTGAACTATGATGAATCATTCGCATATGACTTAACCATTCGAACAATTAATTCCAAGAATACGAAAGCAGAGAATGAAGAGAACAAACATGCAGATGTGATTGTGACAACAGTTGCATCATGTGGTACTGGTACGGATATTCCCGGAATAACCGATATCATCAATTGTTCTCCATTTGTATCTCAAGTAACAGCCAAGCAAGTATTCGGTAGAATTCGTTATTGTGGAAAAGATTGTCACTTCTATGATGTCTATGATGCTTCTGTCAGAATGGATGGATACTGGATCAAGAGTCGTTCCAAGGTATTTAAACAATTAGCCACGAAGACGAATTATATCGCATGGGAACCTGATGACGAAGAATATTCCGAGAAAAATCAAATTTGATATATATATCATTTATATGATATAGCAATATATCATTCCTAATCATAATATCAAAAAATGAAAATGAAGGAGGAATTAATTATGTTAGGAAAAATTGCAGCAGGTTTATTCGGTGTGGCAGTCGGCGCAGAGATTGTAAAGGATGCAGTTAAAGAAACATCTAACGACAGAATCTATGTTGTACCTGAAAGCCCCCAACCGCAATACCATCAGGGTGGTAGACCTGTATATCGCGGCACTTACAGCACCACAACGCCGCCTGTACAGCAGCGCTACGTCATTCATCAGGAGACGCTCGACGTCCTTGATGATATGAAGCATGTTTGCAATTTCAAAGCCCATTCTGTGGGCAGAGAGATTGCATACCAGATTCACGAAGGATGTGAATCTGGTTGGCATGGATATTATCCGTGCTCATGCCTTGCCCGCCGTGAACTTCGCGACCTTGCAAGACTTGTAGGAGTATACGGAGTACACCCGCATGACGGTGATGCGGCATATCGCCGCCTTTATAGCCGCATCATGGATTTCATTAACACTAGATGTGACATTATCTGGTAAATTATGAAAGCCATCACCGTGTAGGTGAACCCTCAGCAATAGTTGAGGCCGCCGATAGGTAATCCGACATCCGAACATCCACACAGGATGGGTTATCAATTGATAACCCATCCCACAAAGAAAATCATGATCCTGTCTGCGCCATGATTTTCTTTTTATCCGAAAGGAGTATTTATGAGAGCAAAAGCAACAACAGCCAATGGAATGTTATCAACTTATAAATGTATTGGCATGGCATGTGTGGTTGGTACATCGTTTGCTTCGATGTTGATTCCAATGCAATTGTCAAATCAGTTTAACATTCCAATCACAACAGCAAGAATCATCACATTCTTATTGACATCGATTACATCATATGGTATTCTTAATCACATCCAACAGATTTGGTTGGAAGCACACAATCGTTTGTTGGCTAAAGAAGCATATGATATTCAACAAGCATTGAAAGAATGTGGACGTATTGATATTGAAGACATTGATACAGTCATTAAAACATTACAGATTATCAAGGATGCAACAAATCCAAATCAGAATAAATAACACACGGGGGCATATGCCCCCGTCCTTAATATTATTCTGAATCTTCTGTAAATCCTTGCGGTGGTGTATCCGGTGCATCATTTTCAGCATCCATAAATTGTTGAACAAATTTGGGTGGCTTTCTAAATTTAGGAAATTGAATATTGGGTTCTCTTGCCAAGAGTTCTTTCTCCAACCATTCCTGATATCGCATCGAGTCATACACAACCCATGACATCAATTGGTTGATCTGTGTCTCGAGATTTCCTACCTGTTGTTTCAATCTCTGCTCAAGTAATTCATTTTGCTGACGTAATTCCTTGAGCTCTTCCGTCCTACTTTCAAACTCCTGTTTGTATGTATCCGAAAGCTCCAACATTCGCTTTTGGATATGGTCGTCTATCTTGATTTTGGTATCAGCTTCAGCATCCGATACCTGTTGTCGGAGTTGTGCAATTTCCGCAGCATTCTTCTTTCGTTGGAAGATGGTTGTGATGACTGAGCCAACTCCTCCGGAGCCGAGAACTGCAATAATTAAAGCGGTGATTTGTTCTGTATCAAACATAAAAATTCTCCTTTCGCGTGAATGACTAATGGGTGTTACAATACCAAAATTATCATTCCGTGAAAGGACCACAATTAGAAAGGATTTTAATTATGAATAAAAAGAATAGTGTCCGTGTAAAACTTGCCATGATTGGTACAATTGCAATGATTGTTATCGTACTTATGATTATCAGTATCCGTACCGTACTTGTAGGACATGCATATGAATATGAATCCTCACATGTATATCCTGTCAGAATTGATGATACGGCTGTGGTGCGTGATACGAATAAGTATGTAACCACATGGGATGGTGCCCACATTATCAAAATCGATGGCAAAAACGTTGAAGAAGATGAAACTGTATTGATTCTTGTCAGCTGAATCATTAACAGTTATATATCTGACAAATAAATTATATGAAAGAGGTAATCAAAAATGGGTAGACACAAAAAGGGTCTGGCAATTGATATTATCATAATTGACAGACTTGGAAAAATGCAAGTAATTACTGAGGACGGTTCTGAGATGAAAACAACTCGTCAAGAACGTGCAATCCTCGGGAATTATAAAAGTGAGACATATGAAGAAGACATTAAGAGAATCTTCAATAATCCAAACATCATTGGTGAAGAATTCCGTGTTGTTTATGACGGAAAATATGTATACGGAAAACATGTTTGCTAATCAAAATCAATCAGTGGACCCGGCATATGCCGGGTCCCAACATTTTTAAGGAGGAAATTATTATGACAAAGAACGCAAGAAACCGTATGTGTGAGATTGATAATTGTATCTGCACAATTCCATTGACAGTTGATATCTCTCTTGTTATTATGGAGAGATGTGAAGACATGGTCAGAACATGCTTTTGTGATGACAGAACCTCGTCCATGTATGGATATAATCCGAGATGGACCAAACTCCGTTATTACAAAGAAGGAGATAAAACATCTTGCTTTATCCAGAGAGATGGTGTAAAGTACGACTTTCTCCAAGGAACAGATGGTAAAGATGACTTGAAATATGTCGGTTAAAAGTCATCTAACTTGTTCAGCTGTTTACCAACCTGATTGATACCCGTGGCTGATGCGCCACTGCTTATTCCAATAAAAATAGCTTCAACTAAATTCGTCCCCATGTCTACATCTTCCATGAAGTATCCGATGATACCAAGGAGCAATCCGAAGAAGATGGAGATAATGGGGATGTATTTTTTAATGTCAAATCCAAAAGTAGTTTTTGCTACGTAAATTACAATGTTATCTAACATTGTGACAAACGATGTAATGGTAATGATACTGAATTGCATCATATAAATCATCCTTTCGTATATATAATATTTTATTGATATCGCGAGATATTTACATTTTCGTGATACACAATCAAATACAATTTATCAAATAGGAGGAATTCGTTATGAACGAAGAACTGAAAACAACCGCACAGATGCTCGATGAAGCATTGACAGAATCCACAGATACCATCGAGGTAGATGTATCAGATGTGGAACTGTACACACCGGAAGAAATTGAAGAAGAAGCAGATGACAAATTGGAAATCCATTTGGCATCCGGTACAAGTTTGACCATGAGTTATGAGTCCATGGATTGGGAATCCGTTTGGTTGAACAATGGTCCAACCATGTTAAACAATGTGCTTGCGATTATGGCAAAGGCACGTGATATGCGTCAAGCACCCATCGGTGATGAAAGAACTAATCTGGCGAATGAGATTATCGACCTCGTGCAGAACGCATTCAAAGAGATGGGAGTACCTGAATTGGATTATTCCGGATTCATCTTTGAAACAAAGGCAGAAGAAGCATTACTGTATATGGAAGACTATGTCAGATTGGTGTCTGAACTCGTGCACATTGCACAGGTGGAGGTTATCATGAAGCCGACAGATGGCATGTCATTCGATGACATCATCGCAAAACTCTCCGACTCCATGAAGTTTGACAAAACAGAATAATGATATGCGGGGCTTCGGCCCCGCTATCTTATACTTTTATTTCATGAACAATTTTCACAGCACACAAACATTGAATGGAAATCGGTTAGCAGGTATTTGTCATTTGGATGAATACGAAAGAATCATAATGGATTAAGCGGCAACTTAATCCATTCATTGGAACCCGTTTACGTATCCACAATGCTTATGTGTTGTGATAATTGTTCATTTATAAATCAAGTAGCTTTAACTAAAATAATACATGGATTATGCTCCATGTATTATTTTTTTATTATAAAGGAGATATTTGTTATGAGTATTGAATTAATTACCCCGAGTGTCCAGTTTGTTGATGGTGTGAACGGTTTTCACATTATGAGAAATCTGGAAAAATGTGCAAGGACATGCTACCAGTCTGAATTCAAGCAACATACAAAACCGACGGCTGATTTCCTTCGTGGGATTATCAAAAGTGGACACACCTCCGTATTGGAACACCAATCCGTTACAGTGGATGTGGTTACATCACGTGATGTACTTGCAGAATGGACACGTCATAGAATCGGTGTTGGATATTCTGTTGAGTCCACACGTTATGTCAACTATTCTAAAGGTGTTGAATTCATCATTCCTGTAGAATATGATAAAGATGCAAAGGTATTCCCTGATGGAAAAGCCTTGGATATTCGTTATAAGATTTTCCAAGAGGCTTGTGAAACTGCTGCTTATGCATACAATCAGCTTATCAAGAATGGTGCAAAACCTCAGGAAGCCAGGGCAGTACTTCCCCAAGCACTGAAAGTAAATATGAAAGTTACCATGAACATTCGTGCATGGAGACATTTCTTCGAACTCAGATGTGCTTCGTCTGCACATCCAAATATAAGAGAAATCGCAATTGCAATTCTGTTGGAATTCCGTAAGAAGATGCTTCCTTTGTTTGAAGACATCGAATATGATAAAGACTTCTACATCAATCACAAAACCAGAATCGATAACATTTTTCATGTTTCAACCAAAGAAACAATGCAAGCATCCAATCAGTCCGTTCTGAATCTTCCGAAAGACAGTTATGAAGAATATATGAAAGCTACAGAAAAAGAAAAGATTGACAAGATGACAGCAGCCATGGACCTTGATAAAGATGTGAAAGATGAACCAGAATTCGAACAGATGACTCTTGATCAATTGCTTGATATGATATTTGACAATAAGATTCCTGATAAGGAGCAGATTGAGAAAGATTTGGAATATATGAAATCAGTGCGTGACCTAACCGAAATATTGTTTGATTGGGATAGGAATGGAGGATTGATATTATGAAACCAGAAAAAATTACAATCGTAAGTGCAGTAGATGCTGGTCTTGCATTATATGCAAACCACGAAATCAACACCAATGACATCAGAGAAATTGCGATGGTAAATAATCCATTGACAGATGTGACATTTGTTCGTGCGAAAACACATGATGGGAAACTCATCATATGGGAATATACCAGAGTCAGCAAAACTGTCAAGAGACAATATCACCGCACATATCGTTTTAAGATATTTGATTTCAAAACCTTTGATGATGAAGTGATGGCAATCAATGTCTTATTTGACATGGGATATCGTGTACGTGAGATTGCGGCATTTACCGGTTATTCACCATCCACATGTACTCGTCGGAAGAATGCAATCAAGAATGAATCTGCATATCCGCCTGAGAAATATATCGATTTCAAAGAGAATGCAATGAAACATTTTAAGAAGTAAGGAGTGATCATATGATATGTATTCATCACAATGATGCAGATGGACATTGTGCCGCTGCAATTGTTGCCATGCAGATTGCAAATGATTTTGAACCAAAGACATTTATCGAATACGGACATCAAAAAGCCATTGAATTAAATGAAGAAGACATTCATAACAAAGAACGAGTTATGATTGTGGATTTGGCATTGGATGAACATGTGATGCAAGTAATTCGAAAATGCTTAAAGAAAGATTGCGATATTATCCATATCGACCATCACATTGGTGGAAAAGAATTTGAAAAGAACCTGAGTGAACGTGATAGGATTCTGTACGAACGCGTTACAAACTTTTATCGCGTGGATATTTCTGCATGTATGCTGACATACGTTTATTCCTGTATGACAATGGATGAGCAGTTGAATCCCAATTCAGTAGAATATGATTTCACAGAAGATTATACTCATCTGGCATTTTATCCAAATGACAAAAGACGTATGAGAGAATATGGTGTCCCAGATGCCGTTCGTTATATTAATGATCACGATACATGGACACATCAATTCGACAATTCCAGATATTTTGAGACTGCATTACGCACGCTCGACACACAACCCTTAAACAATGATGTGTGGGAAATGTTGTTATATGAGCGCGATTATAAACAGATTGTTTCGTTGGTGGAACTTGGTCGTGGAATTGCGAAATACCAGAAATCGATTTATGAACAAGCAAATCATAATGGATTTGAAACAGAAATCGATGGATTCAAGGGATGGGTTGTAAACTGTCCGATTGGTAATTCTCTATTATTTGGCGATAAGTATATTGAATATGATTTCGTGTGCAAATTCTCATACGATGGTAGTGTTGATAAATGGAGATATAGCTTTTACTCCAATGGCAATTCGCAATTTAATTGTGCTGAAATCTGTCAGAAATACTTTAATGGAAATGGCCACGCCCACTCAGGTGGTGGAAATCTGGAATGCAATTATTTTGATGAAATTACGGATGCTTAATAATGAAGGGGCCAAACGGCCCCTTCCATATAAAACGTTTTCATAACTTATTTAAGAAAGGAGCTATTTATATGGCTAGAATTGACTTAGTTGGGGGCACACGTCTTCAACAAACATCAAATGAGAAAAAACTCGATCTGATATCAAATAACACATATGCATCTTCTACATCCAAAAAGAATCCAGCCGCATCATTTTTAAAAGACATGCCAACACCAATGAGAATTCTCAATCCAGAATTATTGGCAAGAGATGGTAAAGTCACAATTATCAATGATACAAAGTCAACATCAACTTTTTTTAGCATAAAATATTTTGACACAGTTGATGATGCAGTTGCATATATGGCTTTGTCTGAGAACGCAGATCAAGAATTCACAATCGTATTCTCTGGGGATATGCAGATTACTAATCGCACAACCAGTTTGGCAAATGTGAAACGAATTGTGTTTGGTGATGAATCTGAGACTATTGCAATCAAATATCAAGGTTTGGAGAAATTGGAATCCGTAAAACTTGGTAAAAATATGAAAACAATACCATCACTTGAATTCACAGGATGTCAACAACTGACGAAAGTTGAATTGAATGATAATCTAAAATCTATCGGTGATAATGCATTCGCAAGTTGTACAAAATTAACAACCGTTATTTTCAATGAAGGTTTACAATCAATCGGAGCTACTGCATTTACTGAATGTCCGTTTGAAAGTATTATCATTCCCGATACTGTTACATCACTCGGACAAGCATGTTTCAATGTTTCTCAACCTGATGCTCAATATGACAGTGAGGAAGAGATTGCAGCCAAAAATGAACGTATGGATGCAACAAAGTTTGTTAAAATCGGAACTGGTATCAAATCACTTCCTCCGGGATGTTTTTCTGGCAGAAGAGGTATTACATCAATCGAATTCCCAATCACATTGGAATCGATTGGTGGATCTGGTATGTTCCAATTCTGTACAAATATTAAAACACTCGTGATTCCGCCAAGTATCAAACGAATTGATGATTACGCGTTTAATCATATGGCCGAGGATCTCAATATCATCGTTTTGAATAAAGAAGGAGCGATTTCCGGCGCACCCTGGGGTGCTACGAATGCGACAATCACATATCTTGATATCGATGATACAAAGATCAATCTCATTAATATGACAACAAATGAATTGACAACATATGATTTGTATTCTGATATGTGTGCACATCTGGTTGCACATCCAACCGATATGTTCTCTGTTTTGATTGGTGATGATTGCACATACACAGCTACTGATGTAAATGATGAAAATACGGCATTCATCAAACGTTATCCTGGTATGTTTGTGATTGATCAGCAAGATTGGGCTATCAAGAACATTGTTCTTTATCATATGAACAATAGATTTACTGGATCATTGGATTCTGGTTGGTTGCGTAACATGACAACATTACAATCACTCACTCTATCAAATCAACTTACCACAATAAAACAATCTGCATTTGAAATAACATCCATTCGACATATCACAATTCCCGGTAATATTAAAAATGTTACACAAGGTGCTTTCAGAGGTCGTACTATGACACATGAACCTCCAATTGTGATAAATCCGGAAATGCGTAATGTATCTGCCGTTACATTGACACTTGAGAATGGTGTTGAAACAATCGATGATTCTGCATTTGCATGTAATGCATTCACAGAAATTACAATTCCAAAATCCGTGAAATTAATTGACAATGGCGCCTTCAATTATAATCCCTGGTTGGAGAACATTACATTTGAAAGCGGTGGTACCGATCTTAAGATAAAGGGTGGTGCATTTTTGGGGTGTCCATCATTAACAAATGTTACAATTCCAGATCACTGTTCCAGTATTGGCGCTGGCGCATTCGAAGAATGTGGTGCACTTGAAGAAGTCGTAATCGGGTCTGGAATTACGGAAATACAAGAAGACATAGATGGTGGTGTATCCGGTGCATTTAAGGATTGTCCAAATCTTAAGAAAATTACAATCAATAAAGCAGAGAATTCCATTGCTGGTGCTCCTTGGGGTGCTCCAGAAGATTGTCAGGTCGTATGGACTGGCTAATAACGCATATCGTTTCATGTATGCGGGGCATATGCCCCGCATATTTTTATTAACTTAATTTCATGAAATAAGGAAGTGAGATTATGTCAAACAAATTGATTGGTTATGATAACCAATTATGGAGAGTAGAACAAGAATTCTCTTATACTGGTAATGATCAACCATTTACGTTAGAACCCGGAACATATTTGTTCATTTGTGAAGGAGCGCATAGTGGAAAGGGTTCTCGTGATATCAAAGAATATGGTGGTATCACATATGGTGAAATTACATTAAATGAAGCAACCACATTCCACGCTGTTGTTGGGTCTGATGGTGCTGATTACAACATAGATTACACATTATGCACTGGTGGATTTAATGGTGGAGCACACGGTGGTATGAGCACATCATCAACATTTTTAAATGGTCCTGGCGGTGGTGGTGCAACTGATATTCGATTATTACCATATGACGCAAATGAATATCCATCATACAATGATGACGGAACCCTTGTATCTCCGGTAAATAGTATGACAGTTTCAGAGTGTTATCATATTGATGATCCTGATGATAGATTTGAAAATGATGGTGTTATGTATCAAAAATGTGAATACATCATCGATTCAGGAAGTTCTTATTTTGATACAGGTGTTCTGATTCAATCTGGAACTTGTTATGCAGAAACCAAATTTATGTTCACACAATTATCATCTTCGGAACAAAATATTTTTGGAACATTTGGCGGTGCGTCTATCGGAAGCTATAGTCTCGGTATGCAGGATTATAAAATCAGAACAGTTGTGCATTGTGGTGGTTCCACATATCCAAAAGCAGAAATAAATGCAACCACAAATACAGAGTATATTGTCTCCATGAAACTAAATGAGACACAACAGGAACTCACGGTGAATGGTACAACTGTAACACAATCACAATCTAATGCTTTACAAAATACAAGTACAATACATGTTTGTGCAAATGGTGTAGAACACATTTGGTGTCTTGTTGGACGATTGTATTATTTGAAGATATATGATAATGATACATTGGTATTGGATCTAATCCCATGTATTAGATTGACCGACAATATTGCTGGAATGTTTGATCTTGTCACAAATCGATTCTTCAAAAGTGATACATCGACCAATTTTTCGGCTGCAGAAACACAAATTCATCCGAGTGATTATACTGCATTAGAATACATCTATGCAATCGGTAGTACGAATTCAGGATATTTTAATACAGGATATATCCCAAAAGCAAACACAAAGATTGAAACAGAAGTTGTTTGTTATGAGAATACAATACAATCGTATGAGATCATCTTTGGTGCAAGGAATGGTTCATATCAAAATAATGCATTTGTATTCTTTTCCCGTTTTAATAACAGCAATATTCCTGTATATAATAGAAGTGGTGCTGAAACACAAGGTGTTGATTTCTTATATAATGAGAAAATTAAACTCATCTGTTATCGAGATAAAGCAGAATGGTTCTTCAATGATTCTGAAACACCAAATGGAAGCGTGACAGCTACTGGTATAGTGAATGATTGCATTTGTCCGTTATTGATCAATACCTCAAATAATGCAACATCAAATGCTGTATCATCGGAAGGTAGTTGGAATAAATTTAAATTGTATTCTTTCAAGATATCAGAGATCGATACAGCAACAGGTGATGAGACTGTGATAAAGAATTATGTTCCAGCATATCGTAATGCAGATCACAAAGAAGGATTGTTTGATATCATAAATAATACCTTTATCACACCAAATAGTGGAGCATGGTTACAAGGTCCTCCGAAAACAAATCATCCATCATTAAATTCTCGCATCATGGTTGCTGCTGGAGCAGGTGGACATATTGTTGCCAATGATACTGGTGTCGCAGCTGGAGATGGATTTTCTTATGGTGGAGGGCCATATGGTTCCATGTGTCGAGATGTCGGTGGAGTGGATGGATTTTCCATGATATTTCCAACACAATCTGATGGTTATGCGTTCGGATATGGTTGTTATCCAACAAAGAGAACGACCACTAATGCTTATTCTGCAGAAGGATGTGGTGGTGGAGGTGGTGGATGGTATTCCGGATATGCATCCATTCCACATAATCAAAATGCAAGCGGTATAACAAAAGAAGGTGGAGGTGGTTCCAGTTATGTGTTAACTGCATCATCATACAAACCATCCGATTATCATCCAGAACCAAAATATTATTTCACAAAGGCATTATTACATGGCGCACAAGCTATGGGGGATCTATTCTCCAATAACCCAGAAGATTGGACAAATGGACATGTTTATATTTGTAAAAAAGAAACGAATATTAAGACTGGTGATATTATCGTTTATCCATGCACTGGCGATGCTGTGTCACATGATTTACCAGCAGGAAAATATAAATTAAAAGTATGGGGTGGAGACGGTGGTTCTCGTGGAAGTATCTCGCATGCTGTAAAAGGCGGATATTCCGAAGGAATTATTGATACACAAAATAATCATACGATTTATGTTTACACAGGTGGAAGTGGTGGTCCTCGTGCGGATATCGGATATTCTGATGCATTTGCAAATACGATGACAATCGCAAATCTACCATCATTAAAATTTAATGGTGGAAAGAGTATACAGAATTGTGCCAGAATCATATCTTCATCTGGTGGAGGAACTGATATTCGTTTTGATGTTGATGATTTCTATCACCGTGTGATTGTCGCCGGTGGCGCCGGTTCCGAAGGCATGAACGGGTCTGTTGCAGGTGAAGGTGGTGGTACCGAAGGCGGTACACAATCCAATGCAAATTGTGGAACCAACAATGGTCCTGGAACACAAAAATCTGGATATGCATTCGGTATTGGTGGTCCCGGATATTGCCAAAGCGGTGGATATGGTGGCTGTGGTGGCGGCGGATGGTACGGGGGATATGGTACTACTCCCGACCGTAATGGTGATGATGACCGTGCTGGCTCCGGTGGTTCTGGATTTACATTAACTGCAAATACACCTATCACCGATATTCCAAGTGGATATGCATGTAACGAAGAAGAATACTATTTGACAGAAGCCACTACCGTGCAAGGTGGTAACGCATTACCTATATGGCATACCAAAACACAAATCGAAGTAATATCTATAACTGCAAAATGTATTTGCCGTGATGCAGATGGTTATAAATATTATGATAAAGAAAATGAAATATGGACATTGTTGGAAAACCAATCTATTACATCAGAAACATTTGAAACATATGGTTCAATCATAACAACAGACAATGGTTTATTGAACGAATATTATGTATATGCATATGATGCAAATGAACAAACAAATGCAATCTCATTAAATGTTATTCCCAATTCTCAAACAATCAGAATACAATTAGATGTTGACATTCCCGTATCAGAAATAATATTAGATGACGCATATGAAAAGGAATCCTTTCATGTATATTATAATGCAATACGAGTGAAGCAAGAAGACGACACTTACAAAACTGCATTGGAAATCTATGTCGATCATTTATTAAATGATGACAATGTTTACAAAGCATATGTGTGTCAAATATATGGATCTCCCCGAAAGACATCAAATACGTATATTAAATTGGATAGTAAAGGAAGACGTATTTTCCAACATAAATATTTTGATATCGATACTGGTGAACTTGTTACAGAAGAACGAACGATGGAATGGAAGGATCCCGAAGATTATCGTGGAGAAGATGGAATCATTCAAACTGCACAGTGGTTATTACCGGTTGGATCCGCATATAATATTCCATATGACTATAATATGAATGTCGTGGATCATGATATCATCAACATATATAACGGCGTTGTTGCAGAACATGACAGAATCATATTCTTTGCATTAGCATGTAGAATCCAAACAGTAAATGCAGAAACAGGTGCAGTTTCAACATCATATCAATTAATCATAAAGGCAATGAATTTAATTGACCAGACAGTTTACAGTATATGCAGAATTCCATGGAGAACTGTATATACAATTCATGATGATATGTTCATTGGAAAAATGCTTGTGGATGATAAGTATTTCTATTTGTGCATGCAAGCAAATAACAATTCATCGGTTGCATATGAACGATCACTTGTACGCATTCATCGAAATGATTTCTCTGTAAGTATGTCATCGACATCGGGTGAAGCATTGGTTGGATATGGACACATGGAATGGTATGATGAAACACATATCCTCATACAAGGACTGACACAATATCTTTTGTATGATACCGTGAGAAATACTTGGAGTAAAACACCACATCTGATCAATGGAACATCAATATCCACTGTCCAAGATTGGGCATTGGGTAAAACACAAATCGTATCAACATATGTGAGAAGCAATAATAAAAGTATCGCAATATGTGATCGGGAAACATTCCAATTGATTAAGATTATTACATTACCACATGCCGAAACAACTCCACGTGTATGTTATGATGGAAATGGAAAGTTTTATATCGCAACACAATACTATTTGTATGAGTATGACGAAGAGACATCTGAAATTACAAATACGATTAATTTATCCATCATGCCATATCCAAACACGGTAACATATTGCAATGGTGCAGTAATTGTAACGCAATATTCCAATGATAATAATGAAAATGAACGTCGGTTAATTGTATACCGTACCGACATTGATCAATACACATCCATTTATATGCCATGGGGTGTTGGTTACTCGCAACAATATGATTATTGTTATATTCCATTGGCAATTCAAGGAAAATTCTTTTATGTGAAGAATTCCACATTGATATTGGATTATTCCAAATATGCCAAATATAAGTTTGGTCCACATCGCAATCGGCACACTGTTGTATTGAACAAAAGTAATGATGATATGTTCACATATGACAGTCGATTTGTTTCTGTAATGGAAAACTGTATCAAGGTGCATGATGGAAATATCGAATATTCATTTAATGAATATGATACCAATCATATTACGAGAACCAATCAGATCTCCAAAGAGGATTACAGATACCTGCTAGGTTCCACTGTAATTACAAATGAAGAAGGTGATTCAATTGAGTGAAGAAATGAAAATATATCACAAAGTGATGGAATTCGCTAAACACAAAAATTCACAAGGTGGTTTCGGTAACTTGTATTATGTGAGAACGATCAAACCAGATGGAACGGTAACATCCGAAACATATGGAATGAATATGATGACGGAGTATGGCTTAACACAATATTTCTACAACAATTCAAAACCAAGTTGGCCAAATTATTTATACATTGGAAACGGTACAGATCACACGCAATCTCAAATTAATGATAATATTCCTTCTGGTTCGGGACATCAATTGTTTTCTTATTTTACAACAGAACATGATGTCGATAGTTTACGCGATACTACCATTGATTACAAATATCCGATGTATTATTATAAAATCCCCGGTAGTAATCCAGAAGAAGGTATTGTGACATGTGTTGCCAAATTTCGAAAATGTGGATTTGATTACAATATTACCGGTGTCACACAACCATTTGAAATTACAGAATATGGTATTGGAACAGATTCCACACATTTATGGACACATTCGTGGGTGTATGATAAGACAGGTCGATATACGTATGTAACAAAGACTCCTGGTGAACGTTTGGAAATGATTATTTTTTTATGCATGTCATATAAGACAAGTGTCATTACAAACGCCATTGCAAATGGACAATATCCGGTTATTACCACATTACAACGATTCATCGGTTATCGAATGGATGAACAAACCTTTGGAACATATTGTCGATATAATTCATTTACAAATCGAAATTCTGTTAGTAGCATTTCATACACTCCAATTTCCGGACATCAACAAACTCGCACCAGATATTTGACATCATTTAACATCAATAATTCAGAATCTGCTGAGAATGGATATATCGATGGTTTCTATTCATATACACCTGGATTTTGTGTCATAGAACCACAAATATTAACAACTCCGGAATCATTTGATATTGAAATCCGAGATTCGTTTGATAACTATTATCAAACATCCATCTCAGATCAATTTGGTAGAAAGAGCACTCCACAAATACCAATTACGCAATTGACGTTTAATACATCTGCTGGAGATGGATTGTGGTTGTATAATCGATTCCATACCACAAATGAAGACGGATATTCCAACCCAATCAGTTATACAAATGAATCCAATTATTGGTATGGGGAAACATCTTTGGAAACATCTTTTAATGTGCCAATCTATATGACGGATATTAACGATACAATTATAGAGTTATTCGTATATCAAAACATGCACACGGATAATCCCATTTTACAATTCAACAATACGACGATTGGTACAATTTATGGGACAGATGCATATTGGGACAAATCCAAATGGGTTCGTATTGTGAATCCGTTTGCAATTCCAACAGCACAACAAACATGTCGTTATTACATTACGAATTCTAATTCCACGTCGCTGAATCCGGTTCGTGCATTGTCCAAATTTACAATCACCCCAACCACTGGTGAAAATAAGACATTCTCATTCATAATGTATAATCGTGAAACACAAAGTTGTCCACAAATGTCATGTGAAAACTTTGAGAATGGATTCTATGTCCGAAATGCTTATGTATTTATCCCATCTTTGAACACCACATATCAGATTGGTGTCAGTGGTGATAAACTAAGCAACGCTAGTTGGAATGAGTCATCTTATCAACACATGACATATGGAAAATTAATTATTACAACAAGAACTTCTTCTAATGATGGATATTTCTTATTAACAAGCATGGATGATTTATTAGCTCCAGCAACTGTTCAGTTTATAATGACTGGTGATGATGGATTTACTGCGACATCCAACTTTAATTTGGGAACGCTGACGTATAAAACAGAATCCGGTACGGGAATCTTTTGTTTCCAAAGAACCGATGGCAATGATGAATGTGTTGTTGTTGACTTGACACGTCGTGACGTTGGTTCTGTAAATCCTTATATCAAAACAAAATTTGATGCAAAAATGTCATGTGCTATTTGCGATACACGATCAACCACATCTTCGAACCATCATCAACGTATTGCATATTACACCACGGATACAACAAATCCATCCATTAAGATATACGATTTCGATCAAGAAACAGATGTATTAGAATTGAATCTTCCAAATGTATCTGGAACCAGCATGACAGATATCATTATCATGTGGGCATTGAATGACCACTTGTATGCATCAAATGGTTCATCATGGACATGGCATTGGGATTTATCTTCAGGAGATACAAGCGGAGAAAGTTGTACTAACATCATGACATTATTCTCTGCAAAATCCAATCTATGCAAAGCTAGATTCACATGTGTGGATGATGTGATTATGATTTATAATGTGGAAGATGTAGATATCGCACATGTATATTATAATCGAATTGACCAGCATCAAAATATCGTATATTCTTTAAAAGACTTCGGTTTTACACAAGCTGGTCGCAATAGATCTTATTACAGTTTGCGATATATTGAAAATGGAAATACATTGGCGTTGATTTGTTCATATCCATATGAGTCTGGCAGTTATTATGGTTCAACACGTGTTTTAATTGACTTTGGGCAATATCTGAATCCGCCGACGGGATATGATCCCATATATTCCAAGATTTATGTAAATACACAATCTAAATATTACAATGAGTCACCGAATTTTGTTCCGGCATGGACAACATATGGTGAAAACGTGATATGGGGACAACGACAAATACCGATTGCATTGATGATGCCAATTCGTATGAAAGCGCGTACCAAAACGATTTCTGCAGTAAATACAATCAAACATATTTCTGGCAAGACATTCGATGTTACATTCACCAATTCACCACCTGGAGAATGGTCGGAAGATACTCCGGGATATCCGCCTGGTGTATTAAATTGATATGTGGAGGTGTTTCTTATGGCAGATATTTTTTATGCAAAAGAAATCATGAAGAATGTAAACAATTCAACATATCATGATCCGAATGGTAAGCCTTTACGGAAAATACGAGGGCTTTATGTGACGGGGGTCTGGCGACCCCCTCACTATATTGACCGACATTTATTTATAACAAATATTGGTTTAAATAATATTCCCGCGAAAGTTGAATCCCTCACTGAGGACACGAAACATGTACGCCCATCAGATTATTTAACCGCAATTACAGAGTTTAAGGCAACAACTTCAGCGACATTTATTCACTTCACAAAAATAGAAAAACACCAACGTCCAGGTGATTACTTAACTGCAATCACGGAGTTTAAATCACTTGGACCACCGTCATTTTATAAATTTACAACAGTATCAAAACATGTACATCCATCAGATTATTTAACTGCAATTACAGAGTTTAAGGCAACAACAATGGCAACATTTGTGCCATACTATATTCCAGAGGTAATTACACATGCTCCCGGTAAACCATCATTACAAATCAAAAGCATCAGTGGCACACAGGCTACTGTTGAAGATGTAACATAAGGAAAGGAGAGATTATTATGCGTTTTGAAGATTTAACTCAAGAACAGATCGATGAAAAGATTCTTTCATTTCAAAATAATAACAAAGATTTGAAAGGGCATAATCTATATTACGCAGTTACGGTAAATGAAGATGGAACCATTGCAGATGAAGCATATGGTGCAAATCTAATGACAAATCGTGGATTCATGATGACGTATCACAAAGAGTGTATTCAAGAAAATTGGTATAATTATAGATTCATGATTGGTACTGGTTATACAAATGACAATGGCACAACTTATACGGGACATCCAGAGTTGACAGATGAATGCATGGAAGAATATGTCGGTATTTGTACCAGTTGGACACAGTCACTCGGAGTTATTGTCACATCTTATGATGACATGGAAACTACTGATGAAGGTGTAATTTATCAGGTATCCCGCATTGGATATGGCTATTTCGATTATCAACATTCGTTACCGACCAATGACAACCCTACAATCGCGGGTCATTATGGTGGCACACCAGATGGAAGAACGGTGAATGGTTCAACCGTTGTAGATAGCCGTTGGCAACAAGACGAAGTCGGTTGGTACTTTAATATTACGGAAATGGGTGGAACGTACGGTGGAGAACACCGATACTCTATATGGTACAATGGCAACTATCATTATTATTGCACAGATGGTTCCAGTAATCCGGGAGGTTGGGCAACTAGAAACGTGATATGGCATTTCTTATTGTTGGATTATAATGGAAATCCACAACCATTGAAAAAACGATACAATCAGAAGTTGTTTATTTATGTATATCACACATCGATATTGCCAGAAAAAATGATCATTGATAATTGGAAAGATAAACAATATTTGATGATAAATCCAGAAGGATATAATAGAGGATATAACAATGAATCCATCTATGTCTCACCAATTTCTCATTACGCTAACTATACTGCATGGGAATCAAAAAACCCGATTACTAATCGATATGCAGATATGATTAATTACGCATGTGGCATGACTGCCACACTAGATTATGTTAATAATATCTATTCGTATTCGGGTGGAGGACAACCATGGGATACAGATCCATATGGCACAACAGATGGTGTTTCTGTAACATACCGATTCACATCTAAGACGCGTTTAGTGGAAGATCATTGGGTATTTGTTTCATATTATCTGACGGGCTTGACGTATTGGAATGGTGGCAGTCGTACTAGTTATGATACGATCAGAGGAGACACATTTTTGGTGACATATGACGAATTGGATGAGCCGGAAGAAATTACCACAGAAATTTATTGCAATAACTCGCAGAGTAATTGGATCAGTGATCAATTTGGTGAAACACCGGATACTAGTGCAAAGAACGGATTAATGCCAATTATGGATATGGAGACAGCACCAACGCATGCTTACTTGTATAATTATGACACGAAAGAATGCGATATTCCTGTGGAGTTATATATTCCACAAAATGCAGCATGCGGTCAATATTTTTATGCACAAAGAGTGTTGATTGATAATCTGATATTGAGACAAATGTTATGTCCAGATGGTGCTACCAGAGAATGTAATGCATATTTCAACCCTTTTGCATATAAAGAAAATGATCCTGATTATGCAGGTATCCATCCGGGCAAAATCATTACAGCCATTGATAAAACTTCGGTTACATTATTCGCTGCAGATAAGTATTGGGATATCTCCACATGGACACAATTCATCAATAATTCAGATATGGGGAATCAAACTGATACAAATGGACATCTCTTAGTGCAAAAGAAATATTTTGTTGCATATGACACCAGTACTGCATCTAATCGAGAACTATGGTTGACATTCCGTGATGAGGATTATCCGAAGATTGTACCTCATACAGAGAATGTAGATTTGTTTACGTTACCATATCATGATATCACAGAAATGATTGGGAATGATGATTATAATTACTTTACCATTGGAGATGGTGTTGTAAAACTAAGCGGAGAACCTGGCGTGGGTTTGGATAACACATTAGCATTTGATACGTATTATCATCTGCAACATGATTACTATTCGTCATTATATCATGCTCGCCAAGCTTATGGTAAGAATATTATGTTTAAAATGTGGCATCAGACTAATATGGTTGACATATGGGATATTACAGAAGAATCCACGATTTCCAGTTGGAATCATCAATATAAGACATTAAAGAATCATTTCGCTTGCGATAGATATTGGAGTGATTGTTACGAGGATCATAACAATGGTCGATACATGATATTGAGTGGAAATAGTGGTACGGATGATATTCTTGGAGAACATGGATATGGAATCACTATATTTGATAATGCTTTGGATGTAGAAGCAGAATATCCAGAAACAATCGAAGATATTACCAGCGTTATAACATTTGCATATCCATCAGAAAGTGGGTATGGATACTATGCGCAAGATTATAGGTCTATCGCGATGAGTGCAGGAGAATATGTGGAAGTGGATCCAGATGATGTCATTTATGGTATCATTGATTGTGATTATACAAGAAACAATAACAACGCATATTATTTCTTTGGAGCTGTATTTGATGAAAACAAGACATTATTATATGTTTTTAATAAAAGATGCACACCATTCTGGATAAGACATCCTGATGCGAAATATGCAAGAATCTATTTTACAAATTACTCCACCGCTGGTGGTGCTGATGCAATTAATTCTATGCGAAACCCATACAATGTTTGGTTTGTGAAGAATAAGAATTATGGATTGGACATGCCATATATTAAAGATGCTCGTCATGGTATTTGTGTGAGAGGATCTTCCAACTTAATGGCATATAACGATGTATCAGAAGGACACACATATTTGCAAACATGGCGCATTATTAATATGAGTGATCCAGTTGATACAAATGGAGATCCAAAAATCTTACAAACATTTGAAATTGATGAAAACTTTATTGGTGGAACATTCACTGGTGGTATTGGTTTCTCCCATTATGTATATTTAAGAATGAATGATAAGAATAACAATTATTCCTTCTGGTTATATGATACTACTTCACGAGAATTAAAACATCTTGCATCAACTACATGGAATGGGTTTAATGATTCTACTGGAAATAGACATGCATGCTTTGTTGGTAATGACGATGTATTGTGCTATTGTGGTGCTATCTATAGTAATAGCATCACAAATGATTTATCGAATTTCGGATCAAATATTTATTGTATTACAGCAGATGACCCCGAAACTCTACGCACATTGTGGAGTTATCATAATACGACAACATCATTACAGTTGAAGACTGTGAACTGGGGGACGACATCTGATCCAAAGAATCAACTTTTGTTAGCTGGATATGGACACTATGCAAATAATCGTTTTTATTATAGACAGCGCATTGTATTGGACATCGGGAAATGGTTGAAAACAAAGAGTTGGCCAAATGGAGAGCCTGGAAGTTATTGGGATTCCAGGTCGAACAGTAGTGATACCGGCAATATATATGACGGATATATTTATGCTTATATCTACAAGAAAGGTGTTATTGAATTGAAGAATGGCGATACTTCAAGAGCAACTTCTCAGATTAGTTATCGACCATTAGAGAATTTCTTACCAATGGAATTTACATGTACTACAAAAACGATTAATGCATTTAATAATCCAATTCAAATCAGTGGTAAGACATACACATTTACCAGAACAAATAATTTGAAAGCAATTAATGTAAATCTTGATGAAAATACATCGAATATTTGGAAACAGAATACTGAATAATGATTATTGGGGGCCATATGGCCCCCAATTGATTATACTAAAATCTCATCATCAATAATATTAATTTCGATATTTTCTTCATCCAATACAAACATCTCCGGAACATATCGTTCCAATTCGTTTGTTGGCATATCTTCCAAGCGCCTCCACCTCTGCACAATACTCTGTGTCATCGCGTCCATATAATTTCCATTTGGGTCGTTCTTTTCATTCGTATACCAACCGTTGAATTTTAAATATGCCACATTGTCATGTGATTCCATACGTTGAATGATATGAGAAACGTAAATATTATTATTCATCGTCACCAATTGCTTTGGTGTATGCACAGTGGTTAAGCGATTGAAATAATCACGTACAATCAATCTTAATTCTTGTTTTGTATTGGAAGCTAATGCACGATTGTACAATTTTACATCAAATGAAATTTGAATATTTAGATCTGGCCAGAACAAATCATCACTTGCATAATATTGTTTATCGGAACAATAGCTATGTGGTAGACCATATGTGGCGACTAGTTTGCAATCCAGATAATGGTTTCCTTCCAAACGTTTGAAGATGACTGGTTCAATGGCTTTGTGTACCTGTGTGAAGGTTTTGACAAAGTCTTTGAATTTGTCGGATTTCATCAAAGAATATTCTACAAATGGCATGAGTTGGACTGTCATTCCACCATTCACATTAGATGTTTCGAATACTGTATTGATGATATCTTTATAACTACATAGGATTCCATAAATGTCTTCCCAAACAATCACATTGTCCTGTTTGGTCAATGTACCATCTACAAGTTTGAATATCGTATCCAAACCATCATCTTCTTTTATTACATAATATACATTTTCAACAGGTGCGAGTTCAATTGTACAATCTTCATCTTCATATAGTTTGGAATAATCCTTCTCCGTTTCAGGAATATCATCTACATTTACATCTCCGATTTTTTCAATTACATAAAGCATGTATTTTAAATTATCACGAACAGTGGAGATGTATGTTGTATCATTCGGAACTACATCTGTTCTACCATAATTGATATTTTTATATGATTTTGTCGTTTCATCATAAACTGGGATAACTGTAACAATATTAAATTGATATGGATTTTCTGCATATGTTTCATATGGATATTCGTTAACAAGATCTTCCCCTAAATTCAATACATAATCTCGATCACGTATTAGTGCATCATCACTGTTATCATAGATGGATTTTGGATGATTGATAATAAAGTCATAGTAGATCCGATAATTGGATATGGCATCAGCATAACGGGTATCAAATTCCTTGGCATAAACAATTTGTATATTATCATCTTGATATGAGAAGGTTTCTACATACTCATCCGCAATTAAAATGTTTAATACATCATAGATGGGCTGTATGTTTTTATCCAACAAATAGACATCATGATCTGTTAACACATTTTCTCTACCTTTGATATCTGTGATCATAGTTTCTAATTGTTCTTTTATATGATTGGATGTCACAGACAATGCTGCACGTGTTGTTTTGTCCATATTTGCTTGATACAACATCTGGTGTTCTGCAACTGTATAAACATCATACAATGAACCATTCACGTTATAATCATAGAATGCCGACATTTCATTGTAAGTATCTACTTGTGCAATTGTTGGCATGCTGGATTCTTGAAAATCCACAACACTTCTCATCTCTTTCAACTCTTGTACCAATGAGAAGTCACGTACATAATATTGGTCATTTAATAGATAACCGGTAAAGGTATCTCCAGTTACAATATCAGAAATACGATCTGGGTTTGTATCGGATTTGAATAAGATGGAAATACGTAATTCTGGTTCGATGGCATTGATGGTAACAACCTTACCACTACGAACAGGAGTCCAGTTACCACCACCTACATCCAAAGAAGCAATACGAATAATATTATCCACATCCAACATTTCATTCAATGGATACATGTCTGCTTGATATAGATATGCACCGTCAGATTCACGTTGTACCGGTAACATTTCTACATGACCTGTTTCTACACCATTCAAATACGCATGTAATACCACACGTAAATTATTCTTTTCTAATTCTACCGAAGAGGATTTGATATACAACATCGCTTCATTTTCGGAGAAAGCAGAGAATGGTATGCGATAATAATCAATTGTATTAGACGAAGGGGAGGCTTTCATTGTTGCATAAGCTAAGATGGTACCTTCACTCAAGAATCCTTGGTCGCTACCATCTGATGTGACAGGATATGAGAATCGATACACACCAGCTGTTTGTACGGGTTGTGCATTTGTTGCATATGGTAAACATACATTCACTGCATTTTGAATATTGTATACATAGTGGAGTGTACCACCATCTGTTGCATCAATTTCTTCTCCATCATCATCGTATTCAATAAATGAATAGGAAAGGTCGATATTTAATGTGACAGTCCGATATGCTTCACCCACATTCCAGATGGCAGCTTCACCAAACTTTTGACGAGAGGTCTTATATGCTGTATCGACAGTGATGACAGCACTAAGGATCTTGATGGGTCGATTCTGTCCTTCGGTATCATCAATACTGATATCCTCTTTCAATTGTAATGTATAATAATCCGCCGTTCCAGATTTGTTGAATTTGAGTACATCAATCGATTCCATGCCATAACATATGATTCTTGTATCCCCTGTTACTGCAATCGGTTCACATGTACCGTTCACACCCCACAAATCAGTATGTCCATACAAGTAATCCATGTTGGCAATATCCAAATCGATTTCTTTTACATTATCCACAACAGATTCATCACGAATCCATACATCTCCCAAAGAAATATTTCCATCATCACGAACATATTTATTTCTGACACATAAATATGTCTTTGTAGGATCAAATGGTAATGCGCCTTCTGATTTCAGATGAGGTAATAATGGAATGTCTGTTGCGAATATATCACGTGGACGATTGAAATATGTCCAAATGATTTCATTAATTTCTGGGGATGTTGCATTGATTAATAATCGCTTCACCCAAGCTTCCCCATGTACTGTTGTTAATTGTGACAAATCCACATAGGTTTGTACACGATAATAGTCATCTTTGTATGTGCGAGAAATCTCCACATCAATTGGTGTTGCATGATAAATGCGTGAGATATCTTCCGTATTGATATCTTTATAAGAAATTTTATCCACAGAAGGAACGCGTGTTGGTAATACTACTAAATCCACCCATGGATTAAAGTATGCAATTGCAAATGGATCTTTTTGAATCTTTACACCAAATGGATTTGTAAAGACAAATTTCTCATTGATGGATTGTAATGTGTTTGCCGTTTCAATGACAGTGGAACCTTTGGAAACATACGGAACAACAGTCCATGTATTTTCATCACCATATCTCCAAATCCATCCGGGTGGAATGACAATCTCATTTTGTGTGATGGTGTTGTCGGAGTTGTTGAATAACATGTAATATGGAATTTTACCATGTAATGTGTTCGTTCGATATACGTTATCATTGTCATCTTTCAATGCAAGATAACCACTCCAAATTCTTCCCCATGGATCATCGCGTCGTTTATAGAAGAAGGGATATAAGATATTTTTGAAATAAAATGTCTTAAACCATTCATCAATATCATGATCTGTAGAAATGACATTTGCGGTATTATATGCTTCGATGGTTTCTCGACGAAGTGTTTCGGTATTCCCAATATCCGTACCGCCCAAAGAACCACTGATGACAAATGCGGCTTTTGTTACATTTGCATTATTCGGATATTTGGTCGTGGCTGTAATGACACTGGGTTGTACGGATGGCGCTTCCGTGAAGTTGGCAGCTTGTCCATGAGAGGTGTATACCACAATCTCAAATGAAGAATTCATCTTCGGTACAAAGAAACGAGTTCCCATTAATTGAAACATCAGACGAATCGTTTTTGGATTGTCCATGATGTAATGTACATATGGTTCCATATCCTTTACATCATCATGGATTGCTAAGATGTGATCTCTGGATAATGGTTTTCTAACTTCGTTCCCATCTGTATCCGTATAGACATATGTGACATCGAATCCACAAATATGTCCATCTGTTTGAATCAGATAATCTTCATTGGGAATGGCTTGTGTATTAGAATTAATGACGGTATATTTTGTTCTTGTATATTCAGATACCGAAACAAACAAACACAACCATGTGTCTGTCACACGATAAACAATATATCGGTTTTTATTGACAGCAACACAGTTTGGTTCAAAATTGGTATATTGAATATTCCATGCGGGAGCTGCAGCACCATGATTGGTTGCGGTTTCCACCGTTTTGTATTGGAATAAGATGTCATAATCCAATGAATATACATTTCCATTTGGAAGATTAAACTTGGTATCTTTATCCAAAATGAATTCTTTAAATCCGGTATCTGGATTATCAACTGCATTATTCATCAAATCTGACATGCGAAGTTCCAATAATAGATTCGTACAGCTAGGAGTTGCAAAAGCATATCCCAGATTGAAGATGGCGGCTTCTGCATAAATGGAATCTGGTAACACTGCTTTTGTGATGAATGATTCATTAAAATAAAAAGATGATGTAAATGCCATCTGTTCAGTTGCTTGTGAAATGTATTCATTAATAATACTGAATGCACCCGTGTTCAACACATTCAATGGAATGTCGTGAAATACACGTGACATCAAGTTTTGTTGGATATATTGTTTGATTCGTGAGTCATCCGAATAGTTATTTAAAACAATATCTGGCATGTGAATTCCTCCTTAAGTGTAATATATAAAGGTGGAACGGACATGTAAGTCCGTGCACCATAGGTGTTCGCACGTTGACGAACTTATGATTTCGTTTTTATATCATATATAATAGAAGGAGATGAGAATGATATGGAGAAGAAAGTGCAATTAAAAGAACAAGAGATTGTTGGACAAGAGGTTGTATTATCCGATATTTATCCAAAAACAGATACCACATCTGTTGAAGATCCTGTGACTGGAGCATCGTTGGATGTCAAGTTGGATTATCTTGTAGAAATGATCAATGACAAACTCACACGTGTTGTGAATTCTGTTAACAATAGAACAGGTGTTGTTGTATTGGATGCATCTGATGTTGGTTTGGGAAATGTAGACAATGTGTCTTATGCAGAAATCAAAGAATGGACAGATGATGCCATCGTCCAAATGTTTGCAAATAAGAAAATCATATTGGCAGATACACAAGCATCATTAGATGACTGGATGGAGACAAATAATGATCCAATCTATGACAACGTATTATTCTATATACAATCGATTGATGAAAACAACGAATATCGTGGTAGGATTGGTTATTTGAGATATAATACAAATAATGATACATTGTATATGTCTGAATACAAAGCCATCAATACAATTGGTGAAACAGACCAAAGCCTCGTTTACCAAAATGGAAAATTGAAAGTAAGTATATCTGCTATATTCGCAAATGTATTATATAATGCAGATGATGGATTACGGGTAGACTGGGATCGAACAGGACATTTATTGTATACTTTTAATTCCATCTATGATTTTTCAAATTTAAATAATACATTAGATGGATTATTGTTGACAGATGATCATTATGGAGATGAATCAGCTCCAAATATAGATGTCAGAATTAATGATCGAAATGTGATTAATAAGACAACGGGTCAATCTTTATTTAAATTAAATTATGACAGTATTAAGAATAAAGCAGGTTTTAAATTATTGGATGATGGGATATCTAGTGCATATATCATCATCACAAATAGTGAAAATGATATTGCTCAAATTGAAAATATCGATTCTTTGTCGATCACACCAGAATTAATTCATCATAATACATTAGTTGGTATCTTGAGTCATTCCCGTAACACGGGTCGTTGGATGTTAAGACTTATTGCAATAAAGCAAGCAGCGTCATGGGGTTTAACAACAGATCCTGTATATCAAACACCAAACACGATTCGACATGTCAATGACAGTATTATGAGAGTGGAAACAATCGGTGATACATCCGGCATTCAAGTGTTGTCAAAACCAACACAATATGACATTGCAAATGTAGCTGATGATGGTAATTACAATAAGTCTATCCCGAATTCACAAATGAATTGGAAGTTTACTCCAGAAGGAATTCATGAAATTTATACAACTGCACCTACCAGACAAGGTGGACTGTTTATTCCGACAGATGCATCATTAATGACATACTCTTATGATGAATATGGTTTGAAACCAGAATTAAAGAATGCATCAACAGAATTAGCATCATCCAGAATTGATAACTGGTTTGCAAATACACCATACCATCTGGATCAAACACAATTAGAATCTCATGAGGGCTATCTTAATAAACCAACATTTATTGGCATCAATCTTGTGAAATGGAAAAATGAGGTTGAAGATGGTGGTGACACTGCAATTACTTTAATCCCCATCTCTGGATTAAAAGTAATTGATGCATATGATGCTAATAAACATGGAGCATTAACATGGGCTGATTTAGGACTGGATGAAACAGTTGATCATGAACGATTATTGAAAGATGCAAATGTCTTATCACCATTTGATTTACCTTTTACAGGTGGACTCATGGTGAATGTTGGGAAAGGTTTGGAAATCATGCCAACAGCAGTACCAGAACATGGCGAGGATTTCAATACACAAGGGAAAGTGAATGTGCGTATCGGTAATGGTTTGACATTTGATGATTATGGACGTATTGAAATTGCGGATGGTGCATTCGGTGCGGATACTTCATTTGATCGAATCGCCGAATTCCAATACGGAGATAAGTCTTATCAATATCTGAATGAGATTGTAAACAATCCAAATCGACATCAAATTATGCATGAAGATCAGTTGTTGGATGGTTCAGCAACAAAAACCATATTCCGTTTGGGCGATGGTTTACGATTAAAATATATCGAAGAGGATTTCCCACAACTTTTGTTATTCCAATTTACTATGTCACAATTGCGAAATAGTGGAATCTTTGATGAAAGTAATGTATTAGATGACATGACATTTGTTGATTTAAAAACAAGAATCGCAACATTGTATCATTCCACTGATGGGTTGGATTATGATAAATTGGTATCCGATAGCAAATCCATTTTATATAAAAATGATTATGTGGAAAACTTTGTTAGCTATGGTATGTTATTACATCTGGGAGCTAGACTGGGTAAAACCGCAACAGAATTGAGTATTGGATTAACAACGTCTGATCTTGAAACATTGTATGTTACAAAATATCCAGATTACGAGGGAAAAATAAAACCAGCATAATGGAGGTGTTAATATGCCATTGATTGAATTGAATACGGGTGATGGTTTGTCCACTTCTAAATTACAAGTAAAATTGGATACTGTCACACCAAATAATGATTTATGTGTATACGCAGATGGATTATATGTGAACGGTAGCACCTCTGATGGTTCTGGTGGTATTAAATTGAAAAAGAAACTCCATTATTATTACATCAATACAGATATGAGTCCATGGGATGCAAACTATAATGGAGATAATGACAAATTCGAGAATCACATCTGTTGTGATTGTCAAGCACATCGTTGTTGGGATGCTACATTTGATACAGATGATGAAGCAACCAGAGTACCAACTTTAGTATCTGGAAAAAATGAAGAAGACAAATTTCGTCCGGAAATCGATTGGGTATTACCGGGAGATTTCTTCCGTGTCAAAGTAGATGAGAACAGATATGAATACTTCATCATCACGGAAGTATCACCAGGTCCAACAACAAGAACATGTTCTGGATGTGGTCAATTAATTTATCCCTATGATGGATATTGTAAACATGGCAATCCGAAATATTATTATAATCAAACTGATAATCCCGCATATGATCCTGAAGCAGAAGGAAATGAAGTAACAAGTGTGAATGAAAATAATTATGAAGCACCAAAGATTTGTCCGATCTGTGGACAACCCATACTAAAACAATCAACCGAAGGTGTGGATGAGTTAATCGGGTTGCCAGGTAATAAACCGGTATCTTGGGCTTCTTTAGGAATTGCAGGTGATTGGTAATGCCAGTGATTGAAATTACAACAGATACATCATTGGTATCAAATGATGATGGTTTGTCATTACAATTATCCAAACGATCGGCAAATCGATTGGAATTTAATGATAAAGGTGAATTGACATTAAAAGAGGTAAAGGCGACGGGTTATCTACCATTGAATGGTGTCATCGGAGAATATGATGTCCCCATGGAACAAATTGGTGCTGATTCCTCATGTACACGTTTGGCAAACTGGAACGATACAAATGGTGACGTGAAAGAAACTGGAGCAACTGGAATAGAAGGTAGAGATGGTGTTAATTTGATCGGTCTGTTTACTGAACTCTTGACAAATGATGGATATGATTTAAGTGTTACCTTTTGGCCAAAGGAACCTTATGCCAAAAATGAAACATACAAAGGAGAGTGGAGTTAATGCCATCGATTGATATTGAAGCTGGAAAGGGAATCAAAATCACCGATGATGGTGAACTCACTGTTGCATTGGATGCTTCTAAATCAACAGAATTAAAAGGTTCTGAAAATGGGATTTGGGCAAAGGGTCAGAAGACACTCAGTGACCAATGTACGGATGAATGGAGTGTGATCACCAAACCAAATGAAACTGGTGATGAAAAAACCATTTATGGTAATGCCAGAGTTGTTGGAAAATGTTATGTATTTTGCATGTTTCGAACAAGACGATTGTGGTCTTCTGATGATGCAGATGATCCAGACCGTGTTCGTATCCTTCGTACAAAAGACCCATCTGTCGCAACTGCAGATGATTTAAAATCCGCAGATGATTTGGTTCGAGAAATCAATTTACAACGCTTTTATGCAGCAAAAGAATCTGATGGTTCTTATGCTGGATCTCGAGTTATCCCGAGACCCGGTTCACTAATTGCATTTTCTGATGTGGTATATGGCACAACGGTTGGTTCAACAAGAATCTACGAAGATGGATCCAGATTTCCTTGTTTGACTACTTATACAAAGAATGGAAATACCATTGAGAAGTTAACTGCTCCACAAAAGATTTATGCATTGTTCATGGTTACACGTGCACAATATACAGAAGCTGGTGCAAATAAACAGAATTATTCCAAATCAACATTCCCGGGTGCAACACCATCTGCTTATCGATGCTTGATGAGGATTCGACTGAAATGTTTGTGGAGTGATCAAACATCATTCCCAATCCTTGTGAATAGTTATGGATGGACAAAAGGTTCTTATTTACTAGGAACTCATGAATCAGCATCAAGAGACTATGGTCAGTGGGATTTAACTAACATTTATGAAGACAGCCATTACAATATTTCATAATAACATTTATTGTAGGAGGAATGCAAATATGCAAAAAGAATACATTGCAAATGAACAAATGTCATTCAAGGATAAATCGTCATTAGCTGAAGAAAAACATGGTCTTCGTGGTGTCATTCAGATTTATCGTAAGAACAAAGAAACTGGTGAAGTTTCATTCTGGGATGAAAGTGAGAACACGATCGTACTGGGTGGGTATCAATGGATATTGATGAAAATGTTCGGTTTGTTCTTGGACAGTTCTCATGGTAAAGTGACAGATGATTTGACAAGAGATACAACATTGGCAATTCCAGATTTGAATAACAGAATGCAAATTGGTGTCAATCCCGGTGAAGATACACCAGAAGGAAGTGCATCTGGTTCAATCGATGGATATACCAGAATGGAAGATAATATCGCCGTAAATCATATCTGCCAAGGATTCATGATTGGTAATGGTGGTGCTGGCGAAGATTCTGTCACCACAAAGAATACATCTTATTCCTTTATTAATCTCCGGAATCCAATTCCATTCCGTGAAACAACTTCTACTGATACAACAACAGCTGGGAAATATCTTGGTTGTTACTTTGGTAATGAAGATGCGAATGCTGGTAAAATTGTAAAGGCAGCATACATTAAGAAGTTTGATTCCACTCCTCATATCTATCATTCTTGGTGGGTAGATGGTCAGAGATGGGATTATGTTGATCCAGTTACACAGAACTATCTTGGTCCTGATACAGATACAACTGTTTGGAAGACAAATCGTATTGAGACATATGTGGAATGCAAATTATCCATTTCCGATACGGATTGTCAAGATTACTTCAAGCATGCTGGCGTTACCAGTACTGCACAAATCAATGAATTAGGTTTGGTTGCATTTGATACTGTTTTGGGTGAACGCTCTATCATCGAAACATGCTACAATCAAAAGATTTATGATTTCTTGAAGATTGTATATACTGCAAAAGGTGATAAAACTCCCACATCCAATCAGAATAAGATGTTTAAGTTGTTAGCAACCGAAATCAAAACGATTCTGATGCCTCTTGCATCTCAAATCAGTCAGAGCAATATCCAAGCATTCATTGAAGCAATTCCTGACTTTACTGCAGAAGATTTGGAATCTGATGAATATCCAGTTGAGAATTATCAGTTGCTGCAACAAGAATTTTCCGCTGATAGTAATATCGGTGCACAAGCATTCTATAATCAGGATGACACCATCCAGTATGTGGAAGATAATTTCTTGACTAAATTGCAAGATGCTGATACAGTGAATTTGACATTGGACGAAGCACAGAGAATCAAACTGATCACATATTATACATTCAATAGTATTCCGATTTCTCAAAACTGGGAAATTCTGATTAACTATCGAATCTATGCAAATTAAATAGGAGGAGGTGATTTCGTGTCTGATGTAAATCATGAAAATGAATTGAAGATGCGAGAGGAATATTCTAATTCCATACTGAATAATGTTGCAACTGTCATTGGATACTGGAGTCATATTGGTTGGTCTACGGTAAAGATTACAATTCCAATGGAACCAAAACCTTCCCAGAGACCTAGGTTGTCTGGATATCGGGTTTACGTCCCAGGAGCATACAAAAACACAGCTTTTTTCCATAAGAATGTATTACCCAAACTTGGTGATTTATGGATTAATACACCATGTAAAACTAAAATAGATATCTATGTTAAAACACCAACTTCTTTTTCCAAAGCACAAAAGTTATTGGCTGAGATGAAAATACTTCGCCCGTGGGTTAGAGCTGGTGATATAGACAACTTTGAAAAAAGTTGTCTGGATGCGATGGTTGGTAATAAAAAAAGAAAACATAAAGGAATCATGTCAGATGATTGCATTGTCGTGGATATGGATTCGCACAAATACTATTCCATTACACCGAGATATGAAATTGAAATCACCTACATGAACAAAGTGCCAGAATGTATCAAACGAATTTTAAAAATCGAAGAACCTCAGCGAGAGGTTGACGGGGATTAATCCCCGTCATCTCTCATTTCATTTAACATTTTTCTTTTTAGATATTTCATATCATAAACAGTAACATGGTTCAATCCCAATCTATGAACTTCTTTGATTGCCTTAGATGGTGACATATCACATTTTTTGAGAATCTTCTTCAATATTTCTCTTTCATCCTCCTTTATTTTTCGATTAAGCTTCATATTTGGAAAATTAAATTCTTTCATTGATTCTTTTACAGTACTGATGTTGGCCACAGTAATATCAGTGTATCCCATTTCATGTAATTCTTTTAACACTGGATTTCTGTCACCATTATATTTGATTAACAATTCCCTTGTCAATTCTAATACATCATCATATAACTTTTTATAGTGTAGGATAGTAACATTTTCTCCAGATTCAATAAAGAATTTCTTCGCATTCTGAACCATGCTAATTGAGATTTCATTGTATCCCATTTTGTGTAATTCGACAGTTGTTTCATGTGGATGCCAATCATTTCGGATAAGAACATCTTTTACTAATTTTAGTAAAAATGGATTCATAACAGATTTACTCAGATTTGTCAATCTGGCATGTTGGTTGTTTTGTGCATATGTTACAACCTCGAGATTATCAATCCTATTGTTGTCAGTGAAGCCATCAATGTGATTGACAATTAATTCGGGTGTCAATCCTAAAAATGCATTTGCAACGATTCTGTGAATGGGGTATGTCTTTCGAGTCCCGTCTTCGATTCTGAAGAATGATTGTTTATATCCACAACAATATGTTCCATGTAAAGGTCCGATATTGTCATGTTTAATTCTACCCCATGACGATATGAAATATCTATTTTTGACGATGGGTGGTAATTCCACTGGTTTCCAGATTTCGACATCTTCCACCCATTGAAGATTATCGACTGAGTTATCAGTTTTATCTCCATTGAGATGTAGAATTTCCAATTCTCCAGATATTAATTCATCTGGGATTGGTATGAATGTTAATGCAACAAGTTTATCTGTGCGAACCAGGTGGTTTGAGTGAAAATCATCAAATACGACGAGATTGTAACTATATCCATTCGTCGAAATATACGGTTCGACTAATGTTGGACTTCCGTTGATATTGTATCTAAAATTTCCTAATGTTGAAATTTCACAAAAGGATGCAATTGATAAATCATTAACGGAGTTCCAAATTTCATTTTTTGTCATATGTGTAAACCTACTTTCTATGTTTATTTTTGAGACAATGGTGATTCATATCTCAGATTAATATTATATATCTATCATTGTGATTTTATATTGCAACCGAATAAGAAACGTGGTCACAGAGGAATCTTGGCTGATGATTCACTTGTATATGAAGTATCTGCAAATAAGTATTATTCCATCACGCCACGATATGAAATCACCATCACATATATGACGAAGATTCCAGAATGTATTAAGAATATTATGAAATTAAGAAAGGTAGATGATTGATATGCCACGTGATGAATACAAAGATTGGATAGCACGAAATGGTGGTCCGAGTGATGAAGATTATGAGACCACTATGGATACAATTGGTAATACAAAAGATTTATATAAATCTTCACTTGGTAGATTTCAAAAGGGAATGAAGAAAGCGAAAAGTACCAAATCTATTATTGGTATGGCTTCTCGTAATACCTTTGATTTCCCTGTGTTTATTTCCAAGAGTGTACCTCTTGATTATGCAACTGCAACAACAATGTTATTGGAACAATTGTATGCGGCATATGTACAGATGGCTGTATCTCAGAATCCATATGTTGATGCAAAGAGTGTTGAATGTGGTGGTCTATTAGCCAAGTTCAATACCAACATCACAAAGTATGTTGAATATGTTGCATTGACAGACACAGAATATCAACACGATGCTTGTCATAATGAAATCTATACGGAAGATGCAGAATTCATATTTGATATGATTGATGTATCTGATGAAGATGCAGAAGGTATTCTACAAGAAATGGATTATGAACCATTATCTGAATTCGATGACTTCTTCCAAGAAGGCGGCGGCGCCGGTGGTGGTGCTGGTGGTGGTGCCGGAGCCGGAGCAGGTGCTGGGGCTCCCGCTATTCCAGTTATGCAGGCAAGAAACATACAAGCTCGTCAGGATATTCAAAATGTCGATGCTCGCGGAAATCGTGTGGATTATGATGCACATGGGAATATTGTCGGACGTCATCGTGATACTCCTTTTGAGCAATATAACAGGGACGTATTCCGTCGTCGTCTTAAGAACAGAGCTGATTCCGAAAAAGCTGTTGCCGATGCTGAAATTGCTGCACGTGATTTGAAGAATTACAACAAACATGAACGTGAGAACACAGAAGGGCATCGTATGAAGATGATGAATCGTTCTCCTGAAATATTAAAAGAGGAAGACATGAGAAAGATGAATTCCATGAAACCTTTATTGATGAAACTTCAGATGAGAGTGACTCGTCCAGGTCAGCCAGATGATCCACGTGAATTTGTAATCGGTGTACACTGTCATGCTCGTTTGATTGAACCATCCACATTGCCAGATGTTGTCAAGTTCCCATTGAAAGAGATGAATGCAATTGCTCGTCGTGCAAAATGGAAAGCTGGCGAATTGAAATTCATGAGAGATATCGTATTCCAGATTAAAGAAAGAAAACAAACCGCTGTCGATGCAAAGGATCCAAAACGCAAATGGTATCGTCGTTTATATGAATTAGCACATTCTAAAGGTGATGCAAATGTGTCTGGGGCTGTATCTGGAAATGGTACAACTGGTCTAATTCCGAATGCAACGATTATGATTACAAATGGAGATGTGGAAAGTATTAAATCTCAAACCAAACTTGATGTATTAAAACCATCATTGGCAAAGAGATTGTGTAATGAATTATTCCTCATTTCATTTGTGGTAATTGATCAAGATGCAGAATCAATCAAACTTTATATTCCTGAATTATATAAAGATTGGGAAATCCATTCACTTGCAAGTGTTGAAAAACAGCTTGCTGAATTATCTACTGCAGGTTCTAAGACAAGAGACCTGTTCAAATTGATTAAGTAATAGGAGGGTTGATTTATGAAAGAACCTGAAAGCAATTTAAAAGGAAATTTGTCGGATGATCAAATTCAAAAAGCCATTGTGAATGTGATGAAAGAATTAAATGACATTTATAAGAACAAAAGTTCCGATGAATACAAGATGGCAGGAGACATTACCAAGTCTCCTGTCTATGATGGAATTGAATCTGCTGTTGCAAATCTGAGTACATTAAAAGGTTTTCCAAAACAAGATGTCTCAGATTATCAGAATCTGTTTAATGCATTACACAAACCCATGTACAAGAAGATGGTTGCTGAATATCTGAAATCTCCGAATGAACAGAATACGGCATTTACAACAATCTTCACACTTGGTTATCGTACATTATTGGGAGATTTGTCACGTATCTATGCAGCAACAGAAGCCACAGAAAGTGGTATCGTATACCATCCTGACCAAGCTGCTAAACAACGTGCATTGACAAAATCCTTTATTAAAGCATTCAATAAGAATATTGATGATGAATACAACAAAGCTGTTCGTAGAAATGGAAATAAACCAAAGATGCATCAGGAAGGTGCTTTGTTCTCCGCAATTGGTTCTGGTGTTACCGCATTATCTACATTCTCTCGTGCACATGAACTTGGACCGATCACTGCATTCTTCCGTGACATTTTCAATTTCATCTTCGGTGCTCGAAAGGAATTGAATCCTATCTCCTTCATTAGTCATCGTTTGACCAAAAGTTATGATTCTTTGGTAGATCGATTCGAAGATACACAGAAGATGTATAATGCAACAAAAGAAGCTTATGAAGAATATAAGAATTCTCCCGGAAGAAAAGATATGGCGATTGAAGGTAGATATCTGAGAAACCTTAAGAAATACAATATTGCCATGAAAACATTACAAGCAAAGCTTGCACACTATGACTCTCGTGCACAAGCAGAAGCTGAAGAAAAGATGTATAAAGCAAGAATGGAACAACGTCAGAAGATGAAAGAAGAAGCAGAAAGAAAGGCTTCTGAAAGAAAGGAGAATACAAGACCAACTCCCAAACCAGAACCGACACGTCCAACTCCTTCTATTCCAAAGCCAACAACATCTGTTCCAAAAGAAATGCCGAAGCCCGAACCTTCTCCATCTGAACAAAAACCAACGGAAGAGAAACCCAAACCACCAAAGGTTGACACGGGGGATCTTGATTTCTAAAATGATATAATGTGAGGGCCCATATGGGCCCTCTTCTATTTTTTTAATTTTGTATCTATATATAATTAATATGATATAGAAATATATCTATAATATTTCATCCTTATGATCAACTCATAAGAACCTAAGTTGAATGCATATACACATAGGTCGATCATGTAGGATTCCAAAAGGAGGTAATCTTATGAGAAGAATGTTTAGAGAATGCAGAGAGACCAGAGACGTTGAACGTCGCTGGAGCGAAAGACTGGAAGCAGCATCCAAATTTACTCAGTCTGAAGAGTTCAAATTATCAGAGGGAATGTCCCCTGAGGAAAGAGCCAAATATGAAAGAATGGCGAGAGAACACCTGGGTATCCCGCAGGATGCTGAAGTAGACTGGTATGTGGCTGGCAAAATAGCAAAAGAAATTCTCGAAATCAAGCGAGATCAAAAACTTGGCAAAGGGAACATCCTCTTTGGAATCGGGAAGAAAAGCGATGAGGAAATCAAGGAAATCCTCGAAGCGAGGAAGCCTGAAATGCCTAAATTAAGAGAGGTTGAAAAGTCCCTCTCTAACGAAGGCGTACTTAAGGCTGAAACCCAACCGCAGCAGTCTCAGCAGTCTTATTCGGACAAATACCAGGCTGCAATGCAGGCAGCCCAGCAATTGGCATCTTCTGGTTACTATACACTGGAAGATGCCGTTCGCATTGTAATGGCAAATCTCTAAAACAAGCGACCTGAGTAAGTCATTAAACTGCTCAATCATATACAAATAAGTCCAGCTCATGACTTGAGAAACCGAGCGTAATTAAAGGAGGAAATCATTATGTTTGAATTCGGTAATTTTGAAGAAATCCGCGAAATAGACGAAATAGATGAACTCGATTCCAATACTTCTAATGGATACAAGTATACGAGTGCTGAAGTATGGAAGATGGGAAGAGCTGCTATTGAAAAGCTTTTTGAAGCCAACAAAGATATCTTATTCCCAGAGGTTGAAAAAGACCTCTCTAACGAAGGGGTATTGAGAGCTGAAACCAAGGCACAGGCTCAGGCACAGCAGCAATCTTACGATGAAAAGTATAGAGCTGCAATGCAGGCAGCTCAGGAGTTGGCAGCCTCTGGCTATTATACACTGGAACAGGCAATCCAGATTGTAATGGCGAATCTCTAACAGTAAGCGACCTGAGTAAGTCGTTAAAACTGCTCAATCATAAACATAAGTCCAGCTCATGACTTGAGAAACCGAGCATACCCTAAGGAGGTAATTATTATGAAAAATATTGTTCAATTTTTGCAGGCAGTCGAAATCGCTGATATTATCAGCAAAGAGCTTCAGAATGACTCCAGATATCTTGCTGATTATATCCTGGAAGCTGCAAAAGAATCCGGGTATTATATCTGGTCTCAGTCAATGGAGGTTGCTGAATCCGCAGTAAAATTATCAATTCCGGTACTGAAATACGTACCTGAACAAGAGTGTGATGCTTCAGTTATCTATAAAATCCAGGCTGCATTTGTGATCAACAATATCAAACAGTTGGACGAGATGAAGACTGCAGAAAGAAAGGCTCATCAAGAGCCAACTTTCATGTATTTCATCTAACAGAACATCCCTGCTGAAAAGCAGGGAGGTGAGTATATGAATTATCGTATATTGACCTCTCTGCTTTTTTCTTTTCTTGTACACACATATTGTTTAATTGAGGGGGTGATACAATGATATTGTATCAAGCAATACAAACAAGTGCAATGATGTTATATTACTACTACTTGAGTTATAAACGGCTTCCATTACACTTAGACCAAGATGTGTTAAATCAATTTACATCACACATCATACAATTGTTCAAATGGAAATTCCCAACAATGTCATTGACAACTGATGAATTCAATGATCCGAATTTCATATTATTTGATGAACCATTTGATGAAGTATATCAATCAGATACTCGAGAGAACATGTATTCTTCTATGTTGCATGATTTAATTGAATTTCCATTAAAGCATTCGCTTATCATAACAGATGATTATACCATACTACAAATACTACCGATTCCATTTGATAGTTTGGATATCACTCATGGTATGATAATAAACTTCTTCACTCCAATATTGGATAGATAATATGATAACGTAGGCAGGTGAATATTATGACATTTAACATTCAAATTCTAGATATGAATCACAATCACGTCGCAGATGCAATGAATGCATCCATGGAAGATGTATTAAAGTTCCTGAGAAAAGGAATGGTTGTGATTAACATGGCAACTGGATTGGAAATGAGTGAATCCGAATTACTCAATACAGTCGGTGTTGCTGATTGTGTTATGCCAGGATAAATAAAATAATTTTGGCATATATAGTATTACAGTGTATTAGAGATACAATGTATCCTAATCATAAATTAATTATTTTATTACAGGAGGTAATCTATTATGATTACAACAGCAAATCATTCGTTAGCCGCTATCGCTGAATGGGGAAACCAGGCATTCAACAATGTGAATGGAACCACTCCCGAACTTCAGCAAGCTTTCCGCCAGACTTTGAAAGCTGGCATTAAGAAAGCAAATTATCCGAGCTGTGAAGCAGAACTCGGTATCATCGATGAAATCAATGACTTCGATGTGACACCGATTGCCGAACAGATTCCCAATGCAGTTGCCAAGTACATGGCTGAAACAGGTCGTGCACTAAATCTTCCCGCACCGGATGAGAATACAGCACCTGCAACACTCAAACTCATTCACAAGGATGAAACTGTCAATACAGGTATCATTCAGATGGGTGACAAGAAAGGTCAGCCATATGAATCCAAGGTAGCTGCTCATGATGAATACAAAATCAAGAGCAACAACAAACAGTTCAAAGACTAATCAGTATTACAACAATATCCCCCACATATGTGGGGGATGACTTTATGGAGGTTTTTATCATGGAAAATAATGTATTTAAGATGCTCAAAGAACAGATAATGCCAGATATCGAATTCGCATATGATGCATTGATAAAGGTGGTTGACAAATTATATGAGACTTATCCGGATTTAAAATTGACAGTGAAGGGTGTTCCAAGCATGATTAATATCTGTGCTACCTTTAATACTGACGGTAGAACATTTAAATGTGACATGCGTCTCATTCCGCAGATATATACAAATGGAACACCTGTCGCATATATCGGAATAAATGAAGAAGTACAATCAGCTCGAGAACAATTCCATCATATTCCCAATGGATACACGTCAAATTTGACAAATAGTCCAACCGTGAATGTGCAAACAAGTCCAACTCTAGCAGAATTGTCTTCGAGTATCAACAATATTTGTTCCATTGATTATGGCAAGAAATATAAAAATGTCATGAAATACGACAAGGCTGTCAAGCGGTACAACAATGAAGCAATGTTTGATTGGATTTACAATTTCATCAAAGACCTTGATAAAGAGATGGATGATGGTGGAATTCCAATTGACCTGGAGCTGGAATCAAAAATAAGACGCAATGAGTATGATGATGAAGAATATTAATCACACAATGAACAACCGGGGCATATGCCCCGGTTGTTTTTCTTGTGTATTAAACGCCTTTTGCAAGACGTTGAATTTGTTTTGGAATATTGTTATCTGGGAAAGCATTCTGTGGTGTTTGTTTTGGAGTTGTGGTTTGTTGTTTGCTTGATAAGTTGTCCATTTTATCCAGAATCTGTTGTAACAGAATTTCCACTTGTTCCGCACGAACATTGTACGTATGATTCATCATACGATCTATCATTTCATCTTCTGCTTTAGAAGACTTTGTGACAATCACATTCGTAGTAGATGCTCGTGGAAGTTCGTTTGCATCAATCATTAGATTGGATAGATCATTTGTACCGACAGTTTGCATGATCTTGCTTTGGTCAATCGGTGGAATCGGTATCTCGTCACCACTACCAGCAATTCGGTTGTTGATATCTTCCAAGATAGAAGAAGTCTTTCCAACAATATAGTCGCCAGGACAAGATTTATCGGTAAACATTCTATGATACGTCCACGAACCACTGGGATCTCCAGTATATTCGAATTTCTTAATACCATTACGCTTTGCAACGTCAACTGTTAATTGTTTTGCAGATTCCATTGCAGCATCGCTAATTTCCCAACTATTATCATGGTTTTTCTTGTATCTAGCATACGCTTCCGGTTTATTTGCGATTTCAATTGTAACAGCTTTTTCATCATTATCTGGACTGCTAGATGTGTTTGGTACATTACTTTCATCTACAAACAAGCCAATTTTACCACTACCATCAACACCATATGTTGCAGAAACACCGGATCTGCCATTTGGATTTGTTTTTGCAACATCTCCAGATGTTCCGGCAAATGTTTTCTTTAAGTCATCCAAGGTATCTCCATTACTATTTGCCCATGTATGCCATGTCATTTTTGTAATCGGACCAGGTCTTGGACCAGAGTGCATATCCTTTTCACCTTTACGTTCGGTAATCAGATATGAGGGATCAGCCAATGAAGAATTGGTGAATCCAGATGTTCCACTGCTAGTTGTTAAAGAACCTGTGCTATTCACATTTGTTCCTGATGCTGATGTGGCACTTTGTGAATACTTATTTGCATCCACATAGTTTGCAATACCACCGATAGATCCAAATGCATAACTGGAGAAGCCTTTTCCTTGACCACTGTTACGTGCAATACCTGTGTAGCCATATGTTTTCGCTGCCCAGTTTACTGCAGTTGGATGTTTACCAACCTGATATCCCAAGATACCTCCCGCATTAGTCGATCCAGCATTAATAGTTCCAGCTACCAATGAATTATTTGGACGAATGACATAGTTGTATTTTCCACCTAAGGTGTCAGCGTCATTCATAACTGTTGAAATGGATTCACCATTTAGAATACGATTTGCAACACTTTGTGTGATTTTAATTGCATCTGTGGATCCATAATTCCAACCTTTCAGTTTACCATCGATCATTCCATAACCTATTTCACCATGACCTGTTCCAGCGCCATAGTCTGGATGAACAAGGATGTCACCTGGTTGTACACCTTCTTTTCCAACATTTTCCCATGGTATTGCTTCGAAATCTTGTGTCTCTTGTCCATCTTTTGTGACAGGATATTGCATACCCTTTTCTGCACGATTTCTCAATCCAGAAGCACTGATGTTGTTTGTATCATAACCTAGATAATCAAATGCATATTGATACATGCCAGTGCAATCGATACGACCATGCAATGTTTTACCATCTAATGTAATCGGAACGGTTTTGCTCATATTATAATCGTGATGACCTTCTACATCTGTTTGATGGATTACTCTATTGAGTGTATTGATCCATGGACTGCTTGCCAAATCAGTTGTTACATTAGCACCAAACTGACCACCGTTTACGTCAACCATACCACCATTTGTTCCCTTGAATCGTTCATATGCTTGTTGTGCACGTTCACGACGTTTAGATTGTGCTTGACCATTGCAACGTTCAAACTTATCCATCCATGTATCTGAAGCTGCTTGTACAGAACCAACATTTTGCATTGCGGAGTGTGCTTTCTTCTCGCTATTCTCCAATTCACTTTTCATGAATTCCAATTGCATTGGTAAGTCAGCAATCGACTTTCCATCCGATGTGGCTTTAGATAACATATTTGTTCGACGACCACCAAGCCATTGTGCAATACCGTATGGATCATTTGTACCAAGTGGCCAACTATGTGTAGAATCAAATTTGTCAACTAAATCTCTGTTGAAGCTATCGGGTTGTGAGTGGTCGGATCCACCTTGTACATAGACTGCCATCGGATAATATCCGCTTTCTGCGGAAAGGTTACCCATGACACCAGCAGCTGCCATTTCAGAATATCCCAAGTTATTTCTCAGATAATTCCAAATAATACCCATATTCGTATCTTGATTGGAATATGTGGAATATGCATCAGGACCACCAGTACCAGTTCCGATTTGTGCAGCATTCTCGGCATAATTGGTTTGTGCATTTGTTTCATAAGATGATGGTGCAACTGCATAACCATTTCTCAATAACCAGTTATAGACACCGACAGCAGTACCAACATTCTCTGCCAATCCTTTTGTGGTATAAACTTTCGGAGGTTGTAAGTCACCTTGATAGAAGTATGTGGAACCTTCAATCAAGTCAGTATTCAGTTTATCTGCATAACGATCACCAGGGCTAAGTGTAAACCCAGCTCTACCAGTTGTTTCTTTAAAGACAGATTCGCCACCCTTTTTCACAATATCATTACGATATGTTCCTGAAGTGGTTTTACCATCCATTGGAGTCATTCTCCAATATCTATCTTTAATATACTTCAATTGTTCTTCTACGCTATTTGCAGCAACACCTGATTCAACCCAGTTCATGATACCTTCCGCACGTTGACCAGATCCATCATACGTTGTTGCAGTTAAGCTCTTTGTCCCAACCAGTTTTTTTGCACCATCTTCCCAGATACCTGTGGAAATGATTGTTGCAATTTCAGCTGGTGTCATACCAGCGGCCGCACCTTTTTGGATAAAGGCTGGCCATTCATCGGCATATTTCTTTGCATAAACGTCCCAAGTGTTACCACTTTCAAGCGAACCTTCAAATGGGATTTCACCTTGTACGGCTCCAGCAGATGCAGTAGGCTGATGGTACTTAAAGTATGTTAATGGATTAACCCATGAACCATCTTCATTACCGTGTCCAGGTGGATTGATTTGATAGTGGACATGTTCTCCAGTAGACTTACCTGTTGAACCAATTACACCAAGCAACTGACCGGGAGTAATTGTATCACCAATATTCACTGTTGGCTTATCACGCATATGTGCATAACGGTGGAAGTATCCGGCAGCATCTTCGAACTGTACGGAGTTGCCCCAACCACTATCGCTAGTTTGATCGTATGGAGAATTTGCATTTCCTTCATTCGCATATCGAACGTCAATTACTTTACCACCTGTAATTGCATGTAACTCAGATTTACCAGCTTGCATAGTAGATGCAGGATATGTGAGGATGTCAACGCCTTGGTGTGATTCATCTGTGCTACCAGTACCAGTTTTGTCAGGAGTAGAACGTCTTGTATACCAACCACCATTTTGGGAGAACGCATATTGTGTTGCACCAGTTGTATCACTTGCACCACTTGTTTGCCAGAAGAATTCATGAACTGGTGATTTGGATAATGTGGTACCACCATCTTCAGTAATGTCTGTATCAAAGATGGTTGGCTGATATGCGTCCGTCCACATGACAGCACCGCCATCAGAAACAAACTTACCAGCGTATGGGTCATTGTAAGAGGATTCTACGATACCACCGCCTTGACCGAGAGCAGCATTTAACATACCGCCACTCCATGTACCGGTCTCGGCATCGTATTCACCATAAATAGAAGACATACTACCTTCGGATGCATCTACCATACCATTGACTTTCATGGCATTCATGATGTTCGCATTGTTCTTAGCAACAGCATTCAGGTATTTACGTTTAATACTTTCATTTTCCCACATGGATTTTATCCGTGCTTCATAATGTTCATCTGTTTCTGTTGCAGCCTTTGGATTATTCTGACGAAGTAATTCATATGCTTGTGATGCATAACGTTCATATTCTTCATTACCAACTGCTTCACGAATTACCTTTTCAACACGTTTCTCTTCTGCTTCCTTCACTGATTCCTCTACTTCAGAATCTTCATTTGCAGAGAACATTTTCAGAATATTAGAGAAAATGCCAGTGAGTCCACTCATCGCATTCTTAATACGTTCGGAGAAACTATCACCTTCAATTTTTGGTATGACACTCGGATTTGCATCAGCGGAGAGCTTTTGTTCTGTGCTGATATATCCTGTACTACCACCGGGTGGTGCTGTAATAGAAGTTGTTCCACTAGTTGTTCCAAGTGAACCTGCCGTTCCAGCTGTATCTGCAATCTCTGAATTACCAGATGTACCAGATTCTAGATTCTGCAACAATGGATTTGCATCTTTAATCTTATTGAAAATCTTACTCCAGCTCCAGTTCTTACTATTGGAATACCATGAATCAAATGTCGGTGGTTGTGAAGAAGGATTCTTACTCATGTAATCTTGTACATAATCTTTATACAAAGCTTCCAATGCTTCAGATGCAGAGTTTGCAAAGAATTCTTCAATGGATGGAGGATTCGACGATGGATTTTGCTGCATATACATTGCTAAATACTGTTGATACAATGGCTCAAGTACCCTGCGACGAGCAGCTGTTAATTGTGCTTTTGCAGTAGCTGCAGTAATTGTAACTTTATTGTGTGAATAAATAGATTGAATAGCAGCAGTCTTTGCAGTTTCTACTTCGCGTGGATCTTCCACTTGTCCATACTTATTTCTGTTTAATGTGTTTAATACAAATTCCGCACGTTTATTTTTCAACCAAGCTTTGATTGCGGGAAGCACTTGATTTATATTAGATGCAGTAATCTTTGCATCATTCAATTGAGATGCAAGCCAATTCCATTTATCACCCTTCCATGATACAGGATCACTCTGATTCCACATATTGTCAATTACTGTCTTTTCATCACTTGTTAATTCATCATAGAAATGTTTTGTGGTCGTTTTGGTAAATGTATAATAACCGGATGGTCCGGCACCATACAAATGATACCAAGCAGCATTTGCTCCACGAACATCTCCAGAACCATATAGACCAACAACTGAAGAAGATGCCAATTCATTTGCAGAACGACGTTCTACTCGACCACTTAATGGATTGGATACATAAGCACCACCAGCATGGTCCGTACCAACGACGTTGATGTAGTGTGTGTTTCCAGAACGTGTTCCGAATCCAGCACCACTACCAACAAGTGTAACAGGGTTATTTGGAGTTGCACGATTCAAAGATTGTGATGTCACACCACCGACCTGATATCCCATACCCATGGATGCAGCTGTATCAATAAATCCACCAACACTTGTACCACGAGAAGACGAATAACTACCAGAGGATGCCATGCTACTTGCTAATGCACCAGCATTTACATTTCCACCACGTCTGTTTGCAGCATCCGCTAATGCAACAGGACCACATCCACGTTGACTCATATTCAGATAAGATCCATATCTACCTTGAGAATCACCAGAACCAAAGTAATCACGATAACCACTCGCTGATGTTGTCGTAACTGGTATTGTTGGGATTGTCACAGTTGTATTAGTATTCGTATTATTAGTAGGATCATTAGAAGTTTCATTGGCAACTGGTGTATTATCTTCTGCAATCTCAGAGGATGTTGTTGTGTCAGTAGCATCAGGATATAGTGATGAAATATAGAAAGGCTGTCCTGTTGTGAGATAAGATACCTGGTTTGCTTTCGATGTGACACCTTCAGCTTGATATGCCATGCCAGACGCCGATAAACCAATTGATGTTTGGAATAAGGCTGCACCAGCAGCAGTGGATCCGGCAGCGACTAATTGTAATGCATCAGCAGCAAGTTGTTGTCCATAATAAGCTTGATTATTACCAATCGACAATTTTGTCAATGACTCAATCGATTCCAATGTCGGAACAACATCTGTTTTGAATGATGCATACATCGGAATGAATACCTTAGATGCCATCATCATTTGTTTATTGATATGCTTGGTTACATTACCCAACATCATTTCTTGATATGCATTACTATTTTCCATCGACGGTTCTACTGTTTCTTCTTGAACAGTTCTCGTCTTGTGTAATTCATTCCAAATCGCTTCTAAGAATGGACCAAATGTTTCGATTGGATTATATCGCTGATCCTCACTATAGGTATCACCAGAACCACGGATAGAATCCATCGTACCACCAGTTGATGGAATAGGTGTTGCAATCGCATTCGATTGATCGGATTTCAATCCAGAAGCGGATGCATCAGATTTGGTTTCTTTATTTTTACCAGTCAATGCACCAACCGACGAATCAATTTGTTCTTTTGCACCTTCTAGTGTTTCTTCTGAAGCATTAAACATATCTGTTCCTGCTTGTTTAATCTTCTTACCGGCACTTCCCGTAAATGGCATTAAATCTATAACAGTACCAATACCTTCTAAGATTTTACCGAGAACCATTTGTAGACCGCCAATTGCACCTTGTATGCCCCCTGCGATAATACCGAGAATATTTGCAACCTTTGTCAAGAGCCATGTCGCACCATCAATGAATTTTCCCAATGGTCCATCTGTCACATACCAATTGATCAACATTGTTGTCAGATTTAATAATGGATTGAGAATTGGCATTAATGCACCTATCAAAGAACCGACAGCTTGCAAAATAGGAGTTAATACTCCTTCTAATATATCACCGATGGATTCTACAATCGTTCCAATTGCTGTTAAAACAGGTCCGACAACATCCATGACAAGATCCAATATCATGTTAATTGGTCCAACCAGCACATCGATTAATCCTGTTAGCACATTTAAAATGGGATCAAGTGCTCCTATGATTCCACCTAATAAATCACCAACTAGATCAACCAATACATTTAGCACTGGCATTAACGAATCCACTAATTTAACAACTAAATTTGCAATATATTTAATGGAGTCACCGACGGCTTTTAATAGCTTCTTAATGGTTCCTGTCAACTTCTTAAATGCTTTATTCAATGGCTTAACCGCAGTTGTCAATGTTTTTTGTACAAGATCCATGATGGCTTTCACAGCAGTTAATGATGCAATCGCAGTCAATATCATTTTACCGAAACCCTTTAAGATACTGCCGATTCCTTTTACAACCCTCAGTATACCTCCCAATGCTCCGACGCCTCCGGACGCAGGTGCACCAATTGTTGGATCACTTGTTGTGGTTCCGTCTTCAGAATCACCTTTCTTCTTAAAGAATTTATTTTTGATATTTGAGAAGAAGCCGCCACCAGACCCTCCATTTGTGCCTGCTTTCACACCTTCTTTGGAACCCTTTTCGGAACCTTCACGTGTACCTTTCTCTGCAGCTTTTGCTAATGCTTTTGCTTCTTTTTCAGCTCGTTTCTGTGCACGTCTCTCTTCTTTCTGTGCCTTCTTTGCTTCTGCACGTTTCTCACGTTCTTCTTTACGTTTTTCACGTTCCTCTTGTGTTCCCCAGATTTGTGTCCATCCTTTTTTCACATCATTCATACCGGATTTCATTCCCTTTTTCACCAGATTCAATGCTGGTGTGAGAACTTTCTGTCCGATAAATCTAAATGCCGCACCTAATTTCTTTTTAATCCATGCACCAATGACTCCAATTGCCGGAAGAATGTATTTGGAAATCGCACTACCGAGAGGGGATTTACTAAGAGCACCGTTCACTTTGTTCTTGATACTATTCTTCATGTTAGTACCCCACATGGTGAACATCTGGCTCAGTTTGTTACCCAATCCTTTATTCTTCATTTGAGAGGTGATACGTTTTAAGAATGGCAAATCACTTGCGAGATCACCATCTGAAGCTTGTGTTTGTGCCATCTTTGTTGCAGTATCAGAAATGATTTCATCTTCTTTGGAAGTTTCTTCTCCTGCTTTTTTGTCATCACCACGACCATAGATGTTATTTAAGATAGAAGGAATATTACCACTACCTGTTGTATTTTTCACATTAAGATGGTTAATAGCACTGATGATGCCTTCCAGTTTTCCAAACAAATTTGTTTCGAAATCCGCACTAATACCAGCAGTTTCTGTTTTGGAAACCTTGGTTGCATTAGACATCTTGGTTGCATCAATGTCTTCACGAATGATACCTGCTTTCGCCCTTTTGTCCTTTTCAACAATCTCGACATCTTTCTGCTGTTCTTCATTCTTCTTCAAGTTTTTGTCGGCTAGTTCTCCAGCCCAATCATTTGGATCTTTTACACTACCTCTCTTCAATTTACTTTTATTTGCTTCTTCATATTTTTTTTCTTGCTCTTTATATTCGTCCGTCTCTTTGATTCTAGCTATTTCAGCATCACGTCGTTCATTTATGTTAGTTTGTGCAGTTCTGACTTGAGCATTGTTTTTAAAAGAATTTATGATGTCTTCTTTCGTGAGGTTCTTACTTGCACGACCCATGGCTGCATCGTCATTTTTTCGTTTTATATCAGCTTCGGTTGCTGATTGTAATATTTTAAATACATCCGCCATGAATGTTCCCGGTGTTTCTGTAGACCCTGTAAAAATATTTGCTCCAGATTCTGGATTATTAATGGCTAACCTTAATGAATTGAACCATGTATTGAAATCATCATCACCAGCCAATCCAAAATCCGGATTGGATGTGCATATAGATTTTATTGTTTCCCAATCAAAAATTTGTTGGAATTCAGTTGCATTTTTTACTTCAATCGGATCACCCATATATCTGATTAAAACTGCCGATGAGAATGCTTCCTGATAGTTCAGTGCCTTCGTCTTTATACGATGCTGCAGTTCAGATTCGATTTGCTGTCTCTTTTTCTCTCGCATTTGTTTTTTTGCTGTTACATCAAATGCTTTCCTTGTATATGTTTGACCATTATTTGAAGCTTCTTGTTCCAATTTGGTTTGTTCCTCATTCCATGCGGCTTCGAGATCAGTATCATTTATTTTTCCAGCTTCTACACCAGATCTCTTTTTCAAATCCTTATTGATATTGGCTTGATGATCTGTGCTATTAATCGCGGTAATATTAGAACTTAAGGCAGCATCTAATACACGTTCTTGTGAATTACGAGAACCATGTTGTGAAACATGACCATTCGCATGATCCCAAGCAACCCCTGTCATGGATTGTGCAATGACTTTCAAATATCCAGGAATGATTTCTGTGATGGATTGTCTGGTGATACCATCAAAGACAGCTTTGTCTCTGTTATATTCATTCTTGATTTCAGCTTGATATTCACCAACTGTACTAGATTTCAATGTTAATCCTTTATTTAATGCTTCGGATAACATATCGCCGAAAAATGGAATCTTGCCCAATGCATCATTGAGTTTCTTATTTCCACCTAATAGCACATTGGAGATTGCATCACCAATCATATTATTGAAGCTGCTTCCAATTGTATTGAGTGAATTATTTGCAAACTTTTCAGAAAAATTGGTTTGTTTACCACCAATCAATTCTGTAAGAAAGTCGATACCACTACCAACAGCTGCTCCAACTTTACCAGTCTTCTTATCCTTTGTATCACTCAATAACATACTGATGATACCTGCTGGTGTTAATGCATCTTTTCCCATCGATAACATCTGTGCAACGATATTGTTTGTTGCAGCATCTTTCACATTGGATTTCATTTGGTTAAACCATGAACCCAATGTCACACGTCCATGTGAATCAATTGCCGATTGATTCTGTGCTTTCATTTGTTCTTCTTCAATTTGTGTTTGGGTTTGTAATAACTTACCCAATGCATCAATCTTTTCACCAATACCAATGATGGATTTGTTCATATTGTTTAATGATGTTACAATTTCACTTGCACGACCATCGATATGGGATACGATCTCAGCAGCATTGATCATGGATGCTTCTGCTTGTTTTGCACCAATTTGGTACATTGCATTCACTTGTCCACGAGCAATGTCTTTCATGCTTTCTTCATCCGCAATTTTCGAACTCGGAGATTCTTGTTCTCCGTCACCATCACCTTCACCAACTTGGAAACCGGCATCAAAATCAGAATCATTACCTCCGTTCAACAAACCATATTCATCAGATTCATCAGAACGTTGCATGAACCAATCTAATGCTTTCTTACCACCATTTTGTTTGATATCCGCAACAATATCAACTACTTTGGATTTTCCTTGGGTTAATTGGTCACCGACTTCTTTTGCATCATTGATAAAGGTTGTGATGTTTTCAGTATAATCACTAAAATAATCCTTAGCAACTTCTTTACCAATATAAAGAATCTGTCCGGGAATATTCGGAATGAAACTACTACCTTTTTTTGCCATATATCATCGGCACCTCCTTTAAGATATTTTATAATATAGATACAGCGGGCATTGCCCGCTGTATGACGATTATCATTAATAAGTTGGAACATTAAATGGCATATTGAAGCCCTGTGTGTCATTTGAATGCCTCATTCGATCAATGCGCGCTTTATTTTCTTGATCAAATCCTTGGTCGATTTTGGTTTTAATCTGAGAACCGATATTTCGTGCTGTTTGATTAATATCGGATGCAAGATCAGAGCCAGCATTAGAGCTAAGATATTGACCTGTGTCTCGGAATCTTTGCCCAATATTTTGTTGCACAAGACCATTTCCATTGTCAGCTTGTGCAATCTTCATTGTTGCCATATTTGCTCTGAAATTACTTTCATCTTGATTAGCTCTCTGATTTAATTCATCTCGTGCATTTTGAACACCTTGTGCTGTATTTGACATCATATCTTTAAATGCATCCTTAGTACTCTTCTGACCAGCTCCAACTGTAACAAATGTCGTTTTGATTGGTGGTTCTTTACCCTTGTTATTAGGATCCGCTCTCCAATTATCCATCATTTGTTTCTCTTCAGGTGTCATTTCAACTGGAACTTCTTCACCCATTTGATTCTGAACAAGTTTCATTTCTACTTTATCACCACGAGTTTCAGATACAAATGCTTCCCAAGACTGAATAAAGCCATTTAAAACATTGGAGACAAAGGATGTACACCATATTGTTAGTGAATTTAGACCTATCATCGTTGGTATGAGAAGTTTAGATTTACCAATAAATCCAACTGCCAATCGTGTCCACATACTATGTCTTTGTTCTAACTTAACACCTGCTTTTTTGTCAGAATTAATTTTAAAACCAATCTTCTCACCATTCTCATTTGTTGAAGTTTTCATTACACCACCAGAGAGATCCATTCCGCCTTGTGTGGTTCTCTCTACAGTTCCAAGATTCTGAGTTCCTGACAATAGATCAACCATGTTACTTGCAAATGTATCCGGTTTGGAAAATGCATCATCGATTTTATTGATTATCATTTGTAAATTTCCCAACAATCGATTTTCATTAACACCAGCGTACACTTTCGTTTGTAACACAGCCATTAGTGTGTTTGTCGGATTGGTATTTTCACCATTTTGATCCATTCCACGGAAAAAGTTGTCCAGATTGTTTAAAGCATTTTCTGCTTCTTCTATATCTTTAGAACCATTTACCTGTATTGCTTGATCAATTACGGCATTACAAGTTTCTGCTGCAGAACAAAATACATCAGCAATGTTCTTCAATGATTTCGCACAAACATTAACAACAGCTGTGGCTGCATTATCATTATTATCCGGCGCTTTCATTCTGCGATATGTTTTTGTAATAAGATCCAAAATAATCCAGAGCCATGGTAATGATGTAACTGCACTTGTTCCAGGAATATGTCCACCAAGCAAATCATTCATGCCTGCAAATACCTTTTGGATCGGTTCAGGTATCGGGAGACCGAAAAGTGTTAATGGTGGTCCGATCACAAATATCTGATCCACAGGAATTGTAGATGTACCATCTTTTGTTTTTGATAATTCTTGGATAAATTGACCAAGATTGTCAATTTCAGCACCATGCATCTTTAGATTCTTCATAATGTCAAGCCATCTGATATTCGTTGTTTGATAAGCGAAGCTGCCTTTTGCACCAACTTCATTATCCATGCTTCTCGTGCCATCCATCACATAATCACCAAGATTGCTGACATTTAACACACTCAGCGACTCCATCAATCCGATAAATCCCTTTCCTGTGTCCGGAAGGGGGATAACTCCCATGTGCTTTTCAGTAATCTTTCCGATAATAAATTTGGCAGCATCTAATACACCTTCTTGGACAACTTCATCACCCGACTCTTGTACGACCATCTCATTTGGTTCTGTATATTTTATAAATGCCGCTTGCTGAACTGTTGGTGCACTATTGGAATTTGCACTTTCATTTGCAAATGCTTCCAATCCCTCAATCAAATCTGGATGTTCATCGCCAGCCTTTTCAATCGCAGCTTCATTCTTTTGCTCAATTGCAACAGATGTTTTATCCATAATCCTTCCCATTAATTTGGAAATTCCTTGTGCAATATCATGAATCAATTTTTTTACAAAATCAACGAATTTCTGCCAATTCGTTTTTGGAACCTCACCATTCTGTTCTTGTTGCTGTTGTTGATTTTCGGCTTCGGATTGATTCTCACTCGAGGCAGGTTGCTGATTTTGTGGTTGTTGATTTTCTCCAGCATCAGGCTGTTTTACATCTTGTTTTGGTACATTATTGGCATTGGGTTGTTGTACCACAGCAGGTGGTTGTTTTTGTTCAGCAGATGCATCAGGTGCACTATTTGCAGAAGGAGCTTCTGGTTGTGGTTGAGGTTTAGGTTGTGGCTGAGGTTGAGGTTGTGGTGTTGGATTCGGCTGAGTTTCACCATCTTCCTTAAAAATAAATGCATCATGATATGGATCTACTTCATATCCATTTTCAAATAGATACGATTCCATTGTGATTTGTTTATCATAAAACATGATCAATTTTTCAAGAACATCCATCTCCGTGTAAAAAGTCTGAAGTTCTATATCTTCTTTATATATCACATTTTCCACCTTCAATCATATTATGTTGCATTAGCAGAATTGACACCATTCACAACAGTTTGTATTACATCTCCACCAATACGAATAATGTTTATGATATTATTTACAACCGACATGATTCCTTGACCAACCTTGGTTAATACACCTAGAATCTTTTGCAACAAACCTTTGCTTTCTTGGTCTTCTTGTATTCCCATTTCTGCACGAGCTTTTTGTGCAATTCCTTGTGCAACTCGAGCAGATGTCTGCATTCCAAAAATGGGATTGCTTGGATCATTAAACCAATTAACAAGTTGCTCAGACTTCTGTTTTAATTGGGTCAGTAATGGGTTCATGGTTTGATCATTCATATCTTTTACGAAACGTTCACATTCTGACATTGCTTGATCTTCTTCCGGTGTAATGTTTGAGACTTGCGTTTGTTGTGGAGTTGCAAATAATGCGGATGGCTTCACAAATTTCTCATACCACAAATTCATCACACGAATCGTTTGTTCTGATTCTTTATCTTCAACCAATGTGAAGTTTTGTAAGATATTCTGCAATGATTGTTTGATATCCGGTTTTGGAGCATTTGGATCTGATTTGGGAATACCTTGTTGAAGCAATTGTATTTTTTTGGAAAGTTCTTGGTCACTCGATTGACAAGCTTTTTCGATCAATTCATATCTTGGAAGCTGTGTGATTTTATTTTTATCACGAGCATCTTTAATTTTGTTACTAACAAAATCCCATAACTTTCCAGCACCAATACCTGCAAGCAAACCAACACCTGTTAACACAAGACCGCTTCCACCAAGAGCAGTAGCTCCGGCAACCATACCAGCTTTTGCCGCAGTAGTCGCAACCTTTTTTGCACCATTTTCTACCATACCAAGGGCAGACCTTTTTGCAAGTTCTGCATCTGACAAATTGTCTTGACCAGTTGCAGAAGCCATGACATTTTGTCGTGCAATTTCATTACTTGCTGCAGTTCTTGCACCTTTCGCTCCCATGACAGCACCAAATGCAGTTCCCAATTCTTGATAAATTTCATCAAATGAACGGAAATCATGTATGGAATAATCCACCTTTGTTTCTTCTCCAGTTGGCACAGTTGAAGATGGTTGATCAGCTACAGGTGTTTCTGTATCCGTTGTCGGTGGTTGACCACCACCCTGTGTTCCCTTCTTGGCTTCAATCTTTTGTAGCAATGTATCAATCTCTTGATCTGACATATTGTCGACTATATTCGAAAATTCCTGTTTGCTTTCAGCAAGTTTTTTGTCAACAATTTTCTCAATACATTTCGTAATCAAATTTGGAATCCACATAAAAATCTTTTTAACAGTATCAATGATTTTTTGTAAGAATCCTGGTTCTTGATTATTAGTATTATTTTCAGCATTTTCGTTGGGTTTATCATCATTTGACACAACGGGCTCTTCTCCAGTTTCAGGTTGCTGATTTTGTGGCTGCTGATTTTCTCCAGCATCAGGTTGTTTTACATCTTGTTTCAGTGCATTATCACCAGATTGTTGTTGTTGTACCACAGCAGGTGGTTGTTTTTGTTCATCCTGAGATGGAGCACTATTTCCTACCTCAACCTCAGCATCTGTCTGTCCGTTATCAGTTGTAGATGTATTGTCGGGTGGTGGTGTTTCATCTTCCATGTAGTAACCCATGTTCTCCATGTAAATTCTCATTGACAATTCTTTCTGATAGTATTCACATAACTGAAGAAGTGATTCTGTATCATAAAATACCTGCACATCATCAATTTCACAAATTACATTACTTAGATTCATGTCAATCCTCCTTTTCTTTGATTCCATAATCCAATAAACAATATTCTTTGTACAAATAGTCCATTTGACTCATCGCAACATCAATCAATCCTTGTTCTTGTTCATATATGATATTATCAAAATAATTCAATTTCTTTCGCCCTTTCTGTATTAGAAGAATTGAACCAATTCCAAATCGTCATAATGGAAAGATTGTGTCCATTTATCAACAAGCTCTTTACGTGCTGCTTCTGCACCACTCCAGTCATCAATCTTAACATTGATTTCTTTAAATGCAGAACCAACTTGATTCATATTCTTTAATTGATTATACAGAACTCGTTGTACATCTAATACAGCAAGTTCCATGAAAGATTCACGACAAGATTCTGGAATCGTTTCACCAGTTAAGTCGTGTTCACATTTTACCACAAATTTCACAAAAATGTTTTCGGGGAAATTGAATAATTGTATCTTATTATAACCCAGCCATTTAGATGTTGGAGTGGTTTGGGTAATGCCTGCATACTTATTAATGGCAGCACCAGTTTGTGTTGCGTTTAGAATATCCTGTGGATAATAAGAACCGAATCCGACAAATGGTGAACCAACCGTAAAAGCATTTGTTAAAATCTCTCCATCTTGATTTGTAGCAGACGCCACGTAGGCGTCTGCATAAATCACTGGTGTTGTTGTTAATGCTTCGGGTACATAATAGATGCAATTCTTCTTTGCAATATCATCCGGAGAACGAAGTCTCTTCTTTTCTTCAAATCCTTCTTTGATCAAAGGTTTAAATTGAGAAAATGTCCGGATCGATACTTTTAAAATTTCTCCGATCACATTCTCTGTGGAATCTTTATATGGTAATGCAATTGTGTTCAAACCCAATGTGAGTTTGATATCATTTGTTACATCGGAGATATTCATATTACATCACACCTTTGTTAAAAATTAACCACGTTTTGCTTTTCTTCTCGCAGATAATGCATCGGCTTTCGCCTGTGCTTTATCCGCAGCTTCTTGCGCTTTTCTTGCTTTTTCTTCCAAGTCTGCTGCTTGTTTTTCCTTATGATCAGCTTTACGACGTTTACCATTTCTGATGTCATAATAAGCAGTCGCTTCATCATGTGCTTGATCAAATTTATCACGATACTCTTTACCAAATTCTTTACCTGCCATCTTAACAAGTCGCTGAATTTCTTTCTCACTGTAATCACCAGATGCACGAAGTTTTTCTTCATAACTCTGTTGTCCAGCTTTGATCGTATCGTTTTTACCCTTAGACATCACATGGTCACTTGTACCAAACAACCTCTGTCCTTCAGCACCTTTATGTTTTGCATAATTTGCATCAGCAGCAGTTAATTGAATTGCTTGCACTTCTTGATTCATGATTTTTGCCGCATTCATAACAGCTTTCATCGGACCTGTCATTTGACCAAACGCTTGATCAACTGCTGGACCTTTTTCTGGATCGGAATACAATTGATTCATTGTCTTCTGCAAGTCGGTGAAGGCATTATTCATTTTTCGACACATGTCTCCAGCCATAAAGAAATAAGTTTTCCAAATAGAAGGAGGGGATTGCACATTCTGATTCAATGCTTTCATCAAAACTTCTGAGCTCTGATTCAATTGTTGAATCATATTATTTCCCTCTGCGATAATCTGCTGTGCTGAAAATCCCTTTAACTTCTTTGCAATCTGACTAATTAAACCAGTCAAAGCTTGCATTGCATTTACACTGTCTTTTGACATGTGTGTGGGAATGTTTCCTTCTCTGAACCAGATTCGATAGAACTCCTCCAATTTACCAGTATCCACATTTGCTGGTTTTGAAGGTTGTGCGCCGCTTGTTGAATCATCCATTGGTCCTTTGAACATACCACTGGATTTATTCTGCCAATTTGTCATAATTTGAGAAATGAATTCATCTTCAGATATGCCACTGGATCTGGCTTTTTCAACAACTTGTGTCGCCTTATCAACAATTCCCTCTGTTTGTTTACCGGAAAAGAATTCGCCAATCTTTTTGAAGAATCCCATAATTGCATCAAAAATTCTTTGGAAAATGTTCCTTTTCTGTGCTGGATTACCCCCTGAGGGTTTCATTATTTTTGTTTGAGCAGATGTCGCACTGGCATTTGTAGCACCAGCCTGTGGACTTGGAATGGTGCTTCCAGGAGTTGGTTTAATATTTCCTGGAGCATTTGGATTCGGAGCCGGGGCTGCAGTTGGTGCTTGTGTGGGGGCAGGTGCCCCACCACCAGCCGGTGGTTGTGAACCAGCCGGGGCTGGAGGTGCTGGGTTTTGTGTTGCTTCAGAATAATAAGATTCTAGAAGATTGCATTTTTGAGCATATTCGAGAATTGCAATACATGTATCAAATTCACTGGAATATTTTTCCAATTCCAGTTCTCTCATCATAAAATCGGTCATATCAATACCTCCTTAAGATCAGTCTTCTGGCATCTTCTCACTGTCTCTGAGTTGACCACGTTCATTTCTTACAGCAGTGGAGAATCCAACCGTTCTCTGGTTCTCGATATTACCGCCAGCCTGTTTAATCATTTCAATAATAAGCTCGCAACAATGAACAGTGTAATCCAGACCTTCAGATGTCATAGCAACTGCTTCTTTCATTTTTGTCATTGCTTCAGCTAATGCTTTCACACCACTCATGTATGCACCTTGTGCACGAGGATCAATTTCAGCATCTTTCTTCTGTAATGCCTTTACAATTTTTGCAAGCTGAGAAGTTCCAGAACCACTTACTTCATGCTGAAGATTTGTGAGTGTATCATTCATATGGTTCAATGTATCAGAAATTGCATCATACGCCTCAGTCAATTGCTGACCTGTAAAGCTTGTATGATCATCACTCTTAATGGTTTCTGTCATTTTATTATAGCACTCACGAAGTTTATTAGCTTTCGTCTCTAGAGAACGTGCCCATCCCTGTGCTTGATTGAATCCAATTGTGTATTTATCACCATGATCATTGACGTGACCACCACTTGAAGTAACTTTATTGTCAGCTCTATCAAGTTTGCCACACCAATCATTCAAATCGTCAAGTGCTTTGCTTGCATTATTTAATGCAGAAACAAATTTCTTATTAAGAATCGGAAGTCCTTTAAATTTACCAGTAACAGCTGCATCAACAGCAGTCTTTGTGAATTTTTCATCAACGACTTCTTTTACTGTCTTTTCTTTCTTGAGTCCATCTGTAGACTTGGCCTGGTTTGCCCAGCTTTCAAAATTACCGTCTGAAATATTTGCCGGAAGCGAACCGTTACCTCTATTTGAATTGCGGCCTCCACCAGGAAGCTGATGATCGGTTGCTACACGACCTCTACTACCAGAATCAACAGATGAACTGCGACCCGTTCCCCCATCGTTTTCTTGTCTTGCACCACCCGGAAGCTGATGACCTACGGACACAGGTCTTCCATTTTTATTACCAGCAACAAATGTACTTCCAGCCTTTGGTGATGCCTGTCCAGGTCCAGGAAGCTGACGACTAGTACTGAGTGCAGATCTTGTCGCAGATGACAATGTACTTCCAGAACGAATGCTTGAGGTAAATGTCGGAGTACTCCAGGAAGAATTAATTCTGCTTCTAGTTCCAGAACTTGCTCCAGATACAGCTCTTGCGGCAGTGTGTACAGTATTTCTACGACGAGTCAATCTACGAATCAACCATCTGAAGAAATTGATAATTGCCATAATCAGACGAGGCAGGAATAGCAGAAATCTTGTCAACATTCTTTCACCAGGCTGTCTTGCAAGTCTTTCATTCGCTTGATCAATTGCACGGTCTGTTTTTACACGATGTTCATACATACGAGCTCTTACTCTTGTCCCAAATCCAGGACCATTATTTGTTGTAGCAGCTTCCATTAAGAACTCCTCAGGAATGATAGATTCATCGAAATCGTATTGCTCCAAAATTGTAGAATTCTTAATACAATCATTCATTAAATCATAAGCTGTATCCAATTCAGCAGATACGGCATATTCGTTAATAATATCAAACATTGTTTGTGTCATAATAATCAATCTCCTTATCTATTATATTTTGAATTTGCTTTATGCATCACTGGTGTGGTTGGGTCATTATAATATACGCGAAGTTCCGATGAAATGGATTGATTTGTGGTCAACCACATGTAGATTAGCATATCATCATGATTCACCTTTGCCAATTTCTTATACTGTTTTTCCGTCACTCTTGCGACATTTAATGTTTCATTATCCACACTCTTTTTCATCGCACGAATAAAAGCATTTAGTTCTTTAGAACGTTCGATGAATTTATAATTCAAATCGGGAAATTCAGATATTGTGATTTTCTTACGATACTTATCACTCTCAAACATCTTGTTGTAAAATGTATAGGTGGATTCCAATACTTTGTGTTTATATGTCTTTTCACCAGAGCTTTTGTATTCACGATATCCTTTGAGATATTTAATCATCTCATCCAGAATTTTTGTATAATTCAATATGGTGTGTTCACCAATTCTCGAATTACCCTGATTACGATGGGAGGAATCCTGTACCGCAGTAAACAAATCACGGTTCTTCAATACATAATCTTGTACAGCTAATGTATCTTCCATACTTAACCCCTCCATCCTTCAGGATAATTGACACCAACTTGCCACATACGATCTGTACGATTCACCGGTCTCATACGAAGAATTTCTTGGAGACATCGATTGAGATCATTCTGCATTTGTACCAGATATTGACGATTGTGTGGCACAATGTATCGATAGTCATGTGTGTCCAAGCAGTTTAAATAGAAATCAACCAATTCCAGTTTAGAACAACAATATCCAGCAATCATAGATTGGTCATTTGCATCACGAATTGCATTTTTCTGTGTAACAATATAGGCAACTACTTCACGAGGAATTGGTTTCAATTTCTTTGGTTTCACCAACATTGCACCAAACTCTTGATAATATTCTTCTTCATCATATTCACGATACCGTTGTACATATTCCTTTTTCACTTGTGGAATATCCTTCACTGGAGAAGGTGGATCTGGATAAGATGATTTACTGGAAGATGCACTTGCTTTTGAAGGCATTGCATCATTCGATGAGGATATGATCTTATTATTCGTTTCAAATGAAGATTTCTGTGAGGGCATCATCGGTGGTGTTGTACCACCAGCACCAGAAGTTGTACCAGCACCTCTACCATGAACAACAGCTGGTTCATACGAACTATCACTTTCTTTTGCAAAACCAACATCTTGATCATCTACATCCTCGATGTCAATATCGATGTCTTTCTTACGACCTTTCAAGAACTTCTCGATTGATTTCTCTTTGTCAGAATCTTTGTCATGATCGTTATCGTCATCTTCTTCATTAGACTGCTTTTTATCATCGTAATATTGCTTTACTTTCTTAGCACCTTTCTTAACGACTTTCTTAGCAGCTTTCTTGGCAGCATACTTTGCACCTTTCTTAACGACTTTCTTAGCAACTTTTGATCCGATGTATGTACCCATGATACCATTTTCATCACCGGCATCTTCTTCAGAATCCTCTTCGTCTTCCTCAGCATCATCGTCATCATCATCTTCGGATTCCCCATCCATCGGTTCCTCATCTGGTTCTTCTTCATCTGTTTCGTGGTCTAAACCAATTTCTTCATAATCATTTTCATCAACAGTATCTTCTGCTTTCACTTCTTTGATTTCCCTGATTTCTTCAGGAACTTTTGCCAAAGAATGACGAAGTTCTTTAGGTGCACCTTTTCCTTCTTTGTCTTTGATGTCAAGATAGTCTGCAGTTAAATCCATCACAGAGGTATCTTTTTCATCACCATGCTTTGTCAAGTCCATGGTATAATTAGAACCGTTTTTCATATCTGTGTCGGAAGAACCAAAGTGCCCATCTGGATTCATGGCGCCAACCACCATACCAATTGCATGATGCATTGCATGTGGTTCATCAATATGTTTATGCATCATTCCCAAGTGTGGTAAATGTGTCATACTGATGTATTTCACTTTGTTATCAATGTCTTCCTTATCATCAAATAGAGAACCAGATTCAATTGCATCAACGACAGCATTCTCCACATATACATCCATATCTTTGGGAATTAACATTTCAATCGAGTTACGTTCACCGAACAAACGGGGTACGTCACCATCATATTCCATAATCAAACAATTGGAACATTTCTTTTCCGGGAACTGAATCGTTAAGACTTGATGCAGCATGTCACCGTCACGATTGTCAATTGCTTTCTTGATTAGATCTCTCGTTAGATTCACATCTTATCAGTCCTTTCTATTAAATTATTTTAAAGGAGATGCTTATTATGCATATCACATTTGATTTGAATTCCATTTTCATCATAATTGGAATTCTTTGTTGTTTCGTATTTCATCTTGTCACATGGTTGCATATTGATAAAATGCAACGACAAATGAATCAGTTTGCCACGTTACTATATCGCATTCATCAAAAGTATGATGATTGTCGTGATACATTATACGAAGTAGATGAATATACCAAGCAGTTACACGAAGGTTTTTCCATACTTCAGGCAGCATACAAAAAGGTTTATGGAGAAAAGCATATGCCAACCCCACAAGAAGCCGAACAGATTGAATCATCCATACGGGATCTATTAGCAATTGAGATTGTCTTATCACAAGATATGAATGTACCTAGAAGAGATTCTGTAAACAATGTTATCTTATCCACAATTCGAACGTATCCAAATATTAATGAAGAATATATTATTAAGAAAGCAACAAGTATTATCACACAATTTGTCAAGGACAATCAATAATTGGAATAAGATGTGCGGGGCATATGCCCCGCAATCATCTTATCCTATATAAAATTCTTGGAGGAATTGATTATGTTAGATATTAGCCGCCTGTACCGGAACCACCAGAAGCTGTTGTTGTTTGAACCAGACCAGCCTTGATATCAGGAACAAGCTTAGTATTCTTACAGATTACCAGACCCTGAATACCTTGGATTGCAATTGTTCTGTACTGAGAAGATGTAGTAACCAGTACAGCCTGACCACCAGGATTGTTAATGTCTGCATAACCAGCATTTTCAGGAGAGTTGGTGAGGTGACGTGCAAATCTCAGATGCTTGTAACCAATATGGAATTTATCCATCGGATATGCAACAATTCGGAAGAAGTATTCACGAGACTTGTCTGTTGCAGTAGAACCATCCTGATATGCATCAATTGTCATGTATGCATCAATTCTGTTGGATGCAACAACACGAATCGGAATTTCGGAATCAGTCATAACACCAAATGCATGGTTCATCATAATACCACCGATATTGGTAGACTTAGTTACTGTCCAAGATACAAACTTCTTGAGAAGTCTGGTAGCCTTCGGGTTTGCATAGATAACAAAGCCAAGGTTTTCCAATTTACCTCTGTCACAGAGTTCATAGATCAGAGAATTGATTGCATTATGAATTGCATTGGTTCTGTATTCCCAAGGATCTCCAGCAAAGCTGTTGGAAATGGAACAAGGATCCAGATCAACATATTCAGTATGTGTATAAGAATCCAGTGCATATACATCAGATTCATATCCATCATATTTTGCAAATTCATCTTCCAGGAAGTCCAGAATATACTGGTCTTCGAACATTTCCTGAGCTGTTACGAGTTCCTGAACCAGTCTGTTGTAGAGGTTGAAGTTGAGAGAAGCATTAGCTTCAGCAAAGTCTTCTACTGTAAACGGAAGCTGGAATCTCATACCATCGGAAATGAGGAATTTACGAATTTCAGGATATTCACGGAAACCAACAGTTCTCAGGTTGGTTTCATTGGACATTCTACCCTGAATATAGAAACCGGTGATCACACCACATGTAGATGCAGTGACATAACCCTTTACAAAGTCAACAATACCTGCGAGGTAGTCGGAGATACCAGTTACAGTCTGTCCAGTCGGCAGGTTGTTTGCATCAACAATCGGAAGAACCATTTCTTCGGTGATTCTACCGTTCTCGAATACACCACCGTTCTGTACGTCGATTGCAATACCAGCACCCGGAAGCTTTACTTTAGAACCACCAGTAACAGTACCGGTTTTCTTGTAATATTTGCCAGCTTCCCATGTAGGAGCAGATGCGCCAGTTACAGCAGTATATGTTGTACCAGTAGATGTGTAGTAATCAGTGTACTTTGTAGCCCAATCACTCGGCTGAGAAGTGGTGAGTGCATAAGTATCAATATCAGTGCCTGCAGTACCAATCTGCACATACTGGATGTTGAAGTCGTAAGACAGTCTGGCTCTTAGATTGGACTTTCTGTCGATAGAGAAATCATTGCCATCATCATCCAGAAGCCATGTGTACATATCAAACTTCTTATTCGGAGAAGCCTGGATCTGGGAAATTAGCAGAGGCGCATTATCCTTGATTCTGTAACCCTTACCTGCATTCCAGAGTTTCTTCCACAGCGGCTTACCATCTTCATCCTTTACAAACCAGATCTTCGGTGTTTCATATTCTTCACCAGTCTGATTGTTTACCAGATACTTTACGAAGATACGCTGTTCGATATTTGTAGAGTTTGCAGTCTGAACAGGAATCAGTTCCTTACCGAGGAATCTTACATACTGCTTTACGAGAGCCGGGAAGTCCAGAGTTGCAAGCGGTAGATAGTTAGATACGTTATAAGATTCCTGTACCAGGAAGGACTGTGCAGAAGAATCCCACGCTTTATCAATCTGATCGATGACAGATTCCAGATGTACCTTTTCAGCTTCTACTTCTGTTTCATCTTTCAGAGCTGTCAATTCCTGAATAACCGGTTCAAGCAGCATCTGCTTGTATTCTTCCATGATGGCAGGATTCTCCATCATTCTCTTTGCGTCCTTCATTACATTGACGCCGTTATATGCTCTTTTCAGTGTTCCAACAGTATTTTCGAAATGTCTATCAAATCCATCAGACAAGTTGTCAAGTTCTGTCTGAGATGCGGAATTGATCATTGCTTGCTGTTCCTGGAACCATGTGCCATGTGAGGCAGCGGAACGTCCGTATGCCATAGAAAACATCTCCTTTGGTATCATATTAATTCAATTGATTATTCTCGTTTGAATCTTTTAGCTTTTTCAAGTTGTCATTTAATTGCTGGATTAGCATTGTATATAAAGCATCGAGTTTTTGAAAGAATATTAAATTCTCACCATATTTTGCACCAACAAAGTTTCCGATCAAGTAGGATTTACCCTTATCAAGTGCAGCTTTTAATCGAGTCATATTATCATCGTTTTCTCTAATTGCTTCATATGGAAGTAATGGAATTAATCGGTTGATACTTTCAATTGTATCTTCAATCTCTTGGTTACGATCCATCATCTGTGTGTACAATCTCTGATTCAAAATTGAATTTGCTTTATCAGATAATTTAGCACCGGGATTCTGGGTACCTTCTTCTTGTTGTCCATCTTCTCCAGCGGCTGGGTCTCCACCCATATCCATTCCATCACCTGCGTCGAATGCCATGTCACCCATGTCCATTCCACCGCCATCTGGTAATGCGGGCGGATCACCCATAGAGGCATCGGGCGGAGCACCTGCTGAAGCATCCATGCCCATGTCTGCTCCACCAGCATCAAATGGTTCTGCAATACTGCCACCGGCTTCCATCACCATGACAAAGAAATTGTCTTCTTCCATTTGATTGCGTCACCTCCGTACATTTCATAATTAAATCCATCCACCATAATCATATCCATGACGATTCATGGGATGTAATGGTGCGGCTTTTTGCAACGAATTCGTTGTCACATTTGTTGCTTTCTCTACCATCTTACGACGGATTCTCATGAGTTGATATTTCTCCTCATGTTTCCCTTCTGCATTGGCTCGACGAATCTTATCATCGATAATCTCCAATTCTGTTACAAAATCCTTTTGGACTTCTTTCTTCATACGATCACGGTTTGCAAATTGAATTGCTCCCCGACCAAGTGCAAGACATCCAATCAATGGACCAAGTGCAAATGCAACAGTGTACATGCCAAGATCCGTTGCAATACGGAAAACTTTACGAACGAGTGTTCGATAATTTTTATCTTCCACCATTCGTGCTTTCTGTTCGTTTTCATCTCGAGCCAGAATTGTGTCAACTTGTTTGGTGACCCAATCACGTGTTCGTTCAAAGGGTTGACCAATTGCTTTCACAGTATTCTGAGCTTGGATAAATCCTTTCTTGGCTTTCTCTTGTTTATCCAGTAACTTGCGATCGAAATCTTGTGCTTTTACCATAAGACTTTCATGAGGTTTTGGATTATAATCGGGAATCAATCCCATATCAGCACCAAATCCACCGACAAGAGAACCGGCGACTTTGGAGGCACCTTCTTCAACTAATAGGGGCTCTTTGGAATTTAACATATCAAATACTTCTTGAATGCTTTTGCCGGTGGAAAATGTGGCATCATTCATTTGGTTCTGATCACTTGTATCCATAAGATTAGAGGAAGATGTGTCATTATTATAATTGTTTGATCCCCTGTTTTGGTAGGGGTTGAATCCACGTCGATAACGATTGTTTGAAGTTCCACCCGTCGTCTTATTAATGGATCGATCAACTGTATTGGTGGAGGTACCACCCGTTGTTTTATTTTGAGAACGATCAGTTGTGATGTTATGAGAATCGGTTGTATTGGTAGTATTGTTGGAGTTGTTGTAGTTGTATGTGATGTTATACACGATATGTGAGTTTTGGTCTTTTGGTGTCACCTCAGCAGTTGCGCCGAATCCATCTTCTAAATTCATATCACCATTTTCATCCGGTTGTACTTCGTCCACACGATCTTCAATAGAATTGATTAATGTGTTGATATCATTTGTGGGAACACCTTCTGGAAGAGGTGCTTCTTCTACATCGATATCTGGTTTCTCTGTATTTTTAATACGGTCTTGCATGTACGCTGGCACTTTACCATCAATCTCATATCCAAGTGATTCACCAATGAATTCCAATAAATCATTTTCGGACAATCCGGCATTGTATGCTTTATCTGGTAATGTGGAAATATCCATGTGACAAGCTTCTCTGATGACTTTACCAATATATGGATAATCACCCATATCAAAATCCCCAAGTGATGTAATCATGGTAAGTGCTTGTTCTGACACTTTAGATGATGTGAGTTTCACCGGTTTCATTTTGTCATCGTCTTTTGCTTTCGTATAAGGTGTTGCTTTATTGGAATTATCATTAATACGAGCACGGACAGATTTCACAAATCCATCTTCGGTTTCAAACTCATCTTTCTTTTCAGATTGGGGTAATACATTATATAGGATATCCAGATAGATACGAGAATCAAAGATATTAAACAGAACAAGCAATGTGTGATTGGAGATATATGCTTGTGGATCAGATACCAATCTCAGAGATAAGAAGTCTTCCAAGAATTTAATGGTTCCTTCTTTATCTGCTTTGAATGTGGTGAATAAATCATAATCCTTAAACCGTTTTACATTCTTATCTTGATCAATAATGGAATCGTAAGAATCCGTATATTTCTTCAGATTCTTTTCATTGAATAAACGATCTCTGAATAATGCGGGATCCATAAATACACGTGCAAGAATTGATGGTAATACCATAGATGTATAATCATCCGGATTTACATGATTCTTACGATCATTCAACCAATTCTTTACATCCTCTGGTGTATTGCATTCACGTAATCCTGCAATCAGTTTCTTAATCACAGAAACAAACTGTTGGGATGGTTGAAAACGATTCTGATGATAACGAATATGATTGGGATTAATCATGGAAAAGAAATTGATTTCTGCTTGTTCGTTAAAGGATTCTTCTTTTGTAATCTCAACGGAAATATCCCGATGTTCTTTAAAACGTTTTAGTTCAGATTCCAATTTCATTGTTTTTGGTAATTGAATCTGATCCGTACGGAAGATTCCCTTGACATAGGTTTCTCCATCAAAAATACGAAATATATTTCTATCACCAATAATATCACGAATATCACTCAATGACAATTCGGAATCGAATATCGATAATGGTCTTTGATAATGCGATGGTGTTGTGAATAATGTCATATCACATATGCCATCTAACAATTGATTGAATTCCGTTTTGTGAGAATCAATAGTTTGTGTCATTTGATATGCGATATAAGAATGAATCTTTCCCATATCCGTGTCATCATTCTCATCAGACAAGGTGTCCATTACATCTTCATAGTTACCAAGCTTTTGTGGGATATCTCGAATTTCATCCAATGCTTCTTCAATACGAGATCCATCGTGAAACCACGATGGATCAATGCGATTAAACCATTTTATCATATTAAACAGAGATGGTTCCAACTCTTCATCATTATCTTCATCTAGATCGGGGAAATCTTTTGTCTTAAATCCAGATTGTACAAATTTACGAATGGCATCTGCTGCAGCTTTCATTTCTTCCATATAATCCGAGTCAACATGCATTTCCAATGTGTTTTCAGTTGTTGCTGCCATTCATTACACTCCCCTTAAAATAGATAATGCTTCACGACGAATATCCGTTGGTAATGGAATCCACATTTTTGTCATGTCTTGTTGTTCCACAACAATGTTACCGTCTTTAATTCCCATGATTTCATCATTGGAAATTTGGAATGATTCACAAACAACCTTTAGTGTTTCAGATTGATCATGACAATAATCCGCAAGATCTTTGAGGAATAGTGTTTCTGTTGCGGCTTCCATATACTTTGCTTCAATATCCGCATCCGCACCCACATGAGATGGGAAGTCAACCATATCCCATGTGATTACCTTTGTGACTCTCATGTTCGGTTGATTACGTGGTGCATTCGGAATCATATTTCCCAACAAACGTACGGAGAATGAGGGTACGATTCCCAAATCAATGACTTCAGAAGATGCACAGATTCCGGCCTTTGTGCCGGGATGTGTTGTAATTCTTCCTTTGTACTTGGAACCCTCCAAACGGGGATGTGAAATAAAGTGCGAGGAATTCAATGGTTCAGGAATCGTCATACGAATATCCGAATATTGTTGTCCTTTGATATCTGGATTGGGGTGATTGAGTTCACCTCTCCATTTATTCTGCTTCAATAATGTTTGGATTCTTTCATCATTATCAATGACAGAACAAACATTGTGTGCATCATATCTTCTACCCATTCGATTATAACAATCAAATGTTTGTAGTGTTGCTTCAAAGATACAGAAAGGCTGTCCAGTTGTTGCTTTTTTCACAATATAACCACCTTTCTCCATTTCAGAAGATTGTGGTGATTCTTGAATAAAACATGCTGTATTATATTTAGAAGAAGCACTTTGTGTAGATTTTCTCATAATGGGTTCTCTCCTTTCTTTAATTTCTAACTTGATTAATTTTTAGAATGATAAATGTTGCCAGTAAACAAATATATGCTTTCGCCAATAAATCAGAACATTTATATTTCTTACAGAACGGATCGATTACCGGTTTACCAGGAATGGCACGATCAATTGCCGTTGGCATTTTCGTGATACGAGAGATGTATGCGGTTGAATTAATATCATCAATGGAATGGTGTTCTTTGACAATAAATACATAAAAAATCAAATCAATGATATTGGCAATGTCTTTGGTTTCTACACGTTGTGCCAATTCGTATAATTCATCTGCACGAACATTCTTTTGTTCTGCGGTGGCTTTATACAATTTGCTCTTTGTCCGATAATCTCGATCATTCGTTGTAATCAAACGAACCAAATTGTTTCGGAGTGTTGTGGTATTCGAAGTGGTTACATAATCTTCGTCACCTTTTAAGTCATCACCAATCGCATGATCTGGGTCTTGAATATCTTTATAATATCGACTTGCCAAGGTTCTCATATTTTGTTGGAATGAGGTTCGTACACGGTTTAAAAATCCAACCATGATATTGATACTCATCTCCAATGTCATCTTAGATCTCCAATATGCAAAACAGGTTTCGGTTGTTGTCCCAATCCAGTTCATGATATTCTCGCTCTTCACCAATCCCCATGAGTTATCCAAATGCATATACGTATATGTCATAACCGGAATCGATGGTTCTGCGTCTGGGAAAGAATGGTTGAATACCAAACCATATGTTGTCAAACCCAATTGTTGTTTTGCGGAATCACGTAATTCACGATGCAATACTTGGTCTGCATACACTAATGCGACGGCATGAATGATATTTGTTGGAGTCGCTGTTAATGTTTTGAAGTCTGTCTTATCTGAGACCTCTTTCAATACATCTTTAAATGTTTCTTTCAAAGAAGCATTGGTGAATCCAAATAATGACACACATCTATCAACATATAATCTTGGATAAGAAACTCGCTTTGTTGGGAATTCTTTCGCTAACATATTTGCATTTGCATCCAAGAATTCCGTACCCAATGCAATATATTCTTTTCTACCTTTTGGGGTTTCTAACACTTTCACAATTGGATTCATGATTTCGGTACAAAAGGCAGACGATGTGTCTGCCGTTTCTTGTAACCATATTGTCATTTCATGTTCGGTGCATTCTTGTTCCATGAAATACATTAGAATCCCACCTTATCTATTTCTTTTCTTTTTCTTCTTATAGTATGTCTGAGGTTCTGCTTCGGTAGTTTCTTCAATTGTGATTTCTGGAGTTTCATACGGCTCCTGTTCCACTTCTATCACATTACCAATTTTCTCAGATGTAGATGTGACTTCAACAACGACATCTGGTGTTTCGATTTCCAAATCTGGTGATGTTTCAACTGTTACTTCAGGAACTGTTTTTTCAATGACTGGTTCTGGTGCTTTCACCACTTTCTTGGGTTCCACCTTTTTGGGAACTTCAATCGGGGTTGTCAATTTCGTTACTTCCTCTGGTTTTTTGAAGAAATCATTCACGTTTTTCTTTGTAATCAATAAACCGGTGACAGCATCACCGATTCTAAGTCTTTCAAAATTCACGAGTCTTCTGATTTCTGCTTCAGAAAGTTCTACATCATATTTTGGTGCAAGTGTGCCAATTCCGGGGATGACACCTTTTCCTAAGATATTTACTTTCATGAGATTACCTCCTTCTGTTAATCACGTCCCATGATGGAACGTACCTTATCAATTGAATAATATGCTTCTGATACAAGGTCTGTTTTAATACCCATACACATGAAATATACATCTGCTTTTAGAATGGATGGTTTATCATAAACGCCTGTCTTACAATCTTCCAATTTGCAATTACCTGTTTCGGCAATTTGTTGTAACATGTTATCATATTCTTCCACATTATCCGCACGAGCACCCAAGAATTCGGACATGACAAGATCTGCACCCATTCCCGCAAGAACTTCATTTTCGATTGGTGTCATCACACCACCCTTAGAGTCACCTTTCAAACGACCTGTGGATTCATCACGATCTTTATCGTCATATGTCAAACCAGTTTTCTTAGCAACCATTTGCTGTACACGTTTGATATTCAGGTATCCAACCAATACAGGTTGTTTCGAACGATATGGTCTGTTCGGATCTTTGGATACATGTGGTAGGTAGATATATTCAAATATGGGTACTTTCAAAAACTCTGCAGCTTTGGTAACGTTCTCGAATTTTAAAATTCGAGAACCATCACCAAATTCTTCAATATCCAGCCGGAAATTAGACTTCTCATCTTTCAAGAAATCCGTAATCCATTTGTTGAATTGTGGGTCTGACATACCATTGAACATATCTGCATATTTCTTTGCGTTAATGTTAGTGGGATCTAATAGCTGCATGGTTTTGATAACGAGATCTTGTATCTTTTTACGTTTGTCTGTCATACAGTATCACTTTCTTTCGTGATCAACGAATGTCGCTTGGTGTAATTGAAGAGTGTGCATGTTGGTTAATAAATGTTTTAACCGCACTTTGAATCTTATTACAGCTAATATACCAACGCACGATGTTACCATGATCATTCCAATATAATTCAATACGGCATTTTGAATTGTCGTCCTTATCTTCATCTCTGATGATTGCATCAATACCACTTCTTGATGCAGGTTTCTGTGTGAACACATTATCCAACTCTTCGAAAAACCGATTTAATGTCAAATTGTCAATAATCGGACGACGTTGATCATCACGACTGAAAAGTGGTGATGCTTGTTGACGTGCACCGTTGATCAACACATTCGCAATTGTTTGTATAATTCTCATTTCTTCCACGAAACAATTTCCAAGAATTGTCATAACGTGTGCATATTGTTGTGTCATATTTCGAGAATCTTGGAGTTGTTTCTCATCCAATTCCGTATCACGAATGACACGGATGGCTTCTCTTGACTTTACCAAATTATCATACACATCATTGATGGCATAGTCAATGATATTATCAATGATTTGATCAAGAATTTTGAGATTTTGTGCAACTGGTATCATCCGAACATTGTTTGCCGTCATTCTCTGATATGCACGATGTAATCGATCCATATATCGATTTGCTGCTGTTACATGACCTGCCACATTTCGATCATATAATGTTTTCACATGACCATCTGTAATCATCTTGACAAGTTGACTGTTGTTGAAATCATGAAGTACACTGATTACATTTTTATTCAACCATGCCATATCCCAAAAGATGGTACTCATATGCTCGTCTCCATCCGGTGTATGTGTATTTGCATAACGAGAATCTTTCTTCATCTTTTCCAAGCGTTTCTTTGCACGAGTCAATTGTCCTTTACGAATCCATCCAATAAATCTCGTGATAACTCTGGAAAAGAAATCAGCAGCTCGACGAATAATATTGACAGGTTGTGCAGCTTCCATGGTATATTCAGCCAATGCCATTTCTTTAATCAAGTTATTACCCATTTCCAAAAGGACATTCGTTGCATAATATTCTTCCATTGTCTCGATACTTACCATTTATCACACCTCCTTTAATGAAGCCGGATTATGGTCAGGACCCAGTGTCCATCTCATCCATTGTAAAATGATGACTTGAATTTGTGTTACATACATGAATGCACGACCAAGATCTGTCATGGCATGCACATATGCTTCTTGACGACGCTGGATATCTTGTGAACGATTCAGATTCTGGCTCGCCAAATTATGAGCTTGCTGTCTCATTTCTGGAATGCCTTTACGAATTAATTCCAAAGATTCTTTGATCGCTTGATTTGTCACAATGATGGAATCCAAGAAGACATCCACGTTACGTGCATCACCACGTTTTGCATGTTCGGCTTTCATCTTAAGAATTTCACCAGTATTATTATGATCTACATAGTTTCCATTGTCACCTCTTGCTTTTGCAAGTTCGATATCCACATCACTGTCTTTACCAATATCATGACGATGTTTCAATGGACCGTGACCGTTTATGCTACTTAGATGGCGGATTTCATCATAAGAATCTTGTAACTTCTCACGAAGCTTTCCGATATTTCTTGCAACTTTTACGAAATCGGAGCGCTGATCGAAAACTGTTACATTTGCATCAACTCCGTTTGCACGTGCAACAGCGTTGTTCGGAACAAACATGATCATATAATACATTAATGTGTCACGTGTCGGACCACCCATGTGTGATGTATGCACGTTACCTCCAGCAGACAGACGAGGTTGTCCAAAATTAATTCCACTACCATTGGAATGGTGTTTTCCGATATCATTTAATCCAATCACATCTGATACGTTTTCTTTGTACCATTTGTAATCAACCATGATTCCTTCGAATACATCATTCTTTTTATAATTATCCAGATTGCGAATGCGTCTGGCAAGTTTGTCCGCATGTGCACTGAGAAAATGGGAACGGATTCTGTTGATGATACGAGCAAACCAATCAATGATACGATTAATAGTTGGAACATGTCCGTCATCTTGTATTGTTTCATTATGACGTTTTTTGTTACTACTACCGCCTTCTTGGAAGATATCCGCTTCTTCCATATAATATTCTTTTACTAATTGAATACCGAGCTTATCCAGTGTCATCAATTCAGATTCCAACTGGAGATCACCAAGGTCTTCAAGTGTTGTTAAGATTTCTTCCGTCATGTTAAATCACCTCTTTAATTAGATACTTGATATTTTCGGAGATATAATCGATTTAGTTTGTCATATGTGATACCAATAATCACTTCTGGTATTTCTGTATTTGCAGTAATGTAATCAGAACCTTTAATGACAACGCGTAACTCATTGCAAGATTGATATGTTTTATTGATATAGACTTCGATTTCAATCCCAGTTAATTCTAATCGATTACATTGATCATAGATTGCATTTTTTATCTTTGTCGGAATCGTATTATCATCAGAATATTCAAATAAATATTGTTCGATATCAATTCCCAATTCAGGTATACTTGGATATTGACCCGGTTTCATCATCAGTAATGTGACAATGACATTACAACACATTTCAAATGTGGAAATGATTTTTGGTTTATGAAATTCATCAATATCCATGAGTGCATCATATCCAAGTAACTGAACTGTGGAAGGATATCTAGCATTGACTTCCGCCAAAGTGATTCCTTTTGTATCAAGCATCTACATCATCTTCCTCAAGATCTTTCTTACCAAATAACTTGTGGCGTTTCTTCTTCGGTTTGAATTCTGGTTCATCATGATTTGATGTCATCTCACCATCATCTCTGCCTTTTCCATTTGTGAGAGCAGATTCTGTTTGTTCCAAACAACCAAGATATGTTTCCATGGTATTCATGACATATTTACCAAGATCATCGATGGAATCAATCATTTCGACAAATGCATTACATGTATGCTGTACAGATGTATTCAGTTCTGCCAAACCCTTTTCTGTATCAGAAGCAATACTAATATTTCCTTCCTTCACAGCATTTTCCAATCCAGTAATCTTTTCCAAACCCTTTTCCAGTTTCTTTGTTTTCTCTGTCAATTTGGATGCGAGTTCTTCATAGAAATCAGCAATCTTAACAGCACCGGATTTCGCATTAAAGATAATACCAAGATTCAATTTACCATCCGGCATGTATGTTTCTTCCATCTGTTTGATCTTGGATAGATATCCGGATACACAGGATTCATCTCCACTGCGCACACCAAGTGCAACACCTTCTGCAATATCAGCCCAATCATCGATATCGTCCATCATCTTGGAAATACCATTCATGTTTACGAGACCTTCCATGGTGATTTTATTTTGATTCATGGTAAGTACAGGCTTTGCATTTTTACCCATCTCTGGAGTTACCTTAGCAACCTTATCTTTCCCTTGCTGGATGGCTGCACGAATTTTTTCGGGAGATTCTTCAATGGCTTCAGCCAATCTGGAAGTTAATGCACGAAGCATCGTATCTCGACCAAGTTCTTCTACTAATTTAGCACCTTCAGAAGCAATAAAGTCTGTTGGCTTCAAAGGTAACGGTTCGCCTTTCGCAATACTTGCAAGTGCGGCAGTTGCATAACCCGCACCACCAGCTAATGCCATCTTTGGCATATTTCTTGCTCTCTTTCTGATCTTTGCAATTTCACGATTGATCTTGACTTCAATACCGATTAACAAGCCTTTGTATGCAATAAAGGATTTGGTTTTGTGATAAAGCGTTTGTACAAGATTCTTGATGACCAGGAATGGCCAAGCAACAAGCTTGTATAATACACCGCCCTTTTTCAAATCCTTGCTGGTACGATGTACAACGTTGCGAATGATTCCTTTACGAGGAACACCGTTCTTGAAATCGAGAATACGTTTTGCACCTTTTGCAACAGGCTTTACCAAACCAGAAGCGGTTTTGCCTGTACCACCGAAGAATCTTTCCTGTACGACTTCTTCACCATCTGCAATGGTTTCTTCATCAGATTCTACGACAACATCTTCACCATAGAAATCAGATAACATATATTCCTTATACAGATCATCAATCATGGATGTCATGATCTGACGTTCTGTTTTCAATTGATCTTCGGAAATCTGGTTAAAATAAGATTCCAATGCATATTCTTTTACAGTGTCATCATGTTCTATCATTCCAGGCTTGGGGGAATAGGAGGAAGACACTTCTTCTTGTGTTAATGCAAGTCTTGCTTCTCTGATTTTTGCAGCTTTGTCTGCACCAGACATATTAGCTGAAGACTGCAACTTGCGAGCAGCATCTTCACGTTGCTGTTTCATCTTTGCAAGTTCCGGATCATCGATATCCGCTTTCTTCTTTTTCTTAAAGACATCAAAGAAACCTTCTTCATCGAAATCTACATCTTCATCGGAGTCATCATCGGAAACACCTTTTTTCTTGGATGATTTCTTTTTGGATTTCTTGTCACACTCGTCATCATCACACTCATCGTCATCGCATTCTTTATCATCACATTCATCATTATCCGAATCGAAATCATCATCTGTATCATCGTCTAAGTCAACATCTGTATCTGTTTTCTTAGATTTCTTTTTCTTGGATTTCTTTTTGGGTTTTTCATCGATGTCTTTGTCGAATTCATCGACATCATCGTCATCATCACATTCACCGTCTTCACATTCTTCTTCATCATCATCGAATTCAAGATCGGTATCTTGCTTCTTAGATTTTTTCGGTGTTGCTGCTTCGGTTGTTGTGTCGATATCGGATGAACTGGAATCATCATTTCCACCATCATCCATATCTCCAGCTGTATCATTTGCTGTAGTATCCGCAGATTCTCTTCCAAATCCAACTTTAGTGCCACAACCATCTCCACATTCTTCTACATCATCGACAACATCTCTTCTTTTGGATTTCTTTGCAGATTCTGTTCCGAATGTAATGCTCTTTCCATCTTTTGAACCACAACCATTACCACATTCCTTGAATTCATCAATCTCTTCATTGTTGGATTCTTGGAAGATGCTCTCATCATAATCTCTTCTTAAACGACTCATGATTATAATCTCTCCTTTACTCAGGTTTATTTGTATCGGACTTTACATAGGTCTCTAAGAATTCATCATAATTCTTATCGACAATCTTAATGTAATTGATACTCGTCTTTTTCATCTCCACTTTCATTCTGGCATCTTTCAAATATTCAATCTCACGAGCATGTTCCATTCGTGGATGGGTGTTATCTGATTCCTTGATTTCTACTTCTAATGATAAAGAAGGAATAAAAAAATCAGGAATGTAAAGATGGGTTGACCCATCTTTCCACTTGTACCAGTAATTATTAGGAGAAGGTGCGATAATGTCATCGGGAGACCAGTCCAAACTTTTCAATTGATTTAAAAAGTCTGACTCATAAGTTCCGATAACATGAAATTGATGTGTGTCATCCCAAATATAATCTTTTGACATAGGATGATTATGAATCATCTTACGTTGCATCTCTGCATCATTGAGCAAATGTTCTTTTCCATATACATTCACCATACGTTGTTTCATTTGATGAACATACGCTTCTTTACATGCGGGATTATCACACAACCTCTCATACTTCAATGTCTCTTTATTAAAGTGAACCTGGTTCTTTCGACACATCAAACATAATCTTCCCACTGGCTTGTGAACCAGTAATGAATATGCAAATTCCAATGGTTCATTTTCATCTGGAATTTGGTCATTATGTTGATATGCGATATGATGGCAATATGCATGTTTGTCATCAAAGATTCGATTACAAAAAAGACATCTCGTGTTACGCATAATGCGATCACCGCCTTTCCATTCGTAATGAAAGGTTTTAGCTTTTCGTTGTTGAGAAATATAAAGAACCTTTTTGATATAAAAAATAAAAGAAAAAAGCAGGAGAGTCAATATACGATAATTCATATACTCACTCTCCTGCTTTTCTGCAGGATGATTATTTCTTGATGATTTTGCCATCGGAGATTCCAAATACTTCTCCGAGTTCCTTTGACATCAGATACCACCTTTCTTCATACTCACCCTTATAGTGGTGAGCCACATGATATGATGAAAGTGGATATACATCCTTGTCCTCCAATGGACCACAGGTCCACTCTGGGCAGCCATAGCGGCCGCGTAAATATGCTCTTCCGGCCACGAGGCCTTTTGATTCAGCGAACATGCCGAAACATGCGCCTTCATCAAGATGCCCGTCGTGACTCAGACATTCCTGATTTCTCAGGTTTGCCTTTTTGAAGCTGACCCATTCTCCCCAGAGGCCATCTGCCTCTGACTGCTTTTCAGCAGCTTCAGCAGCAGCCTGAGTTTCCTTGACCCACTCACTGTTTGGGTGTACAGTGATGAGGTCTGCTGAACCAGCACCTGCGTGATGCAATTCGAAAGTGTCAAATACACCCTTTGATACATTCACGCATAATCCTGCCACCGTCCAGAAACTATCCATTCCTGCAATGGATTTTCTTGAAACCTTGCATTTCAGCCCTCTAGACGCAAGGAATCCCTTGAACATTTCTAATGTAGAAATGTACTTGTGTCCAAGATCCCAATCGAACTTTGCGTATTGGGATTCTTCCGGGTTCTTGCAATCTTCAATCTCATAAAATTTTTCCCAAGCCTTGTAAAGTGCAGAATTGAATTGTGTCATAGTAATTCCTCCTTTTCGGAATCCCCAATGATCGACTCGGGTATATATGCATTCAACCTGAGTATACCATGACATGATCATGGAGATATAATATTATTATTGATATATTTCTATATCATATTAATTATATTTATATGAAAAAATAAAATAATAGAGACAGATGAGGTGGGCCAATTGGCCCACCAAACGAGATGTTAACTTTGTCCATATACCTTTTATATATGGAGAAAAATTATGTAGTAAAGGAGATTTATCATATGCAATTAAATGAGATAAAGTATGATGCGAAAAATAATGAGCCAAAACGTGAATTTGCATTCAGTCAAGAATTCCCGAATGAGATTGAATTGGCATTAAAAGCATTTGATCGCGTCTTTAAAGAATTGACATCCATCTCCAATGGGAAGATCGAATTCTCCGAAGAATATGGTGTTGTCAATAACTTGTACAAGTTCCGTTATATTACACCATCTGATGTTGCAACTTACACTTCTAATCTAATTAAGGTATTGAAGAATCACATGATCTGTCCGCATGTGACAGATTTACAGAAGTTTTCTGTTGTATGTGCAAAGCAATACGTGGAAGACCATGGCTGTGTTCCAATTGAACATTCTTCCATCTATGGTTTGTACAATTACACCACTGACAATATGACGCTACGAGATTTGTTGGTTCTTTGTGAAAATGACTTCTATCATACCACGGTTGTTTCTAGATTTGAAATGCAAGAACGTGTGAAAGTGATGAAGGAAGATTATAAAAAGATTGCCGACATGCATTTCAATACCAATATCATGAAGATTGTGGATGGTTTACCGAAACTCATCACACAAACTGATTTCTTGGAATTAACTTATGTGGAACAGAAAGCAGTTCAAACATTCATTGAAGAATTCATTCTGTTTACGATTATGCTGAATACAATCATCATGAGTAACATGATCTTCTTCTGTGTTCCAAAATCCACATATGATACAAAATTCATTGAAAAGAAAGAGCACGTGGATTCCAACACATTATTGGATGATGCCGATATGGACGATGGTGGATTGTATACGGAAGCAGTTGACACATCGAAATATAAACCTGTATACATTGTTCTGATGAGTGGAAACGGTGCCATATCAAAAGCGGTACAGAAAACCACACTCAGTTCCATATCACATGCTGGAATTTCATTTGATTCTTCCATGAATCGAATTTATTCATTCGGCATGTTCAATAAGAATCGTACCGAAGACGCTCCACGTAAAAATGGATTCCGTATTGATTCTTTCTTTACGGAAAATCACAAAGATGTCACCATGAGTGTATATGCCGGATACATGTCAAATGAAAATTATAACAAAATGAAATCTTTTGTGGAAGATAATTATGTCGGTGATAAAAAGACGGATTATTCATTGGGAACAATCTGGAAGCAGTTGTGGCATTCTGACAAAGAATCTCGAAAACCGAAAGACATGGCATTTGTATGTTCCACATTTGTCGATCGTGTATTAAAAGAAGCTGGCGTAAATGTTACTGGAAAGCACCTACCATCCCCACAAGACTTCGACAGAAGTATGGCAAATGACATGGTGCATTTCGAACGTGTGTTCAATGGAAAACCCGAACACTTCGATGAACAAGATATGCTGGATCGTGTGAAGAACTTTGCAAAATATAAGAAAACCAGCAACGCAGATGCTGTGGTAACAGAAGCTGTCGATACATCGAAAACAAAACCGATTTATGTGGTATTGACAGAGGGTGTGGAATTTGTATCCGACCAAGTAAAACGTCACACGCGTTCTCGTTATTCCCATTCCGGTTTGTCATTTGATGATTCCTTGCATCATGTTTATTCATTTGGCTTAATGAATCCCGTGAATAAAGACACAATTGTTCGAAATGGTTTCCGTATGGATGATATGTTCTCCGACCATCACAAGGGTATTCGATTCACTGTCTTTGTTGCATTTGTTTCCAATGATAAATGGAATACGATGAAGAAATATGCAGACCATGTGAAAAATAGTCCTAAGTCTAAATACTCACTTGGTATTATTTGGAGACAATTGTGGAATGATGAAAAACCACATAAGAGTGATACCGCACCTGATCATGAACTAAAAGAAGTTTGTTCCACCTTTGTCAATAGTATTCTGAAATCTGCGGATATTGATTTGACGAAAAAGGTACTTCCAGCACCTGCTGATTTTGAAGCAAACATGCTTGTGAGAATGAATCAATTCAGTCAAGTGTTCTCTGGCACATCTGATCAATTCAAGATGGATGAATTCCGTTCTCGTGTAAAAGACTTTGCAAAACGTGAAGAAACCAAGAAACTTGCAAAAGGTGATGTCATTACAGAATGCTGCTTATTAAAGACCAATCGTTCTCGTCACTTCAACAAGATTCCTTTTGATATCAATATGAGAAATATTGTATTGCAAGATATGCATCCAAAGTTCAAAGATACGGTTGCAGCAATTGAATATATTACAAAAGACACACGTTCCCCATTTGCACAACTCATTTATCGTTATGGCAGTCCTTCCAAGGTATTAGATGGAATGGATGGTATGATGATTTGTCGTATGTTTATCAACGATCCATGTGCAAGATGCGGATGTTATGATGAATATGAAAATCAATTACATCAAGCCGACTTCCATACGGATGTATGTTGGTTAGATCGTATTGCGTTTGGTAACAATTTCCAAGATGGTAATTACAGAACCGATGCATTAGGATTGGAACATCGTCATCCGATTAAACAAACATTGGAAACGTTGTATCACATGTTCAGTGAAACAAGACTGAAAACGAAAGAAGAATTGTGTAATCACATTCTCAAGATTGCACATGTGATGAAAGGCATCATTGACTGTTATGGAAGTAACGGATTATACAATTGGGAACTGGTACGTGATATCTTGACTGTATTGGGTGAAATCATGACAAGAAGCATGATCAAACTATATGACAGACATATGGCTTTGGTTGTATCTGATAACATGGATGATGTGGATGCTCCTGGATATATGTATACAGAAGCATTTGTATTGGAAGCAGATGAACATGAACCAAAGGTTGTGGAAACTGGTAATGACGGAAAACCAACTGGCGGTGGTGGAAATGGTCAAGTGACATCTGCACAAGCTGAACAAAAGAAAAGCTGGTGCAAACGGATGCTTGATGAATTCACCAAATGGGTACAAGGTACCTTGACGAAAGTTGCTGAAAAATTCAAAGGTAATTATAAAGCACAAGTGGGTTATGTTGCTGCAAATAAGACAATGAATGAACAGATCAAAACAGATTTGGGAAATGGTTCATTCAAACCAAAAGTTGAAGATTGGCCGAAGTATAATATTCCCATCAAAGAGATTGGACAGAAGAAATTATCCGAGGTCATCAAACCTTGGTTGGATGGTACGGCAAAAGAACCGCTTACAGCACTTAGTGTGAAGAAAGCATTCTATCCAGAAGCAGTTGCAGCTGTTATTACAGAATCTTATGTATTGGAATCTGGTCAAACAACACAAATTCAAGCACCACAAGGACAACCCGCAAATGTTGGAAAGGCAGCACTTGCGGCAAAAAATGTGAAAGCAAATTTAAATGCAGCATTACAATCCAAAATAGATGCTCCAAAGAAGTTTGAACCAGACAGCGAAAATGGTAAGAAATTACAAAATTTCTTCTTGTTTGGTAAACCGGATGCATCCAATGCTAACTATTCCAATGAATTAACTCCGGAATTATGGCAAGATACCATTAATAATATTCTGAATTGCGACAAAGCAGTTTCCGTTGGTATCAAAGAAATTACTGCTGATATCAAATCCACAAGTGATGAATTGAAATCGAAATTGGCTGCCTTAAAAGAAGCAAATGCAAACGCCGGTGAAGCACAAGGTGATGCTGCAAATGCAAATAACACGGGTAATGCAGATATTACTCGCTTGGAAGATCTGATTAAAATTGTTACCGAAATTTCAAATGAATATAGTATTGGATTTGCTCACAGTATGCAAGATGCATTCTTTGTGACTTCTTACAAATTATATTCCGATATTATCAAAAAATACAAAGATGCTTCTGGTAGCTTCGAGCAGCAACAACCAAATGCCAATGCACAACCGGCACAAAAACCAGCATCTGCAAACGCAGCACCAGCAGCTCCTGCTCAGCCGGCCGCAAATGCACAAGCTCAACCCGCATAATGAATGAAAGGAGAATTCTCCATGTTGAAATATCAAAAGGAGATTGTCAACATTCCCGAATTTAATCAACATGCAAAACAGAAAGTAGAAGAAATCATATCCGGTTCGCCGGATATGATTACTGCTTTGGAATGCGTTGGTGCCATGTATGGTATTCCACCCACACATTTCACTGTTGAGCCAGAGATTAAAACATTACGAATTGTTGATGATCATGTTATGACACCACCAGATGTTCGTCCGAATACAAAAGCAATCGTATGTAGTATTGGTGGTGTATTAGATCATATCTCACAGAGAGTCAATGATAAATTAGACGAATGCCATGATGCAGAAACGAATGAAGGAAGATTACATCCTCATGTTTCTCAAAATGCAAATCCCAATAAAGGAGAAGTCATCGAACGTCATGTAGATGCAAATGGTGACGAAATTCTCGTATATGATTCTGGATTGATGGATCTTCCCAATACAAAAGAAGGACATCTAAAAGCAGATGAATTACGTGAAAAGAATAAAATACCAGAATTCAAACAAGATGAATTTAATAAGAAAAAGGATGATTACTTCAAAAAAGAAGATGCGATTGAATTAGAATTCATGGCAAATATTGATTTGGATTTGGCATGTGATAATGAACCACGTCCAACTGATATGGCAAAACTCATTCAAGAAAATGCATTTCATTTGGATTTGATTTCCCATTATCATGATACGGATTATCTTGGTTATGAACTGTTACAAGAACAGGGATTTGATTATGTAAAACCAACAGAATCCTTTGCTTTGGAAGCGGGTGTGGAAAATGAGAAACCCAAGGTCAATCCAGAAGATATCAAACATATGAAGTTTGACAATACCCATATTACAAATGCAATCAAGTGTTTCAATATGGCACGTGACGAACAAGCCGACAAAGAAAAAGGTATGTTTGATTTGGATCGATTCACATCTTCTCAACATTACAAGCGTGGCATCAATGAATTGGAGAAACAGTTTGATTGTAAACTCAGTGTGCATTTCAAAGATAATGTAAAAGAAGCAGATAAAACCAATCTGTTCACATTAGTATTCGATCACCAGCATTCTGATAAGATTTATGTATCCAAATCCAAAGGTTTCCAATTAAATGGATTACCCATCACAATTGTTTGTGTAAATAATGCAATCGACGAAGAGATGACAAAGAATGCAGATAAGGATCTATTTGGTCAATTCATGTGTGCTTCCTTGTGTCATGAGATATTCCATAATGTTGTAAATGCCATCAGATGTAAAACGAACATGTTTATTTATACATCTACAAGTGCAATGGCAATGGCTTTAAATACAACAGATGCTGGTACACGTCGAGAGATCTTTTCTAAGTTTGCAGATACCGTTGTAATCCAAGGCAAGAATCTGAATGATATGGAAAAGAAGAAACTAATCAAAAAGCTTTGTTACATTTCTGCATTGTCTGATAACCAACAGGAATTGACGAAGATCCAGAATGCATTGGATCATTCTAATTCCATCAGTGATGCAGATCAACAAGTGGATGCATTGATTGCTCGATATGAAAAAGCAATTGCACAATATCAGAAGAAGATTCCACATGCTACCAAGAAAGGGAATAAATACATCAATAATCCAAGTGGTTATAAAATCTTAAATAAGATTGCAACTGGATTAAGTTGTTCCATCATCGGTGCTCCGATTGGATTACCGATGTTAAAGCTATTACCAAACAGAAGTGATGCGGCATTGGCACAAGCATATGCGGATTATCTGAATCATACCAACAAAGAAGAATACTATTGTGACATGTTTGCTGGCATGTATAATCTTCCATTATCATTCACCTATGGCTATACCAAACGTGACTTTGCAGCAAATGATATTTCCGATGATCGTTTGAAGTATTTACAAGATTTGGAAAAGCAACTCCGTCAGTTTACCTTATCACCATATCCGACAAATAGTGAGCGGAACTATGCAGCTTACCAAATTGCAAAAACCATTCTGAGTGGAAAAGAAAAGATTTCACCCGAGGTAAAACGGTATTGTGAATGGATTGTCAATAACTATTCCAAGATTAGCAGTGCAAATGTGGAAAATAATTATAACAAGACAACATTTGATCCAAAAGAAGCGCATGACTTAGATGAACATGTACAGAATTTAATTCTGAATAATAGCATTCCTGTGACGGAATCATATCGAATGAATTGAGGTGACAAATATGACATTGAATGATTATATTCTCGATCAAGTAATGGAAGCAAAAGAAAATGAGTTGGAAACAACACAAAAGGTGTTAGAATATCTTGTGACAGAAAGTATGAAAGAATGGGAATATCTTGATCACTGTATTACCTATCACAAAGATCCAACACTCGTTCAAGAGTCATTTTTAAAGAAAATACACACAGGTGTGAAAGATACTGCGGGAGGCATCCGCAGTATCATCACAAGACTTCGTGCATTGACTCGTCGAAATCTTGTGGTATTGAAAACATTGTTTTCACATGTAAAAGATGTTACAGAAGGATTCAGGGGTAAATTCCGCAAGAGTGGTGCTAAGAAAAGCGCGTCTCAAATTGCACATGAAAATCTTCGTAAGAAATTGGATCCTGAGAAGAAGATGGCAGAATCACAAGCACGTGTAAAAGTACCATATGAAGGAGACATCAAACAAGATGAGATTGAATTAATTAATTCCGCAATCTTAATTAAAGAATTTGATGATGATAACAATTTCGAAGTGGATTTGATGGGTGTAAACTATGTGAAGAATGATCGTGGTAAAGTAAGAGCTGTTTCTGATAAAGGAGAAGGAGTTCCTTCATTGGCATCTCTATTCGTTTATACAAACTCCATGATTTACTTCATCAAACATCCAAATGAAATGGAAACATTATGTGAATTGATTACTCTGGGATTCAAGATCACAAATGGTGAACAAGAAATTGCACCAGCAGAATATGCCAAGAAAGTTAATAAATTGACCAGTGCTGCATTCAATAAAGCAAATGGTATTGCTGCTGGTGGTACAAGATTAACCATGAAAGAACTAACGACATTCCAATCCAAATTGAACAATTTGGAAGAACAATTGGACTTTGCGCAAAATGGTAATAACAAATTGAATGATGTGGATACAAGTGTCATTCAAGCTTTGAATAATTTGGTTCACATTACAGAACATTTTCAGTTTGGATTGTCTTCCTTATCAAATGCAATGCAAAAAGTACATCTGATTGATTTGAAATACATGAACTCTATCACTGACAGAAATGTGTTGTCAAAGTTTGTATATGATTGCATTCAGAATGGTATTCCACCCAAGTATATCGCATACAATACATGGTTAATCGCAAATGAAAGCATTCGTGGAAGTGCATCCAGATACAAACCCGTCGGTGGTCAAACACGTTGTGTATTCTTCCCGAATGACAATAAAAAGGAAATTCTTAAAATTGCCACATCTGGTATTGGTATCACATCTAATAAGAATGAAATTCGTTTCTCAGAATTCTTAAAACGTTCCAAGGAACAAGAGATGATTGATATTTCCGCACTTGTTACAAATACTTATGCCGAAGATGCCATATTGGCAATGGAACGTGTTGTCGATAGAGTTGGAAAACATCCTGACTTACAGATTCTGAATGACATGAAATCAAAATATAAAGCATTTACTGATCGACATCCTGAATTGAGATTGGTTGTTTCCGACTTTAATGATGGCAATGTCATGTGGTCGAGTGATAAAGATCGATGGATCTGTATCGACTATGGTCTTGGTAAACGTAATACGCAGAAACAAGAAGTTGTTGACAAGAAGGCAAATAAAGCCATCAAGCAATATCATAAACAGAACGAAACAAATGATGATGGAGGAGAACCAAAGTCATTGAAAAATGTTGCAGAAGAATAAGAGGTGATACTATGGAAGAATTAGAATATTTCTGGGAGTGTATGGTGGAATCCAAACAGAATGTGTTTGATGCAATCGTTGCAGAAAATGAAAAGGAACATATGTTGGTGGAACAATATCTGATGAAACAAGCAGAAGGTAGAATCACATTGGAAAGTTCTGATATGGGAATTCGTCTATGGCAATTACTTAAGAAAACGAGTAAAGCCACAAGTGGTATTGCCGATCATGCAGTCAACTTGTTAAAGGGTATTTTCCATGTAAAAAATGGAAGTAAAAAACCAACAAAAACTCCAAATGCAATTGCACAACAAGTTGTACCAAGTTCCAAACTTCCAAAAGCACAACAGGAAGTGGAGAAGAATTTGAAAACTCCATTCAAAGGAAAAGAGAATGTGGTATTAAGTGCAACTCCTATTTTTATTAAGGAAATTACACAAGATGAAGGGTTATACATCGGATTATTCGGTGTTAACTATATCAAGAACGAAAAGGGACAGTTGGAACATGTTTCCAACTCCCATGGTATCAAGGGATTGGAAGACAATACCATCATCTACAAGAACATGGTGTATTATATCAAACATCCAGAAGCATTTGAAAATCTTGCAAGGATTGTGGAACAAGCCGGTGATTTGGTAGATGGTGGAAATGTTGACCAAGCAAAGCTTCGTGAAGCCATCAAAAAGACGGTTGCGAAGAGCCATGCTCCCGGTCGTGAATTCAATGCTGGTGGTACGAAATTAACCATGAAGGAATTGACAACATTCGCTGCTAAAGTGAATCAGTTAACAAATGCAATGGACAAATTCCAGAATGGTAATAATCACTTGAATGGATTTGATTCTGAAACAATTACGGCAATGAACCAATTGGTTCGTGAATTGGAAACTTGTCAACATGGTATCAATGGTTTGGCAAATGAGGTTGGTAAGCTGTACATGATCAAAGCACAATATGTGAACTCTATCACGGATAAAAATGACTTGGCAAAGTTTGTGGAAATGTGTATTGATGCTGGTGTACCACCAAAGTTTGTTGCATACAATACATGGCTGATTGCAAATGAAGAAATCCGTGGTGATAAAGTAGACTTTAATAAAGTGCCAATGGGACAAACCAGAATGGTGCTCTTCCCGAAGGATAAAAAGATCATCACCAAGATTGCGTTTAGTGGTCGTGGATTAACTTCTAACAAGAACGAAGTAAGAATGAGTGAATTTATCCAGCGGAGTAAAGAAGAGGATATGATCAAGATTGCTGCTCCGATTGTTGGAAAATATGGTAAAGACTGTGCAGTTATTGATATGGAACGTGTTGTCGATAAAGTTGGGAAACACCCCAATCCAAAAATGTTAAATCAGGTAAAGGGGCAGTTCATAGACTTTGTACAACGTCATCCTGAATTGAGATTGGTGGTTACCGACTTTAATGATGGAAATATCATGTGGTCGAGCGATCGTGATTGTTGGGTATGTATTGACTATGGCTGTGGTCAACGTGATAACATTTCTGAAGAGAAACTGCAACAACGTGCTGAGAAGAAACAAGCGGCATACAAAACTCGCACTGGTAAAGATAAAATATTAGATGTTACGGTAGGTGATGATAATGACAACGATTGATGAAATTGTACAAGAACAAGAGATGTCCACAGTTATTGCATTATTGGAATATTATCAAAAACAACTGGACTTATCCGATTATGAAACGGACGTGTATGTGGAGCACGTCCGTAATATTGGTATGACAACTCCTTCCGAAAAAGCCAGAGAAGAACAGGAGAAAGAAGAAGTAACAAATACTTCAAACAAGAAAGAATCTGTTGATGATAAACAAAGTCTTGGTACTAAAATCAAATCGGGAATTTCCAAATTGATCAATATGATTATCAATGGATTTAAAAAGATTATTTCAAAGATAATGTCGATTGGAAAATCGGAAACAAAAGTCACAGATATGATTGTGAACAATCCAGACGCTTGTAAAGAAGCTGGCGATAAATTACAACAGATAGCAAAGTCAAAGGTGACGCAGGAAGCCGCAACATTAACAGACGTTATCGCTCATAATAGATTTAAAGATCTCAATAAATTAAGCCCTGCTGAAAAAGCCGATCTCGTCCGTTATTATGATAAACAGCAAGCTGCCAAGAAAGCAGCAGAAGATGCAGCAAAAGATGCAGCTGAGCGAAAAGAAGCGATATCTGATGCAGTGAATTCAATAAAGAAATTTGTTCCATTTGGTTTATTAAGAAATATTGGTATTGGTGCAGTGATTGCATTATGTGCAACTTTATTCATTCTGCTTTATAAAAGGAAAACCAATTATCAATTACCAAGTGTAACAGATATTGGTCGTTCTTGTGTAGAGCTGAATTCACAATTACAAAAGTCCATGAATGGAAATGGACTCAAAAATGTCACAATCAATCCAAAAACAAAGGACTACATGACACGTGTTGCAAACTGGAATAAGAGATATACTAAGAATGAACCAGAATTTGAATCAAAGCATTCCGAATTCGAATTGACCAGAGAACAAGAAAAAATATTTGTTGATGCAGTTTATCTTGCAGCATCTGCAAAGAATGATCGATTCATCGGTGTGCTACAAGATTCTATTGGGTTATTAAAACAATTCAATGCTGTCATTAAAAAGAGTAATGGGATTGTGGTAAACCATTTGGTTGATGTTTCCAAACAATATGCAAATTTCATCATTGGAATTAATAAAGCAATCACAGTAGGTTCTGATCTAATCAAAAATATGGGATTATCCTTACAACAAATTCGAGGATACCAAAATCAGAAAGAACGTGATTACAAACCTTCGAAAGCAATTATTTAAGGAAGTGATAATCAATGATTGATATTGAGCAAGTAGTAATGGAATCAGAAATTGATGTATTATTGGAACAAACTTGTTTATTACAAAAAGAATCCATGTTATCAGATTATTATGTTGAAGCTGATGAAGTTACTGCCAATGATGAATCACCAAAGAATGACAATATCTTGAAAAAGATATGGGGTGGAATTGTTAGGATTATCCAGGCAATTGGCAATTGGTTTAAAAAGTTCTTTGATCGTTTCAAGAAGAAACGAAGCGATGGAAACTTTACACCGAAATATATCAAACTAGATGAGAATGGGAATTTCAAATATTGCATGTTTCCAAAATACAATGTAACTGATTCTACATTACCAGAACATCAACAAATCGAGAGTCAATTCCATTTACTATTGTCCTTTCTGTTTGAAGATGTCATGACATTCAATTATACAAAACATAAATTGTTTGATAATTTCTTAACTGCATTAGAGATGTATAAGAAGAATCATGAAAAACACGTGAAAGAAATCGCTGGTAAAAAATTGAATATGACCAATCCAATTGGTAAAGAACGTGATTTGATTAAGAGATACACCAAACATATCTCAAAAGATTTCAAAATGGCAGGAAACTATCAAGCTGGTAATGAGAAACTGAACAAATGGGGAAATTATGCAATCAACCAAGGTGCGGAACATGCCATGATTGAAATCAAGAGTTTGGATGAAATCAAATTGGCTGATCAACATATCATGGGTGCAATTAATGAAGCAAATGCTTGTTATAATGATTTAAGAAGTGCTCTGGGAATGGGTGAAAATCAAGCACGACCTCAACATTACCTGTTATCCAAAGATATTGCAAATGATGTATTACAAGTATTAAATAAGATGCTTGAATATATCAAAGACTTGACAAAGATGTATGAAATGACACTTGGTCAAGTTCGTATTGATTTAATCAACATGATCGAATATCAGAAACATCATAAACAAAACAAGAAAACTCAAAAATGATAACATCAACATTATTTATGTATATCCCCCGGCATATGCCGGGGGATTGTGATGATGATTAAATTCCAAGCTGCTTTTCTTTCGACACTGGAGATGGCGGTGTCGCAACCTTGTAACCTTTCTTTGTCACAAGGTCCTCGTATACAGTGAGTTCGCCGTCAAGATATTCGAGGGCCTCTTCGAGATTGATTGCGGGCTTAACGCCATTCTCAAACAGAAGCTCACGAGTCTTGATGTTGACCTCTTTGAGACTGAACATCTCATCGAGGTCTTCTTCACGAGGGAGACCGGTCCACTGTTCGCGGGGCAGACGGATGGCAATTGGCGCAAATTCGATATCGCCGATATTGCCGGTATACACCCAGCCTGCAATCAGTGTGAATGTTTCGGCTCTAACATCGTAATCATCCACTGCAATTACGATTTCGCGCTTACAGCCCATGTGGGTATCAAGAAGGGGGAAATGAATTCCTACCTTGTTGATGAAGTACTCATAATGGGTATCTGTAATTCCAGACTCCGGAAGTTCCTCACACAGAATTGAATTGGCTGTAAGAAGATTGACGATTTCAGCCATGATATTCTCAAGGTTGATTTCTCTGATTTCAGCCTCGGCCTGCAAATACTGCTGCCATGCAGTCTTCAAGCGGAAGTCTGTCTCTGCCTTTGTAATCTTCATTGCTTCTGTCAATGTTTTGTCAAATGTTTTCGATGCTTTCATAATCAATTCCTCCTTGGAATGTATGCTCGGTTTCTCAAGACATGAGCTGGTCTTATGTTTATGATTGAGCAGTTTAACGACTTACTCAGGTCAGATCCAACAGTAAGAATAAGTATCTTTTTACTGCCGGATAAGATACTGTGTAATATACATGCCGTTCAATAATTTGACAGCTTGTATATTAGATGCAACAGCATCTTTGTTTTGGGACTGGACTTTGTTTTGTATTTGTTGTTTGAGCAAGTCCAGTTCTTTGTCTGAAATTTTATGCATGTGGATCACCTCCTAAATGCAGACATGAGTGGGCCCATATGGGCCCACTCTTATTCGGATAAAAATAATAAACCTTTTAACGACATGCTCGGGTCGGATGAAAAAGCGTCCGGCAGACGCTTGGTAAATTAAGAACATAAATTTGAATACGATCTTAATTCATATAAATGATATATATACCAAAAAATGAAAAAATGCAAATTTTGTATGCTACACCGGAAAACCGGGGATTAACTTATATTTCGAAAGGAGTCTATAGCATGGATCATATGATAAAAACAACCCAACAATGGAATGCAACATCCATGATTGGATATATCATTCCAAGTGGTACATTATGCATTGAGATTGTGAATGATCAAGATTTTCGAGCAAAGGTTGGTGATGGTAAACGATCTTATCGGAATCTTCCATATTTGACACATAGCTACTATCAAGAAGAAACTATTTTTTCTAACACGGAATCTTCATTAAAACATCTGGAATCATTAATTGGTGATAAAGTTGACAATAACACATTCGATGATGCAATCGCTTCATTACAAGAAGAAATTGCAAATATAGATTTTTCAAAATATGCAACAATTGAAAACGTGGAATCATTGGAAGAAACAGTTTCACAATTAAATGTAGAATGTGATAATCGATATGATGAATTGAATACTAAGATTGATAACATTGATATTGATGTTGATTTATCGGATTATGCAAGGAAAGAGGAATTGCATGATCATGATAATAAACTCATATTGGATGAAACAACAGCATCATTTACGATCGAATACAAAGATATTTTGGATCATCTAGATATTAAGATATACACAGATTTTACCGGTGCAACATCAACTACAGATGGTACAAGTGGATTAGTTCCAGCTCCATTAAAAGGTGATCAAAATAAATTCTTACGTGGAGATGGCACGTGGGTATCAATTGATATTACACCACCAACACCTTCTGGAGATACCATCACATATATCAGTGGACGTGATATTTCCATTACAACTGTCAGTGATAATGTAAAAAGAATCGATTACACAGGTATTGTTAGTAACTATACCGTCAAACGAGATGATGTATGGGTACTAGAAAAATCGAGTTCCAATCAACAAAAAGAATCATTGGATTTATTGCAATATCTTGATGTGCTAACATTAAATGTTGGATTTAATGAAAATGATACGAACCCTTAACCTTTGATTACAAATTAATTATTTCCAAGGAGGAATTCATCATGAAAGAAAATAATATCATTGAAACAACGGTTGATGAGAATGTCAATTCTCAAACTGAATTTGAAGAAGCAACAATTGATGTGGCACTGACAAGTGGACAAAAGGAATCTATCAAAATTCAGTATCAAATCTCAGACGAAGTGGTACAGAGAGTCATTAATGAATCTGACCAGCTTGTACAACTGTATTTAGATTATAGAATATCGGATGTTGATGCAGATGATTTTAATGACACATCAAAATCCATATACAATACATGTTTGGGATATCTGGTGAATCTCAAAACCGATATGTTTCGATATGCCGGGTTGTCAGTTGGAGGATGCTTTGAAAGAGTGGTACTGGATGCGATTATCATTTCCCGAGCCATTCGCAATTTCATCATCAATAAATCTCAAGAAGAAAATCATGAATAATCAATATAGACCGGGGCCATATGGCCCCGGAATTATTATATCATTCATTTGTTGTTTCATTGTTGATATAACTGTCAACAGCATCCATGATGTCACCGAATAATGCAAAGATGGCATTCCGTTTTGCACGGGGCATTGTATAATAATCTTCTGATGTACTACCATCCAGATTTACCGTGAGATTTGCATAACGAACACCGGTGTCTGCATTATCAATATAAATGAAGATGGTACCAATGCCTTCTGCATAGTTTTCATTTGTCTGAATGGCATAACGCAAACCACCATCAATCACATTAAATTCGGAATAACCATTATACGTTGTTGGTGCAATTGCTTCATCTACAACATTCACAATCAAATCAAAAATGGTATTCTGAGTGGTTGAAAATGTGATCATGCGATCCATTCTTTCTTGAATTTCCTGTCTCATATAGAGACCTCCTTTATCTAAAATTTATTTTCGAGTTTACATGATAAACATAATATTGAAAATCCACGTATTATTGTTGAATGTTGAACCATTATTTGATAACAGGCTCATCGTTCCATCTGTTCCTATTTGCAACATAGCATTTGGTGCAGCAGCACCAGAACCACCGACAGGACATACGGGAAATACTAATTGTCGTTGTAATTTTGGACGATAATCACTTGGAAGTGTTGCAAAATTAGAGAATGCACTTGTCGTTCCTGTATATCTAAAGTTTCCAGTGATTTCTACAATAGACCCATACTTTCGATATTGGATAGATGATGATGTAAATCCAGTTGTTGCTAAAGAATGCCATGAGTCCTCAGATTGGGAATCTTGCTTCACATAGTCTGCCAATGTCGTATTCAATTCTCTGTGAGATACAATTCCAAATAATTCACATGTACTTGAAGTAATATGTCCAGTGCCGGTTGTATAAATGGAACTACCATGACCTGCGGAATTATATAATGTCCAATCTTCATAAAACACATCACCGTTTCTTCTACTTTCATCCAATACCGTAAATGTGATGCATGAGTATCGATTAATTAATTTTACCCATATTTCCAATTCACAACTTGTCGAAGCTGTATTTGTCCAAACTGCAACGAAATTATCTGTACCGAATGCATTTCCTGTAAATGCATTTCCATCAGATGGTCTTGATCCAGATATTAAATAATCCCATGTTAAACTAACATGCTCTTTCACTCTAGATCCACTTGTACGGAATCTACAACGAAGAATTCCCGCATTACTATAAGAAGCAGAATACTTTTCTTTTACCAAAAACGTGATGAAGTGATCACTATAAGCCAATGTTGATTTTATCGATGCTATTTTATGCCAAGCATAATTTGCAAAGTCGCTTGTATCATCGAAACAATAACAATGTCTCAACCAATATGCTTGACCATTGAAATAATTTCCATAGATCGTTCCAGTGCTTGGGTTTGCGTATAATGAAGCATTTGTATATACCTGGTCTGTTACAGTATCTTGTAATGCAGAAGCACCTGCAGTCGTTGATGTGTTATATCCCATTAATAATGGTCGATAATAGTTGTGACCAGCTGCAGATTGTGTTACTTTGGTATCTACCAAATCAGATGTCAATGCAATTGTACCCGTTTTATCAGGCAATGTCCATGTTCTTGCAGTCGTTGTTGCGGCAGATGTCAATGTGTTCGATGTATAAGAATCATAGGTACCATGTCTGAAAACAACATTTCCTCCAGCTGCTAAAACAAAATTTGATCCAAATATAAACACCTTTCTATCAGCAATTGTATTTCCATTTGTTATGAGATATATCTGACCATCAGAACCGATGTATGTTTTTTCACCAGTAGACGCATATGATTCTGCATTAAATTTTGTTGCATTATAAAAATTCGTGGGAAATTCACCACTACCAATGATCATGTTTCCGCCAGACTGAATTGTCATGTTCATACCAGATGTATTAGCAGGATAACACTTGATACCGGCATTAGTATCATGATATTCAGATTCAGATGTTGTTTGTTGAAATTTTAATTGTGGAAGATCTCCTGCGATATTAATAAAACCGGAATACATGTTATCAATGTAAGATGTTGAAAAATAATATGTTGAAGTTCCTAATTGTGAATGTCCATCGCCACGAGAACCAGATTGGTATGGTATGATTCCTTTTGATGTCGTACGAATCCAGTTTGTGTCAGTGCCATCAGGGTCTGCCATTCCATAATACGAATTTCCAGACACAGTAATCGCACCAAGATAATTAGCGTGTGTATGGTCGGATGCAGAAATCCCTAATCCAGTAATATCAGATTTTGCCAATGCTGCACCTGCTGTGACATGTCCATTTGTATCCACTGTATATTTGTAAAAACCAGCCGTTGTTTTAGCAGTAAAATTAGATGGGTGTGTATATACTGTGTCTTTGCCATAGATCGTTGTATCAGTACCACCAATCTTAAGTGTCCCAATCGTATATGATCCAGATGTGGAAGATGTCACTGTTGCCGTATATGAAGTATTTCCAGTCACAAGAAATGATCCAGTTGATGTTGGTACTGTAATGCCACCGATAGTAATACTTTTACCACTGATTCTAGGAATGTATGTATTACCACCGTCATGTCTAAATACCCAACCTCCACTTGTATAACTGTAAATTCCTTCTGCTGTTCCACCATCTCCAACGCCAAAGTATACACGAACATTAGTATCGGATCGTTTTGCATAAAATCCAGCCGGACCAGATGATTTTGTAATTTCGAGATTTCCAGTAACAGCGGATGATCCGGTCAATGGAATATATTCTGAATGTGTATGTGTTGATAAAGAGAACGTTGAACCTTTCGTGATAGTCAATGCACCATTCTCATCTGCCGTGATTGCTGTTACCGCATTGCCACTTCCGCTAGTTGTTGCCGTTGTAATATGGTCTGTATTTGTATCTAAATCACCAATCAACTGGTAATAGGTTCCGTCATACACAAACATGTATGTTCGGTTCGCTGCTAATACGCCAGCGGATGATAGATTTGCATTTCTATATTTAATACTCTTAGCTCCTGTACTGTTCACATTCAATGTCAAATTACCAACAGCACCAGTATTTGTTACCGTAAACCGAACAGCAATCCATGCACCAGTCACCAAGTTAAATCCAGTACAAGTAACTGTTTTAGATGTAGTAGATGCTGCTGTACTACATGTCGCATAATGAATGATATCTTTATCAAATGTCACACCATCCACTTTCTTTTTAGAAAATACAAGTGGTGTGAAATCAGTATACCACTTTTGGATTTTACCCATTTGCACAGCCATATCCTCTTTTGATGAAGATAGGTTTGCTCGAGTAGATTGGACTTTCAATGTCATATTTAACTTCACATCATTAAATGTTTTATTCGCCATATATATTCCTCCTTATAAATCATAATAAACAAAATGAGACCGCCCCATTATAGGGGCGGTTGCATTATAATATATTAAGATTGTGCAATCACGTTTAGTGTCAGGATATCATCAGGAATGACTGGTTCGGAACTCCATGTCCCATCTCCACGCAAGTAATGTGTTGTCGCAGTCGTTGTTGTCAATGTGGTATCAGCCGGAACCAAACCGTGTACAGCAGATGCAGATGCGGTTGGACCTGTATAGTCTGCGATACTATCGACTGGAATTGTGATATCAGATAAGGATGTCCAAACTGCTGTACCACTCGCACTATTTACAAGCAATTGACCAACTGTACCACCAGTTGGAATATGTTTGTTACCAGCAGTCGTTGGGTGTGTATATGCTGTCACAGTAGTAGATGCCGACCCATCATTGTAAGATACCGTTAATTTACCATTTGTGCCAGCAACAACATCTTTGACACCAACGAGTGTTGGAGATGCTGCAGTAAGATTCACCCATGCCGACCCACTCCAACGATAGATATCATTTGTTCCCAGGTCTATATAAATCTTACCACTTTCTCCAGTAATTTCGGTTGTCTTTTCAGAAGTTGTATAAAACTTATTTGTCGTAGCATCATAATATCCTTCGATAGTATCATCTACATAAGATGGAAGTTGTGAAGAGGGAATCAATCCATTTGAATCCAGTGTAACAATACTTCCAGCACCACCACTTGTACCCATGTAAATACTAACAGTTTGTGCATTACCATTGCTTGGTTTCACTGTAAATGTACCGACACCAGAAGTGGATGTTCCATTTGTAAAGGTATAAGTTGTATCTGTAAATACGGCATTCGTTGGAACATTTACGTTGACCGTATGTCCAGTTACTGTAGACGCATCACCACTCCATACAACCGGATGCCAGTTGTCATACCAGTTTTTGATCTTGGCTAAGGATACAGCAATATCTTCTCCATTTGTTGCAGAATCATTTAAGTTTGCAGCATGTTTCGTATTGGTATTTGACCATCCCGTTGCACTTCCATCATCCACGGTGTTCGTAACACTTGATGAAAATTTAATATTTAATTTTACTTGATTAAATGTCTTATTTGCCATATCTTAATCATCCTTTCTTTCAATTCATTTATTCGGTTACATTTAATATTAGTCGATGAATGTCTGCAATGTTTAATACCCCATTTTCATCAATCACAAGATCTTCTCCAACTTTAACACCTCCGAGCGTATCGGATGATGCAATTGGTAACTCATAAGTATTGGAAATTACATATTTGTCAACATCCACTTCTGGTGAGATTTCTCCATACGTTAACAATCTTGGATCGAGTGAATCTGATGTTCCTTGATAAGCGATGATTCTGAGATAACTAGTATTTGCAACTGGGTTGACACCGCCTTCATTCGTCATCCATTCCGTATGACCAACCATAGTTTGATTATCATCATAGAAAAACATCTTCCAATACAAAGGTATTGTTTGTTGATATGTTAATGACACATTGATTGGCGTTTCATTTGGAATTGGAAGAAATCGATCTAAACGTATCACATTCTCGACAGTATCATCTTCATATCCGGTCGTATCTGAAATACTGCCTTGCGACCATGTGAATAATGTTAAGTCAGATGAAGTGTCCACATAATCAATACTAATATTTTCTCCAGCAACATATGTCGTATCCGTAAATACTGCATCTGCTGGTACATCGGTTAATACTGTATGATTGTTCACGGTATCAGCATCGCCAGTCCATACAACTGGATGGAAATCTGTCTTCCATTTCTGTATTTTACCGAGAGAAATTTGCAAACTTTCTTTGGATACTAGATTATCAATATGATTATCGTATTCATCAAATTTCACATTAATCCGCACGTCATTAATCGTCTTATTCACCATTATTACCACCTTCTTGAAATAATAAAGTTAATCGAATGTCGGGGGCATTCGCCCCCGTTATTCACTTACTTTGCATTCTGTAATTTTGTTCCTGAATTAATGTATCTCGAATCATTCTTGATATAATCATGGCATCTTCCACAGCAGCACATGCAGAAGGTCTCCAATCATCACCTGTTACCATCTTGATGTAATCCAACATATTGACACCAAACTGAAGCAAGTAATCTTGTGCAGCACTATATGCTTCATCCAATTTTGTGACTGGATATGATGTGGGATTGATTAGATATTCACAACGTTCCATTTCTGCTTCTAAGAATAATTGCACAAATCTATCTGCATCCATGATGGATTGTTGTACGACTTGATTTGTTAATTCTTTAATATTGATTTCTACATTCAAATTTCGTCGATTCATTAGATTGACAGACAGCTGTGTTGTAAATGATTTGTAATCCATATACATTCCTCCATATATAAAGTTTGTTATAAAGTTCAATAAGACCGATTGATAATTTTCATACTTAAGGGAGATGATATTATGTTAGATGATACTTTAGTTGTAGAATCCATGTTAGATCAATTATACATGGAAAGTGGAGAAACACCTTCTCCACCACAATCTCAAAATGTAAAAGTAGCATTAGACAGAATTCTATCAGTAGAACCAAAGGAGATTAATAAAACATTCTTGGAAAACTTATTCGCAGGACATCATGATCGTAAAACAAATACATTCACAGATCCATTGTTCAAACCAACTGCAAAGATTTTATTAACACCTGATCTCTATCGATACGTAAGGGAACCAACAGAAACCACTCTTGGGAGATTGGTATTGAATCGATACTTGTTGGAACAATGGGGAATCATCGAAATGATTGGATATTGGAATAAAGAGATCGATAGCAAAGGATTGAGTAATTTAAATACAGAAGTCAACAATCTCGTGTTGGAAGATAAGATCGATTGCGATACCTTGGTTGAATATGTAGATGCTCGTGATAGATTGGGATTCTGGTGTTCCGGATTCCTTGCAGTATCCATTACACCGGCTTTGTTGTTACCAATGGAGAATGTCAATAAACGTAAATTAGAATTGTTTGATGCACACAAAACAGAATTGGAATCTGATAATCCCGTTACACAGATTATGGTAAACAATGCCATTGAAAAAGAACTTGTTGATATTGTTCGTGAAAACCTGAAAGCGGATTCCGGTTATGACTTCTATCGAAGTGGTGATGCCAACTTGGATAACAACTATAAGACGATCAACGTTATGAGAGGCGCGGTATTTGATGAAGCGACCAAAAAATACCATGTCGTGAAATCATCACTGATGGAAGGAATCAAACCCCATGACATCACACCATTTGCAAACTCCGTTGTTGCTGCCGCATATCCTTCTGCAGTAGGTACTGCGGAAGCAGGATATATGTCAAAACAATTAATCGCCTTAACACAATCAGAACACATCAATCCGGATCCAAACTCTGATTGTGGAACAAATGCAACCATTCCATTCTTTGTAACTGATAGAAACAAACAATACATTGTGTTCCGTAATATTAAAGAAGGAAATAAGATTAAAGAATTAACATTACATGACTTGGGAGATTATGTTGGAAAAACGGTACAACTATATTCTCCACAATGTTGCTGTAATAAAACAATCTGTGCAAAATGTGCTGGCACACTGTTCTATCGTATGGGTGGTGGCGATGTTGTGAACATCGGTTGTTTAACCTCTATTATTACAAAGACCATTCTTGACAGAAAACTGAAATCAAAACATGACTTGTCTCAAAATGCCGGATTTATGGATCCAAAACGTGCATTCTTGAATGCTCCAGACTTTGTTGATGTAACAGAAGATGGTCATCTTCGTACAAAAAAACGATTGAAATTGTTTGTCCCAAAATATACAGATGAAGTGACTGCATACTATATCGAAGCTCGTAGCATGCACTGTATCGGTGTTATGCCAGCTAAGTTTTATGATGACCATGGAAATGAAATCTTATCCACATTAATGTCCGTACCAACCATGATTGACTTGATACTATATCAAGATATCCAAGAAGATATGGATAATTACATTATCGATTATGAAGCTGGATCTAATGTTTGTTCATTGGCATTTGCACAAAACATTGAAAATGTATGTGACTATTTGAATTTGATTTATTTCCATTCTAAATTACCACTGATACCATATCATCTATACACCGATATGGAATTTCGTAATCTGGAATTAAATAAAATGGACTTGGAAGGACCGAGTATCATCTATGAATTGTTAGCTCGTAGATTGTGTCGTGATGGAAATGAATCATTTGCACTCACTTATGGAAAAAATCCAAACGTGGATCCATTAAGCTATACGAAACTTTCTTATCGTGAAGCCGTACAAAAGGCTGGTGCATTACAAGCGGTGTTATTCGAAGATATCTCCAAAGGTATCAATGTTAACTTGGCAAATACATTAAATGGGATTGAACCAGAAGACACTCCGTTTGATAAAATCATTCGTGCATAACATGTTTGTAATGCAAAAGTTTATACACCATCTTGTCGTGCCCTTATTCCACTCGGGCATGACGCTTTTGCATACCTTTCTTCAAACTAACAAATGCATTAGATGCCGGCCCATATGGGCCGGCTCACTAATGTATGTGTTTATACGATAATCTCATTCAGAATCTTCATCTTATACATCTTGGCAATCTCTGCTTCGATAAGACAACCACGAGCTTCTGTCCATACACCCGTGAAATAGATGTAATCCGCTTTTGACATCATACTGATGGAATGACCGAGATACCACATCGCATTTGCATCTGCGGGAGCATCATCCACAAAATACTGGTCAAGGAATACAAGAATGGTGTTCTTCTTTTTCTTGAAACAATCGTAAATATGTTTGATGGCTTCTTGACGTTCGTTCAGTACCTCTTCATCTGTTCTACCACTCATCGGTTGGGAGATGAAGATTTTAATGATTCTAGGAACATTGGCCCATTCCCAATCACCATTCAGTTTGTCCACATCTGGCATTTCCATACCCGTGTCCTGATGAAGGGTTTTGGCAATATGCATCAGATGTCTATCACCAATACCAGAGATGGATGTGATGTTATGTTTGTTGTGATACTCAGCCACATCCCATGCTGTTTTCAGTCCAGCTTTCTTTAACGCTTTCTTGATGGAGTTCTTGAACCCGATATTGTCAATATGGGTTTCCTTTGGATTCAGTTTCATAATCATTCCTCACTTTCTTGCAAATGAAATAATATCTCCAACACTATCACCTTTCATGACATGTGTTTGAAGTTCAGCAAATGTTAAACCATCCTTCACTTCATAATCCTCATCCAATTGAGATGGATGGAAAGAATCAGGATAGTGGCATGTTAAGAATTCACACAATGTTTCTTTTACAACTCCTTTGATTTCCAAGTGGATATCGCATCTACCCGGACGAATGAAGGCAGGGTCCAATGCTTCCACATGGTTTGTTGTGAATACATAGATAACATTCGTTGGTGCACCGATACCATCTAATGCATTCAGAATAGTTGCCATACCAACATTCTTTTTCTTCTTATCATCATTCTCATTATCTGTTTTCTCTCTGGTAAGATTGAACAATCCAGAATCGATATCTTCAAATAACAATACACGATAGATTCTGTCATCCATGGAATTTGTTCCCATGTTATGTTCAATTACCTCTTTGATTTCGGAAATCGCATCGCCATTTACCACAGTAAGTTCCGCACCAATGTGGTCCGCGATGGCTTGTGCAATGGACGTCTTACCCCCAGCTGGTCTGCCATATAATAACACACCAAAGTGATTGGGGATATTGTTCTTAATATAGAAATCTCGATTATTGACATATGCATCAATAGATTCTATCAAGAATTTCCTCTGAGCAGCTGGAATAAAGACATCGTCGAATGTGCGAAGTTTATGATTCACCCAATTGGATTCAGATTGATTATCAGCGATTGTGACAGTCTTGACATTATAATCACGATTGGTGAATTCTTCAACATACTTGTTTCGTGCAACCCGATACATTTCTTCAATGAATTTTCGCAATATCTGTTTGTTGCATTTGTTATTAAATGTAATAAGATATGCACCATTGGGAGAACGATGTCCTCTTTCTTGTTCGGAAAACTTGTTAATCTTGATAAGAATGGGTGTTCCTTTATATACGATAAAGTCTACATAATTATCGGCGAATCCCCATCCAAGTGGTTCGAATTTGACGGGTTCGTTAACGAGATGAGATTCACCCGAACGAAATTCTACCGACTCAGGATAATTCTTCATCATCCTATCTAATGCAGCTGCTATATCGTACATCGCATCACTGATAGAAACGGTATAAAACAGTTTGGATTTGAGAATACCCAATCCATTTTCAATCAACGGTTTGCATGCTTGAGAAGCAATTGCACTAACTACTCCAGTTAGTAACATCTTTTTCATACCCTCATACTTGTTCTTGTTCATACCTTACATTACTCCTTTTCATTATATATTATACTATACATTGATTGACCTCCGGTCAATCTAATAATATACATAGATATTTAGAAAATAATAGACACTAAAGTTGTATACTATATTGAATTACCCGGGATGATCCCGGGTAATCCATTAGTGTTATTACATCTCAACAAATGGTGAATAAGATTTCTTAATATTGGAATTCAACATGGAACCAATATACTTAGTCATGATAAACATTCCTTTGTTAGGATCCTTGGCGATATCGCACACATCCAACCAGTTTTGTTGGTGTTTTTCCATTAACTCAATCAGATACTTTACATCGGTATTATTGTTCATTCCCAATAAGAAGATGCCGGATGCAATACTATACTCATCCGTGAAACTCTGAATCGGTTTTGTGGCATAGATAATTTGTGTCACTAATCCCGTAGGATTGTATTTTCTGATAGCATCCATATATGCAAAGTCAATGACATTTGGTTTTTCAAAATATCCATACTTTGTAATCTTCTGGAAAATAGATTGATACATTTCTTGCTGTGGTGATTTCTCAATTAAGAATGTTTCCAGTAAAGCCATGATATCATCAAGCTTCTTTGTCGAATCTGGGAGATGTTTTCGATATAGCGGTGGGCATGCGTCATAAAGATAATCAAATACTTCAGCCAATGTTACCGTCATTCGAAATGCATTAAAATCTTTCTTATCGTTCATCAATTTTTCATTAACGAAAATGGATTGATCCACATGAGGCATGTGGAGATAATTGTTTTCCCAGAATAATCGATAGAAACAATCAATCCATTTATCTGGTTTAATTAACACTTTGATTGCTGGTATGGAGTAAAGGGATTCTGAACGAATCCCTTTCTCCAATAGTGTCACATATGGTTCTTCATTTATCAAACCAGATGCTGTTGTGATTGATACAATCTCCATATCTTATCGCTTCTTTCTTTATAAGAGTTCCAACAAGTTCATTCCGTCTACTGAGATTTTTGCCAATCCATCAATATCCAACAAATCAATCAATAATCCTTTTGTCTTTTCAACTGTACTTGGAGGAATCAATGCTTGATGGGATTTGACATGAATCAACGGATATGCTTGCTTTAAATAGTCATGATAGTTTTCATTGATACATGGGAGCACACTTTCAATTGACTTTGGGTCTTTGGTAATCTTATGCTGTTCAACCGCACGTAATAAGTCATTGGCAAAATTGGTAATGCCAAAAGATGTCATTCCCATAATACCTCTTTCCATATCACCGATGATGGCTTGTAACAGATTATAGAATACCTCATTCTGACAGAAGATGTCCATCACATCCAAGTCTATCTTGGAAATGGATTGACAAATCATCAATGGGTCAGACAACTGGGAATTTCCATGACGTGAGAATCGAGAATACATCACCTTTGTATTTGGTTGGAAGGTATAGGAGGTGAATAACTGATTTCCAGAAACAATCAATTTCGTTCTGTCTTCACTGAGAATTGCGGGTACGATAAAAGAATCAATGAAGTTTGTCTTAATCAGATAAGAATTTGGAACATACTTCAACACAACTTCGACTTTCTTCATAGCTTCTGTCCAGTAATATACGAACTGTTTGAATCTATCTTGTGCATATCTCGTTTGATAAGAATGGAGATATACACTAATGACCTCTTGTTCTGGTAAAGGCTTCATTTCAAATTCATTCCACAATAAGAAGATTCGTGTACCGTCATATTTTCGAGAGAAGTCTTTCCAGTGTTTCACCACACCGAGGACACATGAGACGATATCCTTTTCTGCATCATCCGAGAATGGTAAAGAATTCATAAACTTCGATGCGTTGGATAATACCGTCACAAGCGTGTTTAAGTCGAGATAGATGTCAAGGCCGTTTGGGGAAGAGAAATCTTCCCCAAGTACGGCTGAAATGACACGATATTTCGGTTTGATATACATACCGGCTATCGGACCAATTGAATATGACATATTGACACCTCCTTATTACAGTAATGCTTCTCCAAACTGATAGTCGGAGAATGCACGAACACCAACACGATTTACTTCATTTCTAATGTCGAAGATGCTAGAGAGTAACTGATTGCCGGCTCTCTCAAATGCCAATGATGTTGTCGCAGATTCTGCAGAGCCCAATGCTGTCTTCAATGGGAGAATCTGATATGGTTCATCAGGATTCAACCAGTTTGGACGTTTGACTTTATCATTGACATCTCTGAGTAAATGTCCGATGATGATTTCTCCATGCACACTAAGAATGGGAATCAAACGGTCTAACAATCTCATGAGCACAACAACTGCATCTTCTACACGTTCGAGCTTGGAAGCATTGGATGTGAAGAATTTCATAATGTCCATATATTTTGCGATGATGGAAATATTAATTGGAGTGATATTGCAAAGCTCTCCACCGTTCTCGATAATCTTAAATGAGGAAATCTTATAATATACCACATCATCAATCTCCACTTTCTTTGCTTTGGATAAGACATCATCTGGAATCGCAATATCAGAATAATGACTGATGACAACTTCTTCCATATCTTTTCCACAATACAATGACAGACTCTCCGAAGACGTATCATGATAATCTTCTTTGAGATAGATATCGAACTTCTTTTCATCTTTCGGATATACCGTTGATGAATTGAGTGTAAACCATTTATCAAAGTTTGCAGAGAAGTCAATCTTCTCTGCATCAGTCTTCAATAGATGTTTTGCAGACAAGATATTCTGAGATACACGAGAAGTCATCAGTTCTGTCGTATAAATGAATCCACCTTCCAATTCTCCAACTTGTAATGCGATTGTACCATAACAAACATGACAACAATCCTCATTCAAATTACAAGTGCAAGGAGAACGGAACCACAGCTTCTTACCAAATAAGGATTTGTCACCCTTATGATATACTCGAAGAATACCATCATTCTTGGTACGCTGATAATATCGACCATTCATCATTCTGTCGGCAGATTCATCAATCGTAATCGGAATCAAATTACGAGAACCACAATCGTACACCGTCTTGGAGATAGTGCCATATGTGAGAATCATCAGGTTTCTGTTGAAGTATCCTGCATCACCCATCCATCTGTCATTCATTAAGTCTGGTACCTTTGCAGCAATCGCACCACCATAAAAGACTTCCAAGTCATGATAACCTGCTTTGAAACCGTTCCCGTTCATGATGACCGGAACGATATCTTTACCATCCGGAATCTGGGAGAAGTTGATATACAATTCTTCCATCTGCTTTGGCTTTACAATATTTGCATACTTCGCATCCAAGAAGAAGGGATTGCCACGTTTCGTCATTTCTTGTTCCAGAATCTTATAACGACGCTTGTTCTCTTCAACGATATCTGCTGTTTGCATCTCTGGACCATATTCCGTATTATTAATTTCAAATACGATTTCGGATTCCATATAATGGTCTAAGAACAAATTTTCTGCAGAGAAGATTTGCATATTGGCTTGACCAAACACAAGTGTCTGTTCTTTTAAGTCAAGTGCCATTTTTGCCATAATCTCTTGCACTTCCTGAATGGTATGACCCATTCCAAGGAGTGTTTCTACAATCTTATTCTGGATTTGTTCTCTGTCCTTTTGTGACATAAATTTGTGCAGAATGAAGTCATCCAGATTTACCCGATTCAGATACGGGAGAATGGCACGGATGAATGCCATGGAAATCATGAATCGATTTAATGGGATGGCATACGTCAACGTGTCATCGATATTCACCTTAAACTTGATAGGGGTGTGTTGGAGTACATCGGATTCCATATCATCGGGTCTGATATGGTTTTCCCAACACAATACGGCGACATCTACCACACGTTCATACAGCTCGTCATACTGTTCATAGGTATGATATCTGTCAAGAATAATCAAGTCTCCCAAGAGCTCATAAATAGTATCAGGAGAAGTAATCTCCTGATACTTGCGGATGTCTGCAAAACGAGATTCGTTTACATCAGTTTTTGTGTTAAAGTTCATACATATTTCCTCTCTTTCTTTATTCAACTATCGATGTCCGCTTGTGTCCACTTGAAGTTCATCAGTATCTCTTTTCTTGCAAGAACATTGTCTTTGGACTTACCTACAAGAGCACCCATCTTTTCATATGCGAGTGCATCTTCGATGGTAACACGCATAAGTCTGCGAGTACGAGGGTCCATGACAACTTCACGCAGTACTTCGGGGTCCGAGGAACCCAAGCCTTTATAACGGCCAGTGATTCTTGGATACATATCTTCAATCTCTTCAAAGAAGTGACTCAATTCAGATTGTCTTGAAAGATTCTTCTTGAGAGATTCATATTTGACAATTAAACCATATTTATCCTGAATTCTGATAATATCGGACAAATCATTTACAAGTTCATCGTCAATCAATACATATTGGTCGATATAATCAATTACTGCAGTCACCTGATTGGTATTATGGTCAAATCCGATCTCCTTATATATCGGAGCAATGGACTTCAACCATTTGTCCACATTCTTAATGAAACCATTCGCAGTTTTATACTGGGCTAAACCATATGCAATATGCTCCAATAGATATCGATTGACACTACGTTTGATGGAGATTCCACGTAACGTATCTGCATAATTGAATGCTTCGGTTACAAAGTCTTTGATGGATGTGTGGTTGTTTGGTTGTTGCATAAAACGAATCTGCAAATCACCAATCGACTGAATACAAGATTGGATATACTCAGTCTGTGTCGCAACATACGAAATTGACTTCCCACGAGTCAACTGATACAATGGGGGTTCTGCAATATACAGCTTTCCAGCTCTAATGATTTCCGGTAAGAATCTAAGGAAAAATGTCATGTGTTCCACACGGATGTGATATCCATCAATATCTGCATCTGTTGCAATAATGATTTTATCAAACTTCAGTTTCTTAATATCAAAGGTTGGACCAACACCACATTCCAGAATTGGAATCAGATTCTTCCATGAATCAGAGTTAATGGTCTTGAGTGCGTCTCCCTCATATGGGTTGAGATTCTTACCACGGAACATGAGAATGCCTTGCCAAGGATATCGGCTACCATTTACACCACCAGCAGCAGAGTCTCCCTCGACAAGATAAAGCTCTTTGGGATGTTCGGTTTTGGCAGATGTGGGTGGAATATACTTCTCAGTCTGTTGCCATTTCTTCTTGACACGTGTGGCTTTTGATAAATCACGTGCTTGTTCACCTGCGATACGAGCACGATGGTTTCCAAGAATGGCTTCTACGATAGAAGCGACAGCAGAATGATTGTCTTTCTTGAGTTGCTCATAACAAGCTTGTTCGATTGCTTTACCGAGGTCCGAATGCAATACAGCATGTTTGGACTGACTGGAAAACATTAGTGCAATATCACAGTCTGCTTTCACGACAATCTGGAGATGGGATAAAATGTCCTTCCTCAAATCTTCACCAGCAAGCCTCTTATTACGCTTTACACATTCTTCTGTGATGAACTTGATAAATCCCTTCATTACACCATCTAAATGTGAGCCATTTTGAGGAGTATATATCATATTCATCCATGACCTACGAACATCCTCATCTTTATATTTTTCCGGATTAGCATATAACAATGCACATTCAACCTTAAATTTTCTATGATAAGCTTTTTCTTCAAGAAACTCATCAAGATTCCCAGAGAACACCGTTGACAGAACAGATGTCAGTCTGGCTTCGGACGGGATGTCATTGTCAAAATATTCACGCAAGAATTTATGATGAACATAATATTCCTTTCCATTTACTTTATAACATACTTTTATTTTCGGGCTAAGAAGATAATCAAAATCCTTAAGCCAATCCACAACCATGTCTACTGGAATCTTATCACTCCCCATAATAAGCTTTGATGGCATATATGTGACATCAAAACCGTGTTCATTACCGTTATATTCTTCAAGAACTCTATTAACTAATTCTGCTTCTTTATAAATCAATGTCAGTCTCTTCTTTTCTTGAGGACGTGTAGACACGATTTTTAGATACGACGACAGTGCCAAGAGGCACGCACTCGCCGCACCATTCTCCCCACGAGTAGTTCCTCCTGACCTGACCATATTAGAACCGGCTTGAAGAGTTTCAAATACTTCTTGAACAATGTCTGTTGGAATACCTCTACCATTGTCATATACTCGAATAGCTTTATTGTTAAGCTCTATTGTAAATGCATCGCATGGCGATTGTTCCTTTAATGCTTCATCAGATGCATTGTCAATCAACTCTTTACAGAGATGGAATATACCTGCTTCACCAATAGCAGAAACATACATTGTCACCCTGGCTCTTATTTTAGCAATATCGGAATGAATAATCTTATACTTATCATCCTTGAACTGTTTTCCTGTGCTCATTTTCATATACCTCCACTTGATAAATACCGTATTTGTCAAATATTTCATCGACCTTCGTTTCCAGTTCCAACCATTCCTCTTCTGTGAATTTTTGTGGGCTCATCCATTTATCGGACAAATCTGGAAATTCTACTCCAGTCTGTTTCATTAACGCTTTAAATCTTTTCACATCATCTCGCGAAATCATAGGCAGTCTTCTTCTAATGAGACCAGTGAGATGTGATGGTTGAATATCTTTGAGTGTTTCAATGATTTCATATATACATTCTCTTTGATTATCCGTAAACTTTGAACGAGCGTGTTCTTCACCTTTAGGATTAATCTCAAGCATTGTGTCAATTGAATGTCTCACATTTTCCTTATTAGTTACAAATTCTAGATTCTTCAAATGATTATGTGTTGTATTTCCATCAATATGATTAACTTGCAAATCCTTATGATATCCAGGTAATCTGAATGAAAAAGCTAACAGTCGATGGAGCCGAGCTCTCTTTCTATACAGCTTACCGGAACTATCTTCGTATTCAAGTGTGCATTTATAATAATTATCACGTCTCACAGTTGGCTCTGTATATATGAGCACATAGTCATTCGAATAAGACGAATATATTCTTCCAAAATTTGAAATTCGATACAATCCTTTCTTTGGATTAACTATCTCGCCATTTTGCATAGTTATAGGACAAACCAAATCAACCCATTCTTCAATCTCTTCTTCCCATTTTAAATTACCAATGTGATTATCTCTGTTATCACCATTTACATGCGTAACTTTAACAGGCTTACCATCCCGCAGTTCTTTTGGAATTCTTAAAAATGTCGATGCAACCAGTTCATCAATTGGATATAACACTGGTAAACTTGGTATTCCACATTTCAATGTGATGAATGGGTGATAATCATACCCATTTGTGGAATGATATGACGGTTCCATTGGTGGATAGATAAATCCATCACCCTTAATGGATATTCTTCCATATGTTGAGATTAAATAACCTGGAACAATTTCGGGATGTCTCAATATCTCCCATTCTTCCTTCATGTAGTACATGAGCTACACTCTCCTTTATATGATATTATTCAACCAACAGTCATTCTCTATTGGTCAATTTAATCATATACATATCGTAAGTATGAAATTGTAATTGTAATTTCATAATATAATAGTTATGTCTATTTAGGAATTATTCTGTATATGTTGATAATAATAATAAAAGTTAGAATATACATACTATTGACGGGATAATAACGACGGAGGAGTTATTATCCTTATATAATATACAATGTATACAATAAGGAATTAATAATAATATAAAAATAATGTACTATATAGATTATTTGATAAATAGATAAGATATATGGTTACATTTCTCGCGACGGAAAATCCTTTACTCTACAAGAAAAAAGAAAGAAAAAAGAACCCGGGCATGTGCCCGGGTTATTAACATTATTACTTTTTTGCATTCACAACATCATACTGCAACTGGACGTAGGAATTCTCAAGAGGTTTACACTGTGTCAGTTTTAATATGCCGATGTCGGATAAAGTGTGTATGCCGGAACCATCAATGAGTGTGGATGTATTCTTTCCACCAACTAAACATGGGAACATGATAATGTTCACTTTGTCAATGAGATGATGTCTGAGGAATACTTCATTGAGTGTACCGCCAGTCTGGATGGTGATTTCTTTACATCCTAATTTCTTGAATTGAGCAAACATCCATTCTGGATTAAGTGTACCTGAATAAGATAACATCTTGACATTTTTCAGTTCATTCTGTAAACGATATCCAGGGTGATCGGGATTTGAAGTAACAATGACTAATGCTTTTCCTTTCTGAGAGAAATGACGAACCGCTGTCTCTTTCAGATGGTGGTTGTCAATGACAGCAAATGTCACTGGAATTTTGTTTGGCTTCGGTTTGGGATTGTTTGCTCCAACTTTTGCCAATACTCTACCGGAATTCAGAGACCATAATGCTGTTTCTTGTTCTTCTTCATAATACTGATGAAGTCCTGAGGAAGGGTCACCTGGAATGTGAGGGATATCTTTATCGACATCCCATTTGTCTGAATCTCCTGTGGAAATCTTTCCATCAAGAGACATCAAAAGGAATAATTCTGTGATTGGTCTATTCATATTGGATAACCTCCTTGAATATAATTTATAACTCCCATTTATCAGGTGAGTCCTGAATGGAAGCTGTAAAGTCGGATATGATGAGTTGTTCTTCATGGAGTCCAAGTTGTCGTGCTACTTCCACTACTGTACAGAATCTCGGTTTATATTCTGGATACTTCTTAATCATTTCCATGAGCGGATGGTTCATTTTGATGAGATAATATGCAGTGTATATTCCATCCCGTACCCAGTCTTTTTGGAATTGCATTAGTTCACAATTATCATTGATAGTTTCAATATACATTTCACATGCCTGTAATATCCCCATATTAATGATTGATTTCACCTTGGGATCATCTTTGAAATCTTGGTATGATAATGATTCAAGATGTTTACATCCATCTGCATCATCAACATGCATCATGATTAAACGGAATATCAAATCGATATATACCCAATCTTTTAATGTTTCTTTAGTTGGAGAGTTTTCTTCAACAAAATAAGGTGGCTTGGCAGTAATATCAATCATTGTTTCAAGATCACGGATCTCGATATCAATAGATTTCTGTATACAGCATTCTGCATCCCATGAATACG